TGCGTAAAGTGGTATTATGTATCTTCACATAATAAAAGCTTTTAAAGGAGGTGGAGATTTCTCCCCACCTCAAAGTGTAATACTAATAGCGATAACCGCCACCTCTGCGACCACCATGTCTTTCACCATAGCGGTCATCATCGTCATCCCAATTGTCTCGGTAATCCGGCATTGGGTTTCTGTGACCCATTCGTCCATACTTGTCATCCCCCATTTCATCAATGCAGTGCATGAGTTTACCACCATACTTAAGCATCTTCTCTACAAGTTCTGACATTTCATTTACCTTGTTTTCGGTAATTTCTATCATGTATCCCATAATGATTTACTTTTTTGTATTAACTTTTTCCAAAGCCACTGACAACATAGACTTAATATCGGTCAAAGTTCCCTTCATTCCGCTAACCTCGCTTTTGAGGTTATTGATGTCTTCTTCCTGTTGTCTGTCTTTGGCTATTTGTGGATTCAATACGGCACGCATCTTTGCGCACTCTTCCATAACCTTTTTGTGGTATGGCTCGCTTTCCACAATCTCCTTAGAATGCCGATACATAGCCTCAACTTCCGCATCCATAGCTTCACGGCTTTCAGAAACCACGAGGTTTTCCGAATTTGCAATTTGCATATTGGATGGGAGTTGTTTGAACTCCATTTGTTCATTAGGCAATTTTACGACAACATCAACGGTAGTCTCCATTGGTTGTGGGTTGAATTGCCCAGGAGTATATGTTGGGAACTTAGGTTGTGGGTTACTGACCGATACAACCTGTCCGATTTTAAGACTTGGGTTTTCACCCTTGTCAAGCACATAGAATATGCTGTTAGGTCGAAGTCCTTGAAACATAGCTTTGTAATGTTAATTGTTAAACAATACCCGTCATTAGCTGAAGGGTGTTAGTATCTCGCTCGAACCAAAACTGATAAACTCCAGTTCCTGCAATGTCGGCTACCGTCAAAGGATTGCCGTTGAACTTAGTTACAGCTTGGGTTACGCCATTGGTCTCGAAAAGGATTGGCAGCGTATTTGTCGTACCAGTCGGAATAGCTTGATATAGGTTCACAAAGATAGTTCCCCTATAGTTAGCATTCACGAAGGCGTGGTTTCTGAACGAGAAAACGACATTTTCGGTGTTCACCACCACGCCTGTAGATGCGATAGCTGCCGAGCCGTTACGATTAACCCATGCAAAAGGTCTCATCCATAACATAGCAGCCTCCTTTCCTAATTAACCCCAAAAGCTTGCATTGTTGACACCATTCAGACCATATAAGCCTGTTTGCCAAGCAACGCAATTTGGAACAGCAGTAAATGGACTGTAGCTGGTTGTAACAGTTGATGGAAGCTTACACTTGATACCATCTACCTCTTTTTGCAAGCCAGCCAACATAGCGTTGACAGGTGCCATAGCTTGACCTACAATCTGCGAAGTCATGGCAGAAGACTTATAAGTTCCATTCTCTTCACGAAGATGGTCTATCTTGTCCTGCATATCTCTGAGTTCTGCTTGGCGTTGGCCATTAACTACGGTCTGAGTACTATCTTTAATAGCATTCAAAATGTCGCATGTCTGACCTTTAGTTTCGAAAGCAACATTAGAAAAACCTCGTTCCTGACTTACGGCTACATTGTTGATGGCATTCTGCAAAGTGCCAGTCTGCTGACACATAGCCAACTTGACGTTTCCGTCCATAGCCGTAATATTGTTATTTACACGGCAGCAGCAGTCAGCGAGTTGTGATGCAATCTGCATGTTACCTTGCTGAAGAGCGTTGATGGTTTGCATTCCGCTCATACCTACTTGGTTGCCCACGTTCTGGACTTGGGTTGTCAAGGCAGAGATTGCTTGTTGAATCTGTCCTTCAGTACAATTGAGCTGAGTAGCGAGATTACTGAGTGCATTACGATTGCCACCGATAGCATCCATAAGCAAGGAACGACCATAGTCATTGTTGATTTCATTGGCAAGACCTGCGCCATTGCCACGGCCACCAAAGCCGAAACCATTACCGCCCCAACCACAGAAGCAAAGGATAAAGAGCAGCCAAATGAACCAAGAACCATCGCCATTGCCGAATCCGTTATTACCCTTCATCGCAAGAAGAACGTTTGGGTCAACGCCTCTCTGTTGGAGCAAAGGAGCTATCAAGCTCATCATTCCTCCATTGTTACCTGAACCCTCTGGATTAAAAACATAAGTTTTTGATGTCTCCATAAGAATAATCTTTTTGTGTTAAACCTTAATTAAACTAACTCTATGTAACGTTACGGCTGCAAAGTTACGAATAATAAGGATAAGATAAAATAACTCTATCAAACTTTCTTTTAATCACTAATAATCAAGTAGTTAAGGTGATAGGAGGTAATGTCATACTTCCGGATGCATGGAAATCAAAGGCTTGTTTGCAAATTCCGTTTGCAGAAAACGAAAAATGCAAACGGAAATTAAGCACGCACAAACTTGAAACCAAATTTTTCAGTATAGTATTCCTCTTTAGGGTGTCTTTTTGTCTCGGAGTCATAGCAGAGAATAAACGGCTCACCCTTAGAGTAGAAATAGTTATAAGACTTTCGCAAATACATCTTTGCATTCAAAGCCTTTGGGGAGAGCTTTCTTATTCTTAACCTAGTTTCTTGAGGCTTACCCGACATTACTCTAAGTTCATCCATTTTGTATTGCATGTGAAGTTTTCTTCCTTTGCTTGCATATCTTTCTTTATTCCAATAGTCTCTTAGAGACTTGTTTCGTTCTTTACGAATCCTATTTATCGTTTCTATATCGTGTTTCAAGCCAAGCTTACTGACTTGTCCTAATATTGTAGACTGAGGAATATTCGTTACTTCTGAGATTTCTCTCGCTGTCATCGTTTGGTACATGTCGGAGATTTTGCGGATAGTCTCATTATTCAATTTATTGTCTATTTTCGTTCCACCTAAAATAGTGATATACTTGTATAATGTATGTAAGGTTACACCAGCAGCCTTGGCTACTTCCTTTCGTGGGTAGTCATTGATGTGGGCTTTGATATAGTCCATCTGTTCTTGTGTTAATCTTCTTGGCATTCTTCGTCCTCCTCAAAAGAAAATCCGTATTTGTTCTTGTAGAATTCTTCATCCATTCTGCGAGTATTCCGGTCATAACCTAAGATGTATGGTTCACCTTCAAAAGCAAAATACCCATACTTATTTATAAGATGGTACTTGGCATGATATGATTTTATCGGCATTTCTGAAAATTTGAATTTCGTCTGCTGCGGAATACAGGATATAACTCGGAATTTCTCCATCTGCATAGTTCTTTGCCAGCTTTTCACCCTTTTGCCAATAGTTGCTTTATCATATGCTTTTTTTAAGTTAGCCAAACTATTCTTTTTAAGTCTTTCGATAGTTTCTTCTGAATGAGTAAGCTTTAGCCTTTTAGCAGCCTTGCCTACCGTAGACGGATGGCAGCCTACAATTACTGCAATCTCTCTGACCGAATGGTCAGGATATAGTTTTGTGATTTGTTCATCACGTTTCTTGTCGGGTTGCGGAACAGGTCTTTTATGTTCGATTTTACAATTGCAATCATGTAGAATCTTATACAAGAATTTCACGCTGACACCCATTCTTTGTGCCAACTTGTATCTTGGCCGTTCATTTATGTGCGCCTTAATAAAGTTTATTGTGTCTTGTTCTATAACTTTCATTTTTATTCAGTTTTTGTGGTGTGTCTCACCTGTTTTTTGCAAAGATAATGAGATTTTATTGGCAGAGCAAATATTTTAATGTGTTATAACTTAGTTTAAGGAAAAATTTAATTATTTGCACAAAAATTAATTGTGTAGTTTTCTGACTCGGCTATTTCCACATTATTATATATAAATAGCTATCTTTGCAACAAAAAACACAAAGAAATGACAGCGGAAACTATTCAATTAATACAGACGGGAATTAATCTTCTTTGTGCATCGGGTGTAATCTCAACGCTGCTGTACTATAATAGTAGAAAGCGAAAGGAGGCGGCACTCGCATCACAGGAAGAGAATAAGACTATTTCATCATATGCCGATGAGTGGAAGGCTCTCTATGAACGTTCCAACGAGTCGGTCGTTAATCTTAACAGTAAAATAGATGAATTGTATGAGGAAATCAATCAGTATCGTATTACCATACGCAATCTTAGGGATGAGAAGAACGATTTGAAGCTTGCCTTGCATGAGGCACAATGGAACAGATGCATCAAGGATGGATGCCAACTTAGAACCCCACCAAGAAAGCGAGAATCCTTAGAAACGTTGGTTGAAAAGGAAGAAAATGAGATATATCGTGACAGGGAGGATTAAAATATGGTTAAGTATCTGAAATTACTCATACAAGTTAATAGCGGACATTCAAGCAAGGCATTCTTCTTAGTGTCCGTTACTCTGATAGGTCTCTTGATGCTCCTGGTTGTCTGCTTTATCTTAGTGTGGGAAGTGGTGACTTATGGGACGATCAAGACCGATTTGATGGGGTTAAGTGCATTTGTTGGTAGTGTAGCTAGTTTGTTCGTCACGGCTGGCATTACCAAGACGATAGGGGAACGTGGCGAATATCAAAACATAAACGACAAATAGACTATGGCAGACTCAAGTATTTTACAACCATTCATCCTCTCATTCGAGGGTGGATATTCTAACAAAAAGAGTGATAGGGGAGGCGCAACGATGAAAGGCGTGACTCTAGAGACGTTCCGTAAAGTTTATGGTGCTAGTAAGACTGCATCGGACTTGAAGAAGATAACCGATGAACAATGGCATCACATATTCAAGAAATATTATTGGGATGCTTGCAAGGCTGACCAAATCAACAACCAGTCGGTGGCTAATCTCTTGGTTGACTTTGCTTATAATAGTGGAGTAAGCAGAGCCGTACAAAAGATTCAGACTATCGTAGGAACAAAAGCTGATGGTATCATGGGTAATATGACTTTAGCTGCTATCAATTCATACAAACAAGGTCAATGGGCGTTGTTAGATAAGTTGAAGGTGTCACGAATTGCCTTTCTCAATGCGATTGTGAACAATGACCCAAAGCAAAGTGTGAACCTGCATGGATGGCTTCGCAGGGTTGGAAATATACAATATGGAAAGCTCGTATGTAATACCGGAAAGATAATCACTTGGTAATCTTACGAGACACAGGCTCAACTAAGGCATTAGTAAGACCATCATTCTTAATTGGGTGGTGGTTTTTTCTTCACTTTTGAAATTTTGAAAAAGAAAGAGTGGGCGAAGAAATCGTTCCTTTTGGTTTTATTTGTACCTTTGCACTCAAAAAGGAGGTTGATATGGAGCTTAGATTTGACTGGTGGCGTTGGCTCGTTACCATATTGGTAGGTTTCTTCATCATGCTGATGATGTACGGATGCCGGACAACAAGATATGTAGAAGTGGAAAAGGTGGTGCGAGACACTACTACTTACGCCCATTGGGACTCAATTATCAACGAAAGGGTCAAGCTTATTCGGGACAACTTGCTATCTTATCATTGGGAGCAGACCGAAAAACAGGTTAAGGATTCCACATACATCAAGGATGATGTCAAGACAAGGGTAGATGAGAGTGGTAAGGTGCTAGGTAAGGATTCTACTCATATAGAGATTAGATACAGGGACAGCAAGGAACTATCCAAGGTTCGTGATAGCCTTATTCATTATAAGGAGATAGCAGAGCGAGCGAGTATATATAAGGCTCAGAGGGATAGCCTAAACAGAGAATTGAGTATTGCCCAGACCAAAAAGGAATATATTGAGAAAGACTTGGAGGGATGGGATTTGTTCTATTGGAAATTCGGTATGATTTCCTTTTGGGTCGTTTCCTTGATGCTGGTTACAATGATTTTCTTTCTCACGGTAAAATATAAGAAACAGTTATTTTATTAGGTTGGTTTTTAGTTATTAAGGTTTTAGATTGGTTTAAGGTAACAACTTATGGAGCAGCTGCCAGTGATGGTGGTTGCTCTTTTTTTTGTCTTGAAAATGCCTTAGAGTGTAAAATGTTAAAATTGCAAGCGGCTTAATGTATTTGTAGTTTTGTATACGTAACTAAAATTGTGTTATGTGTTAAAAATGCGCAATTAGAGTAGAATAATACATTAAAGCTCTTGCAGTTTGAAAATAAATTAGTATCTTTGCAGCGTGCTTTGTTGGTGCTGACACGCTTACAAGAATCAATAAGATTTTCCGTGGCGAAAGCCATACCACGATAATCCTTACCTAGATTTCGGTGTCAGACGAATGAAGGGTAAGGATTTCTTTTTAGAATCCTTGTTTTGAGTCGAAACATTCTTAGATTGCTCTAGGTTAGCAATGGGCAATAATTGTTGGAGTAGGCGAAACACAGATAAGGTAAACAAATAAGGAATTTATGGGAAAGCATTATTTACACATACGTATGGACTTGGTAAAGAAGTATACCTATGGTGCGTCATCGCAAGAAGTGAAAGCGCACAAGGAGACTCTTTGCTTTGCCATTTGGTGTAAGATGCAACGCAGAAATTCTGTAATATTTAACTTAACCATCAAGGATGTAAAGAAAAAACTCGGTGTAGGCTATCCAAAGGCAAGAAAATTGCTAAAGGATGTCAAGGAGGATGGACTCTTTACAGAACTTGGTAACGGGCGATTTATCGTGAATACGTTCCGTGATAAAGAAAAGAAGCCCAATAAAAAGGGCGGTCGCTTTCAAGGGGCTTACGTTTGTCGTATTCCTATTAATAAGGACTATAAGCTAAAGGAGTTATATTCTATAGTCAACAATATTTTGTACACATCGGTTATTAGTGGTGCTCGTCAAGACTGTTTTAACGTTGGCAACAATGATTGTGCTTGGCATCAACTAACTACTAACTCGTTTGCAAAGGTTGTGAATATGGGTCATGGCTCTATATGCCGAATCAAGAAGAATCTTATCTGCGAAGGTAAGATTAAGTCCACGTATGCGGAAATGCACATGGCAGATGATAGAAACGAGGGAGAGATGGAACGAACATTGCAAAGGTTTGGTCGTAGGAACTTTACGTTTAACGTAGGTAACCTGCACTATTTAATTATACCTTGCTCTTACTCTTTTGGAGACCGAGAGACTTCTATTGCTATCAAGCACAGAATCTATGGTTATAAATTGAAGGGACATCGAATGCAAATAAAGGAAAATGGCACAATAGGAAATCTACCTGATGACTTCTATGGTGGGTAAGTTCTATTTTGGACATTTTCATATTAGTAGTTAGTTGGAATAAGTATAGGAGTCTTTAAGAGGCTAACGTGTTCCTTGATATATTACGTGTTATTATTATATATACGAGATTATGAAGAAGATAGAAGAAAAGTACTTGGAATCAGAACATCAAGTTAGAGCTTATGATGTTTATCTGAGTTCATATCGTGTGAAAGGTGCAAATCGAGTGTTGGCTTATAGTCGATTGTATGATGGTGACAAATTCATTCGTGACAACTTCCTGGTCAACGAGCAACAAGCCGACAAAATAGAGGCTATGTTTGACTTGGTTAATAGAATATTGGAAACTTGTAAGGATATAGACTTGTTTACGATTCGTGTTTCAAACAAAACTTTTGCGAATTTAGTGAAGAATGCTGACTTTGCGGAAGAGTCTAATCGCTACTTTGGCAATATATCTAGATTTAAACGTCTGCTTGGCAAGAGGGAGGTGATAATTGTTATTCCCAATTGGTGTACCGCAAACAAAAAAGATTATGCTATTGACGAAATGGCAAAGGATTTGTATGCGAAGATACCATCTTCCCGAGTCTTTTCGGGTTTCTGTATAAAGAAAAATTGGATAGAAAAGGGCTTTATCGAAGATTTGTGGGACTTGTTATGGAAAAACGAATGGAGACAGAAAGATGGAAACTATTGTGATGATTGGCGAACATTGGCAGGTGCTTACAACTCCGTTTTGCGAACAGGCAAGAATGCAAAGTATGGAAAGGTTCAACCTAAGAAAGAAGAAACTGTTGTGGAAAGAAAAAGGCTTCTTCCAAACTATATTTGCTATACAGATGGCAGCTGCGATAACTATTCCACCCATAAGGCAGGTGGTTCTGCGTATATTGTTGTGAATACATCTACAGGTGAACTTGAAAAGGTCAAGACACACCATTGCTTGCATACTACCAATAATAGAATGGAGATGTTAGCGATAATATCAGCCGTTAATTATTGCCCGAAAGGTTCTGTCATAGAGGTTCGAAGTGATTCCAAGTACGCATTAAAGATGTTCCGATATACAGATTGGGAAATAGGCGCAGATATAAAGAACACAGATTTAATCAAGTTGTATCGTAAGTGTGCAAAGGATAAGCTTGTTATTTTGACTTGGGTAAAGGGACATAATGGCGATGATTTGAACGAGCAAGCGGATTGCTTGGCTTTTGGTGCATATGAGAAAGCATTAAAAGAGAATGGCTTACCAATGGCTCCTGAGAAGTATCGTGCTATGAGACGAGGCAAGCAGACGGTGTTTGAAACAGATAATTAAAGATAAATTTGATTTATTATGAAAGAGTTAAGTTTTGATAAGCTATACGTAAAGTTTAGCAATTTATATTGTGAGTATCGTAGTAGAAAGCAATTCTTGAAGTGGTTGAAATCCTCAAAGAATCTTTCTGAAGAGTTGTTTGAAGTAACGCCAAGTGAAGGTGGTTCGTTTGACGTTGTGTTGTCTTTTGAAGAGATAAAGGATGTATTCCCGATTATGGAGAATTCATTGCCTAAGTACGAAAACGATATAAAGCAAGTTCTTTTGGCTATAAAGGAAATGGGACAGCTTGAAGTTGCAAAGATATGGCATGAGGATGATTGGGGTGATGGCTTTGTAGAGGATTTTTGTAAAACCCATGATATTTAATGAAGATACAGACGTTTGAACTATGTGCCGGATATGACTCTCAACTGATGGCTTTGGAGCGGTTGAAGAAGAAATATTCTGATTTCGATTACGAGTGCATCGGATGGTCTGAGATAGAGCCAAATGCAATAGCTTTGCATAATGCTTGCTTTCCTAGTCTATCCGGCAAGAACTTTGGTGACATGACCAAGATAGATTGGAGCAAGGTAGCCGATTTTGACTTGCTGACATATTCAACACCTTGCCAGTCTGTTTCGCAAGCCGGAAAGCAGAAAGGAATAGAGGAGGGAAGCAATACACGTTCCTCTATCCTTTGGTTCACAAGAAACGCCATTATTACCAAGAGGCCGAAATACCTCTTGATGGAGAATGTAGAGGCTTTGGTTCAAACAAAGTTCATAGGGTTCTTTAACAAGTGGCGCAAGGAGTTAGAATCATATGGATATATCAACTTCGCTAAGGTGGTAAATGCAGCCGACTGCGGTGTTCCTCAGAACAGAAAGCGTGTATTTATGCTCTCTATACGAAACGATGGTGATAAGATAGATTATCATTTTCCGAGAAAGACAAAACTAGAGAAACACTTGGTTGATGTCTTGGAGGAAAATGTGGATGAGAAGTACTTTTTTAGTGATGACTTGCTATGTAAAGAGAAATTTGTATCGAATGAATGGAAAGAACCTATGAGTGCAGCTATAAGAACTCGTTCTGAGGGGAAGTGGATAAAAGGCGAAAAGCATAGTTCAAAGGTCGAACTTGGAAAGAACATAGCCAATACCATTACATCTGCGAGCAAGGACTCCTTGGTTGTGCTTGGAGAGACAAGGTTGCGCATTAGGCGTTTGACTCCGAGAGAACTCTTCCGCTTAATGAACGTTGACGAAGAATACATAGACAAGATGCTTGAAAGTGGAGTGTCGAAGTCAAGTCTTCAAAAGGCTGCTGGAAATTCGATTGTCGTAGCTTGCATGGAGAGGATATTCAAGGAACTTTGGTTTTCTGAGAGTAATGTTAAGGTCGCTGATGATGGTCAGCTATGCTTATTTTAAATATTGACGATATGATGTTTTTAAATATTAACGAGAAAAAGGAGAAAGCAAATGCTATCTCATACAAGATAGATGAGTACATCTGGGGACGAAAGGATTTTGTTACCGATTGCCCCTATGGTGAGAAAGGCAGATACACCAATGCAATTAATAAAGTTGGTGATTTGGGGTGTAATACTTGCGAATGGCAGGTAAGACATGACCCAAGTACGCAAGTTGTGATGTGCTCCCATCCAAAGGTGGAGAAGAGCGAGAATAAGAAACTTTTTAAGGATATGTGATATGGATAAGGAGAAATTAAAGAATGATTACGAGAATGCTTGCAATGCTTACTTGAAGGCATTCTGTGAGAAGCATGAATTTTACGGATTGGATAATCCGGAGACATTTTGGATAGGAGACCAAGTTGGAGGAATAGCCAATTGCGGTGATTTTACCTTCGATATGGCTACTATTGTAACTGATATAGACAAGGATGTTCCAGAGGAAGAGTTGCTGAAATGGTATGATTATACGATTGAAGCTAGTGAGTTCAATTTGCCTGTTCCAAACTTGGATCATTGGCTTATGGGGTGTCCTATAACACCAAGTAAATGGTTCGAGAATATGCGAGCAAAGCGTAAGAAATTTGAGGACTTGTTAAAACAAGAAAATGAAAGGTTGAAAAATGGAAAGAAGTAATCTTTTTAATCATTTGTTGAGGATATTTGATGAAGGTCTCAGTATGAAGACTACCGAACTTGAATATGGTACACTTGAAGTTACTGTAGAGAATCGAAGCCAAGACAAGAAAATCACATTCTTAGCAAAGGGTATGGAGGATGCCAATCAGAAAGCAGCGGAATGGCAGGTTGGACAAATGCTCTTGAATTGCGATGATTTCGAGGAGATTGTTATGTTCTTGGCTCAAAGAAAAAACTTAAAAAGGAAATGTCAAATGGATAAGAATTTTAGAAGTTGTTTTTGTTGCGTCCATTTCTTGGTAATACAAAATACAAGTATAGGAAATATTTTGAAATGCAAGAGGTAGCACTACGAAAGTACAAGGGAAGCGATTGACAGAAATCGCTGCAAGATGCAAAAATTACAAAGCGTGAGGCACACGTTAAAGAACATAGTAAGATAAAATTAAGGATAAAGGTAATTGGCCGCATGAGTATTTGAGAAAGAGAAAAATGTAAAAAGTTTAAAATAAATGGTAGAAACTATATTAAACAATTAAAATACATTAATAATATAAAGAAACACATTAAAACGCTTGCATGTTTCGAATATTCTTTGTATCTTTGCATTGCAATTAAGAAATAAAGGTTATTAATTTGAAAAGGTGAGACACACCATAAAAACTGGGAATGATGACAAAAAAGGAAATAATAAAACAATGGTTGGATGAGCCGAAAGTGAGATATTGTAATAATTCTAATTTCACTTTGGGTTATGGTGATGGCTGGGATTGGGTTAAAGATGTTCTACGACCAGCTATCACGAAGAACGCTATGTTTCTCAGATTCTTGGAGTATGGTTTCCGTGAGATAGAAGAGTTTTTGAAATCAAAAACCGGAAAACCGAGCGAAGAGGATTGTTCCTTGTATTCTGTTGGATATAAGGATGGTGTCAATGATGCCATGATTGCAATTAAGAATAGATTTGAAAATTTAAAATAGGAGGTTAAATGGATTTAGGAAAGGCGATTAAGACAATGAGGGTAAGCAAGGGCTTGACCCAACGACAACTTGGTAAGGCTATCGGTTGTAGTGAGACAAATATGTTGTTTATGGAGACCGGAAGAACGTTTCCACGTAAGAGTAAGATTGATGCAATATGCAAGGTATTGGAGATTCCGATGTCTTATTTGTTGATGTTCTCTATTACACCGGATGATATTCCGGAAGATAAGCAGAGTTTGTATACAAGCATCGTTGAGCCGATGCGTAACGAATTTATTAGGGAGTTGTTGCGATGAAGAGATGCTATTATTTTGTGGCTAAGTATGTCAAGAATGGCATAACACGTACATGTACAGGTACACAAGAGACGATTGATGGCTATTTTGATTTCGTCAGTGCTGGAAATTTTATAGCACAGAAACATAATGTTGATTCAAAAGACGTAATTGTAACTTTTTGGTCTGAGATTAATTCAGTAATGTTAGATAAATATAAAAAGCATTAGAAAGCATAAAAAATGGTTGAATTCGAGTATGAAGGCAGTATCATTTGGAAAAATTACGATTTCCATTTTATGCCTTGTGTAGGTGATAAAGTCGTGATTAACAATCTTACATACAAGATTAAGTCTCGTGTGTTCAAGTGCCAAGGAAAGACAGTTAAAGTTGTTTTAAAAAAGGTTGATAATGAAAATACGAATAGTTAAATATGTTTGTGCCGATGGAGTAGAAAGAGGTATCTTGGAGTACCGTAACCATTGGTGGGAGAAGTGGGAGCCATTGCATCAGGACGGAAAGCTGGCTTATGTTTCATATATGGGAACGAAACCATATAAGTCATTGCAGGAAGAGTGCTTTGATGTACTTGGATTGAATGAAGAACAGATAAAGGTGCGTGAACAGATGTCCCGTTATATCTTGGATGCAGAAGAGGTATATGTTGGTGCTAGAATAGGCAACGAATATTATATCGGCTATGATGTTGATAATGATGAGAGTCTTGAAACGTTTAGAAATTTGGAGGAATAGTTATGATCGGAAAGATTTTTTCGGTTAATACCGATATTGTATATCGTAGAGAGGAGAGTTTGAATCTCTTCGAAGGCAAGAAAAAACTTGATAAGGTGGTGTCTGGTCGGGTATTCAAGGAACAAATCAAGTTGCTTGGTTTTACCATCAGGACAAAGTATTTTTATCAGATTTGCTGTCCACAAGTCAATATGAATGATACCCATGAGGTTATTGTATTGAATAAGGTCGAGGATTTGGTAAGGACAGAGTGCTATAACAAGGTTGTTGAATATTCTAATAGAAAACATCATGCCTAGTGTTAATTGTTTCAGAAGAGTCTTGTTGAACGTAGGTGGCAAGAAGATAATTGTCAGTGTGCCGCATGGAATGACCGAAACCGAAGTAAACAAGGTTATGATTGTTACTAGAGGTTATCTTCAGCAATATGTCTATGTTGAAATGGTGTTGGCAGAGTGCTTCATGCAGAAAATCGAAAAGAGTATTCTGAAGAAGAAATGCGTTAGGTTTGAAGTGAAGAAGAAGTGGGTGGACTGCAAGAAGAACCTTCGCAAGGCGATTAAGTATTATGACGCTTATGTTCCTAATGCAGATTTCAATAACGAATTCGCAATGACGTTCTATGACAAGATTAGTGAAGACTTGTACAAGTTGCGAGATAAGCTTGCGGTGAGGTTACAGAACTTAGGGATTGGTGAAAAATCGGGAGTTTATGCGAATGCAATCATCCTGTACAATCTGACCAACCTTTGTTTGGGAACTTACGAGAATATCATCCGTAAGCTGTATGAAGATTTGCATGTTAACTTAATGCAAGCGTTCAAGGATTTTGCTCCTATCTTGGCCTTTGAAAATTCTTATGACTTCATGGCATTGGTGATGAATAAGGATTTCAAGAGACTTGCTGACCATTTGATGACTAAAGAGATTCTTTCTTATTTCGATAAGGTGAGAAACGGTGTCTTCAACGAACAGACTTTGAATGCAGCCGCTGTAAATGCGACAGAAGACTTGAAAGACGATGAGAAGGATTTGCAGAAAACTTATATCGGAATTAGTGACTTTATGAAGAGTGACTATCCTTTGGAGAGTGTGACATCTAAGAAAGCAAGCTAATGAAAATCGAACCAAGTGAGTTCTTGCCTATAGGTAATGAATTTCAGAAAATCTTCGGAATAAGCTTTGGAAAATTCATTGATATGCGGTTTCTTTTAGCGAGAAAAGAGTTAGTCTTCAATCTACTGAAGTTCACAGATTGGCTTGAAGAGTGCTATCCGGATGAGTGTTCCATTGATGGAGTGAGCTATAATGCTGTTGTCGAGCGAAAGTTTGGTAAGCGAGGTGTTAAAATGATTAAGAAGTTGATAGGATGAAGTACATGGGTAGTAAGGCTAGAATCGTGCATGAAATATTGCCGATTATGCTGGACAAGGAACATGATACGTTTGTAGATGCTTTCTGTGGTGGTTGTAGCGTTATTGAGAACGTTCCGGATACGTATCGCAGGATTGCCAACGATAAGAATAGGTATCTTATCGAAATGTGGAAGTATCTTCTGAATGATGGGTTTGTCTTCAACCATATTAGTAAGACGTTGTATAACTTTGCAAGAGACTGCTATCACGGAAAGAATAATTTCTTCACAGAAGCAGGTGTCGGACTAATTGGCTTTATGGCGAGCTTTAATGGCCGATTCTTTGATGGTGGCTATAGCGGACATAATGTTGTCGGCAAGAACGGAAAGGCAAGAGATTACATAAGGGAGCAGATAGAAAACACAATGCGTGATGTGCCTCTTCTCAAAGGTGTTGAGTTCTATAGCGGCAGTTATGATGAACTTGTGATACCGGATAGGAGTATAGTGTATTGCGATTTGCCTTACAAAGCTACAAAAAAGTATGATGTATCAAAGAATTTCGATTACGAAAGATTCTATATATGGTGCATGGAAATGGCTAGGAGAGGTCATAAGGTATTTATCAGCGAATACCAGATGCCCCAAGAGTTCAGATGTGTTTGGGAAAAGGAAGTAACCAATTCCCTTAACCCGAATATTACAAAGAGACCTATTGAAAGGTTGTTTACTATTGATTAGAATGAAGAAATGAAAGGAACTTATTGCTTGGAGGATACGCTTTACAATACAAAGCGTTACTTCACTATGGAGAATGGAGTGGTGTCAGGAACAGAACTTGCACAAGAAGACTTTAACGTGTTCCTTGATCTTGCAAGTCGGCTTGGTTATAATGTAGTGAAATTATGACTAGGCGAGTACACAAGGATTGTCCGTTCACGGCAGAAGAATTGGATGAGTTCAGAGCAGCTTTGTATAATGTGAATACATCTTTTCACTGCTGTAATGCAGCTCCGGTAGACTGGGCGGCAGGATGGCAGCGGAATGATATAAGAAAGACGAGGTAGGATTTCCATAATCGACCAAATACCCACGTGTCAAAGCCGTGTGATGCCCAGCGTGGGGGCGGGATTGTAAACTTAGGAGTCACACGGCTTTATTTTGAAGTTTCATAACTACAAATAGCCTATCGCTAATGGTTGTTCCCTTGGGCAGGGAGATAGTTAATACCGCATCGTAAGATGTGAACACTTAAAATTTGCCGACAACCATTGGCACTTTAATTATAAAACAGGTGAAAGTTCTTGCCGATTTCCTTGCATATATGAAAGAAATTTCGTATCTTTGCAAGTGAATTTCGGTGAGACACACCTTTCAAAAACTGGTTAAAATTTAAGAATATGATTTCATACAAGTACAAGCTATATCGGACGAAGAAGACGAAGCATTTGGATAAGATGCTCCGTGAGGCTTGCTATGTTTGGAATCACGCTCTTGCCTTGCAGAAGAGATATTATAAGCTGTATCACAAGTACATTCCAAGATTTACTATGTATAAGCATTTCTCTAAGTGTTATAAACCAACATTGCTTAATTGTCAAACAGTTAGGGAGGTGTTGGATAGATTGGATATATCTTACAAGCGTTTCTTCAAGCATGATGCGAAGCGTCCACCAAAATTTAAGAAAGCAATAGAATTTGGTTCATTTGCCTTTCAACAAAATGGCTATTCCCTTAGTGGAAACGAGTTTGTGATAAACAAGATAAAGAAGTCATTTAAGTTCTCTCTGAGCCGTCCCTACGATGGCAAGGTCAAGAGGGTGTCGGTCAAGCGAAACAAGTTGGGCGAGTACTTTATCGTCCTTTGCTTAGACAAGCAAGCCGAGTCTTACGGAAAGTCACATGATGGTGCATCCGTGGGCATCGACTTTGGATTGAAGAAGTACATGACTTTGAGCGATGGGCGTGAGATTGATAATCCTCAGTTCCTTAAAACTGACTTGTTGGAGCTTAGACGCAGGTCTCGCAACCTCTCGAAGTGCAAGAAGGGCAGCAATAACCGCAAGCGCAAGAAGCTGGAGTTGGAGCGATTGTATCAAAACATCGTGAACAAGCGTTCCGATTTCCAGTGGAAGATGGCGCATGAGTTGTGCAAGCGTTATGACTTGATTTGCTTGGAGGATTTGAACTTGGAGGGAATGAAGCGTAATTGGGGACGCAAGATGTCTGACTTGGCTCATGGCGATTTCGTTGTGAAGTTGGAACACGTTGCGAAAAAATATGGCGTTCAGGTTCATAAGATTGACCGATTCTTCCCTTCGAGCCGCCTTTGTACTTGTGGTTATAAGAATGATAAGCTGTCATTGAGTGATAGGGTTTGGACTTGTCCTATTTGTGGTGCAGTTCATCCTAGAGACCTCTTTGCAGCTGAGAATATACTTCGGCAGGGCATTGCCGAATTGGGTAGTGATAGTAAGCCGTCCGAGCAATCGCAAGGGTGCAGCCACGTTAGTCACCCAACAATTCCTTGCAAGTAGCGAGGGAGTATGTCATCAAACCAGGTCACTGGGGAGGTGTTGACACCAACAAGGGTTTAAATCCCTTGTCATCCACTAATTTTAAAAGGTTAAATTATGAATGAGTATTGTGAGAATTTGATTTCAAATGGAGTTCCTAGCTGGATAGTAGAGGAGGCTTATAAATTTACAATTGAGCCTTTGAAATCAACAGAAGGCTTGGTAGGAATTGATAAGGAAAATAGTGAGCTATATAGAAATGTCATTATCGCAGCCTACATTGAGGGTGCTAGTGCTACATTGGTAAAAGTGCAAAGATATTATGGCGGTGAGGAACATAGTTAGACAATGGAACGAGGCAACAGAAGGATATTCGTACCGCTTTAAAGGTGGAGATATTTTCCTCCGGTTGGTTAAGGCTGAAGGCAGTTATGAATTGCGTAACCCTATAGGTTATGGTGTTCAAGTAGTCAAATGCAAAGACTTGGATGAAGCAGATACAAAAGCCAAGGAAGTGCTAGAAGCGTTTTTTGAAGACAAAGTAAACATAAAAGTTATTTGATTATGGACTTAGAAATGTTGATTGATAAGATAGACTTTAGTCAAGGTGCAAGGCAGATAGCCAAGCAAGCCTTGGAGTTGGGAATGAAATATCAAAAGGAAGGTGCTTGGCATTCGGTTGAAGAATTGCCGGAGTACAACAGACGCATTGTCGGTCTGACTAAGGTTCGTAAGCGTTTCAAGCATCTGAATTTCTTAGGCGAGGAATGGTGGAATAGGTTCACGAAATCAAACGCCATCTATAAATGGGCTTATGTGGATGATTTGATATGATAGTAATCGTAGAAATCCATAATGCTATTTTGTTTTAAAGGTTTGCCCCATCACTATATAATAATGTAGTGGTGGGGATTTTTTGTGTTAACGTCAGTAAATTATCGGTGTTATATGTTATGATATATTAAAGAACAAAAGAAACACATTAAAAAGTTTGCATATTTCGGATATTCTTTGTATCTTTGCATTGTAATTAAGAAACAAGGTTACTAATTTAAAAAAGGTGAGACACACCACAAAAACTGTAAGAAGAAAGTGGAAAAGAATAATGTTTATGTAGAGGTGTTGGCAAAGATTGCCAGCCTCATGGGTAGAACAAAGGAGTCTATCCAGATGTCGTCTTCAAATACTCATACGAGTATTACGATGTTTGCCGAAAATAATAGCAAGATTATTGGAAATTGGTATTTTGATGCTTCCGATAGCAAGGAGTTGGTGGATGCTACCTTCAATGGTCTGAAGGCTTTGGTTGAGTCTCTTGAGCACAATAAGAGCAATGACGGACAAGCAGCGTAAGTACATAGAAAGTCTTATCAAGAAAGTGTTTCGTAATGCAGATTCGCAGAGCGAAATACTTTCCAGATTGGATAGGGTTAAGATTTCAAGCCATCAAGCTTCAGTAATGATACATGCATTGAAGTTAGAGTGCAATATCGGTCGCTCCGTTCCGGCATATATGTTAATGGCAAACAATCTAAATTCAAAAATGGATGAGTTCTTTAGTATATTAGGGTACGATGAATGACGTATTCTTCAAGAAGAAAAGAAGTTGATATGAAAAAGGTAATTATGATAATAGCCGTTGCCGCCATTTTGGTAGGTTGCAAAGGTAAGGGTACAAGAGTCCAAATCTCGGATTCTGTTGACAAATTCAAGGTCGAGAAATTGTTTGTTGTAGATAGTATAACAGTGTACAGGTTTTATGACAATGGAAATGCTATCTATTTCACTAACCGGAAAGGTAGGGTAGATGCAACCCATTCCGAGTACAATCCGGTTACTCATACATACAATGACGAGGTTAACGAAACTTTATGTGAAGGAGACTGAAAAATGGAAAAGAGATTAACTAAGGAAGAGTTCCTTAAGGACTTATGGCATCCTGCTAGCGAAATGCCTGATAAAAATAGAACATGCTTGGTAAGAGTTGTTTATCATCCTAATCATGGGATGTTTCAAGATGAAGAAAGAATAGAACAATCATCTTTTCACGATTTTGGATGGTATGATTACGATTTCAAATATATTGGAACTAATTATGATATTATTAGCTGGCTCTATATTAGTGATTTACTTCCAAAGGAAGGAGGTGAACAATGACTAAATGGTACTCTGCAAAAGAAGCTCCAAACTACGAAGAATGGATTCTTACAGAATGGTATGATGGAGACGATGGAGGTCTTAAGTACGAAGCTGATTATCTTTACTCTTTTGTTTATTGGAAAGATTATGTAAGGAGAAACAACATCACAAAGTGGTGTTATATTAAAGATATAAAAGATTAGGTATATGAAAGTACTTAAGAAGATTTTTGGTGAGCATGTTTTCGATAATCGAAATAAAGGCTTGTAGTGTTAGTCCGAATTTAAAGAGGAGGTTTGATTATGAAATTATCTGAAATAGAATTAGATTTTTTGTATGAGAAATCTGCCGAGTTGTTTAGAGATAAAGTAAAACAACGAGGGGAAGATTATGAACATGATAATAGATGCGCTTGCCCTGAAGCAGTTCGCAGAACTCATCTACGAACTCTTGCAAGAGAATCTATAGAAGATGTTAAGATTTTAATTGAAGAACTACGTAATAATGGTTATGAAGCTTAATAAAATGGTTTTTGACGATAAGAAAATAGAAGAAGCTGCACGACTTGACGATAAAGAATACTACGATAGATTATCGGATAATGATAGATGCTTCTTCGAGTATGGTTTTAGACGTGGATATAATCGAGCTTTGAAGGATTTGTGGCATCCTGCTAGTGAGATACCAAGTGAAGGAAAACCTTTAATAGTAGAGTATAGTATTACAGATACTATTAAAGATTATGCATCATTAAAGAGGTTAAATAATAGTTATGTTTACTGGGATTGGGCTTCTTATTTTGAAAGCGCAAATATAACTCGGTGGCTCTATATTGATGATTTACTGCCAAAGGAAGGAGGTAATCAATGAAAACATTTATCTTTGATGTTATGCTCAACGGAAGATTTGTCTGCACGTTAAAGTATAAATATTGTGCGCTCTTCCCGATAGATTTTGAAGATTTAGAAAAGTTCGTCCTCCAAAAGAGACCTACTTTGAAAGGTTATGATTTTAGAATTATGTTTTAAGGAGTAAAGCGTATGTATTTTGAATATAGAATAGTCAAAATTGAGAAAGGTTTGTTTCTCATCGAGTATAAGACCGCTCCTTATGGAGTTTGGCATGAAGTAGATAAAAAGTTCAAAACTAAGCCAAAGGCAGAAGCTTGGGCTAGAAAGAACTTAGTTTAATGAAGTAAAGCGTATGAATGGATTGTTATCAATGATTGGTATGCAAACTGAATTGGAATACCAAATGGGTGATGATTTTCCTTTCGGTGTTCCACGTATCAGATTTAATGTTCCAAATGGCAACATTCCATCCGATAAGCAGAAGTGCCAGCCAAAGGCGCAGCATGAGTTCACCATCAAAGGTATTAAGATTATGGCAGCTTCAAAGAAAGATGCTATTAAGAAGTTTAATCATCGTAAAAAGTAAAGCGTATGTTGTACGAAGCAAAACAGGGAAGTAAGGCTTATGAATACATTAAGAGTATTCTCGATGCTGAATTTGAAGAGCATCAATCATACATGAAACGAGTAGAAGAAGCCGTTGGCTTCGAGTTTGAGAAGTATCAAGGTTATCAGCCTAACCGCAGTCTGCTGCGAGAATATGAAATAACCGCCATCTGGATACCATCCGAGCGTTTCGCCACGCTAGATAAAAAAGTATGGAGAAAGGTAGATAGCAAAATGCTAGAGGATGGCTATTATGTAGCCGTAGCGCCTAACAAGCGATATAAGCAGGGCAAGGCTGTCGCCGCCGTACTTGCATCCTACAAGGCTATCACCAACCATTTCAAGATATTGAATGAGTTGGGCATAGGGGATTCTCAAAGTGGTTCTATCTCCATCACTCAGCTTCTCCGTCACAAAGACCGCATTTTCGCCTTCTTCGATGATGGCATCCGAGCAGAGAAATGTAACTCCGATTTCAAGGAAATCACGATAGGTGAATATGAGGATCTTATTAATAGCAAAGATTAAAGCGTATGGCACAGAAATATATTGAAGATGACTTTGTGATGACAAGAACAGAGCCAAACAACTTTACACCAAATGGTGTTGTTTGTAAGTTTGTTGACTATGAAACAATAGACAAAGTGTTATTAAGAACGATTAATGGCATTGATGGATTTATTGTAGAAAAAGGTCAGTTTGTTCCTATTCCTCTTACCCCATCCATTCTAGAGAAGAATGGATGGGAACATAAGGACGATATATATTTCAAGGAATTTCCACACCGAAAGCTTGTAATCATGGATGAGAATGCATATATAATCAATGAATGTTGTTCGATGTTTCTTTGTCCAGCCAAGTTTGTTCCACAACTCCAGCACCTTCTCTTCGGTCTTGGTCTTAATCACAAAATGGAGGTGTAGGTATGGATGCAATGTTTCAAGTTTGTAAATATTGCAAGCATGCAAAACCAACTGAAACAGATTTACTTTATTGTGAGATTTGGAAACGGAAGGTATGTGAGCATGAAAGTTGTGACGGAGATTCTGAAAACTATTTTGAATAAGTTTATAACGCCTTCAGACATAAATAAATAGTAATATGAATGCAACAGAAGCAAAGAAGACGCTATTTGAGATTAGAAAAAATCTTATTGACGATAAGCAGAAGCATGCTATTTGGTTAGCAATCAAAGCTATTGATTATTGTATAAGATTGAGGAAAGGATATTAACAGATAGTAATATGAAAGCAAGTGAGTTGATAGAGCATTTAAAATCTTACATTGACATTACAGGTGGAGATTGTGAAATGCTTGTATTTAACAAAGCTGAAGGTGTTTGTTGTGGTATTGAGAATACTTCTACGGATGGTGATTATGTGTTTCTACACATTTCATCCGATAAATACACAACAAAGATACCTGAGTAACCAACCATCCCTTATGGGATATAAATATAAGGAATATGACATTAAATGAAGCAATAGAACATTGCAAAAAGGTAGCTAAAGAGCAAGAAAATTGTAATAATGGTTGTTCTTTAGAACATAGACAATTGGCTATTTGGCTTAGTGATTTGAAAGCTATTACAGAAAATAGCTATGAAGAATTTAAGTGTGCAATAGACACATATGCATACAATTATACTCTAACAGCACTTCAAGGAAGATTAGCTGCAAATCCTTCAATTTCATCAATTGAACTTGCTAAATTAGTAGCTGATGATGTAAAGTATTTGCTTGAAGAATTAGCATTAAATTACAGATATTTTGTACCTAAAAAATTATAAAATAGGAACATTAGAAGATTATATTAATAAAGTAGAAAAACAGCCTCTCCTCGGTAACAGGGAGAGGGTAAAAAGAAGAAAATATGGCATACATGGAATTTGGAAAGTGTGATATTTGTGGAAAAGAATCTGCTTTATCACGTACATATTTTAAATACAGAATAGGTAGTTGTGAGTGTTGTGGAAGCAAATTGCGTGATGGCTCAAATGGACATTTTGAGGTTGTGCATCATTGCAACAAATGTGTTCCTCATTTACCTATTGTTATTCATCCTTTATTTAAGGCTTTAGATGGTAAAGTTTATAGAGCAAATGTTACTAACGTTTTACCATTTGAAATTGAAGGTAAATACATTATTGAAGAACCAGTAATTAAGGAGGATAAGCAATGAGCAAAATGAACGTTAAGGAGTCTCTTTTAGAAGTTGTAAAAAGCAATAACTTAGAGATACTCAAAATAGATTTATTTAACGATTTTGAGTTGTTCGTAAGAGAAGGCACTAGGGTACGTAATGAGTATTGCAAGACTTATGCAACATTAGACGATTTGGATTTTGATGTAGAGGCTTTCTTGCTTAATGATGAAGTACGTGGAATTGTATACTGCCAAGATAAAGACACAAAAGAACCAGTGTGGATTGAACCTTGGAGTGACGAATGCTATTCTTGGTGGCAGGTTAGTAGAGTTCCAAAGTTCTATAAAGATAAATCTTTAGTAAGAAAAGTAATTTACTAATTAAAAAGTTAAAGAATTGAATATGATAGGAGATATAATATTATTCTTAAAGAAATGGTGGAAGCAAAATATAACTTGTCACCATGAGTATGTATATAAAGAAATTGGCAGAATCAATTTTGAAGAGTGCCGAAAGTGTAGAAGAATAAAAAATTATATGGGTTAGAGTATGGAAAAGATTTATAGCAAAGATATTAATAAGGTAATGCCTATTCTTCAAGCATTAGCAGAAGGTAAAATTATCCAATTTGCAGCTACTTATAAAGAATGGGTAGATTTAGATGGTGACAAGGACGGATTACTTCTTGAAACTCTTATAAATAATCCCAAATCTTATCGTGTTAAGCCAGAGCCAAAGTTCCGTCCATTCAAGGATGCAGAAGAGTGCTGGCAAGAAATGTTAAAGCATCAGCCGTTTGGTGTTGTTAAAGATAAGTACTTTGCTAATTATCAAACACATCGTGCATTTACATGCTTAGTTACTAATGGCTGTCACTTTCGTGGATATGAAGATGAGACATTTGAAAATAGCTTTAAGAATTTGTTATTTGCCGACGGAACTCCGTTCGGTGTAAAAGTGGAGAAATAGTTATGGCATGGGTAGCAGTTGATATGGATGGTACAGAGTATATTTATAATGCACAACCTTCTAGAGAAGAAACTCGTTTTATGTCGTGCTTTGATTGTATACATATTCCAAAAGGCAGCATCAAGAAGCTCATCGGAAGAGAACTTACTTGGAACGATGAGCCAGTAGAACTTAAAGAAGATTGATATGGAATGGGATGTTAAATTTGTACTAGCAAAGCTTTTGAATGATATGAAGTATAAAGAAGCCGTAGAGTTAATAAATGCCCACAATGATAATGTTGATGCTCAGGATGTAGATATTTTTATATCAGGATTTAGCTTAGTATACGCAGAGCTTCTTAATCCAATATCACCAATATTGGAGAGATACCTTTCTTCTAGTGCCATTTCTTGGCAAGGAAGAATGAGAATAGCTTTAGCTATACAGCAATGCAAGAAACTTAAAAAGAATAATTATGGTAAGAGAATTTGAAGTAAGTATTAGAGTTACTATTGATTCTAAGTGCAAAGATAGTGACGATGATATTATAGAAGCACTTATGAAAGGAGCGGATAAGTATTTCTATCCATATTGTTGTAGTAATGAACATATAGAGCATACTAATAGTACTGCTCATAAAGTTAAATAAAAATGAGAAGTATGCACGAAAAAATTATAGGAGCAGGAGTAGCTAACTTATTTATTGAGCGAATGAAGTTAGAAGGATGGTTGCCCATTAAAGAGTATTTCAAGATGAAAAAACTTGGAATTGAGCTTGATTGGGTAATGGTTCTTACTATGGAGAATGATGGATTTATCGCAATACCAATGGTAGCAGAATATCGTGTTCCACATAAAGATAGTGGGCGAAAATCTGGTTGGTATAAAGACGAGATTGATAATCCAAACAGGAGAATTGACGATTGGACTAATGTCATCATGTTCAAACTTTTAGATAAGCCTAATATTGACGGAATAAGGGATTCTATTCTTGACAAATATAAAGAGGCCGAAGGTATTACAGATACTCATGCTTATAATTTGTCTTTCAATGAGACGGTTGTTAAACAATGTAAGGGGATTAAATGATTATAGCTTATGAAATTAGAAGACATCAAGTTCAAGGCTAAACGTCTTGACAATAACACTTGGGTAGAAGGTTACTTCTATGTTGAATGTGGTAACACTTACATCATCGAGGATAGGCAGAGTGAATCAATGCTTAATAGAAATGATGCACATCAGGTTGACCCTTCTACAGTCTGTATGTCCACAGGGCTGACAGATTGCAAAGGTAATGAGGTTTGGGAAGGTGACATGCTTTCAAATGTTACCAATGATAGTCCTGACGGAATAGTAGTGTTTAAATATGGCGCATTTTGTTTGCTCGCTAAGAATTGTCGCGACTTTTGCGTTGCGCTAACATACCTTCTGAGTGAGAAAGATTCATTAAATAGATTTAAGGTTATTGGCAATAAATTCGATAAAAAGAAGTAGCGTATGGGAATTTTATATATAAGTGTTAGTCTAATTTACATCTTTCTTGTTTGCTTGGATGGAGAAGATGTAAAACCGAAATGGAAACAATGGCTAGCTGACAAACTAGGCATCAAGCCAAAGATAGAGGTTAGATACATAAAGCCACAAGTCGTTAAGCTTCGTTCAAGAGTTACAATGTCAAACTTTGAAATGCAATACTATTGCCGTGACAAATCTGGCATGGAGCAATTGAAGAGAAGAGCAATAGAATGTGTGTATGATGGCATTCTTAGGGAAATGAAGGCAAATGGATTGGTTTCCATTTCGCAATATAAAGACATCTATACAAATAGCACAATTTATGAGGGGACATGTAGTATTTATAAAAACAAGTAGTATATGAAGATAAGACAAGCTAAGAAAATCTTGAATATGATGGAGAGAGGAACGGACACACGTTACTTCGATTCAAAATATACATTCAAGAAAGAGAGTTTCATTCCTAGATTAAAGAATCTCTATCAGAAAGCAACTATCAGATGGAATAAGGTAAATATGCCGAGTGCCAACGTTAGTTTGTTTCGTTCAATTTTGAGAACTTCAAAGGAATGCGGTCGTTGTAAACATTTCAATGGTATGTTCGCAGGAAGATGTACTAAACTACATGAGTATGTTGAAAGCAGCGATTGGTGTCATGGAACGTTTTTCCATAGAAAGTGAGGTTGATATGAAAATAAGACAAGCTAAGAAGATAATGAAGCAAGTCTATAAGACTAGATATTGGGCTTATAGGCAAGGCTATTATTGTGGCAAGAAAGATGCTGGAAAGCTAGCCGGAGACCATCGTTTGTTAAAGGCTATGCGTCTTACAAAGAAGTGGAAAAGCCGCAAGATACGAAACGAAGCGAATAAAATGTTGAAGAAAAATCCGTTAAAACCGAGGGATCTTCAACGTAGTGTTTTAAGATTAATGGGATATGGATGTAGCAAAGCTTAATCGTAAAATTCTAGGTGTAGACCTAGAATACAAAAACGTTTATATTGATGCGGAGAACACAAGAATGATACGTGCCAAATTACCTTATGGGTATTGCGATTTGGTTCGCACAGATGTGTGGAATGGTCGTGTGAATCATCCGGAAGAGCATGATATTGTAAAATATACGGCAATCTCTTGGTATATGGAAGAATTTGTCGGTGGAGTTGATTTAGGTCGCAACTACATGCATGCTAAATATAAGTTCTTTGAGTTGGTTGTGAATAAAAAATATATTTTGGAAATGAAACATAAGAAAAATGGAAATGCTAGATAATAAGTTAATCATAGATATTCCTAAAGGAATGGAAGTGGACATTGAAAAAAGTGACTTGAAAGTGGGCATTATAGCATTCAAGAAGAGACCCTTCAGCTATGAGGATGTTATATCTACTTTAATAGACCGTGGCCTTAGCCCAGTCGTTGCTAATGTTACTAATAGTAATGTAGAGAAAATTGTTGCATTGGATAAGTTAATGGATATAGCTAAGTGTTATAATGGAGATTGGAAACCGGATTGGAATTCTAATGAACATAAGTATAATATCATGCGAACCCGTGAATATGGTATTACTTCTTGTAGTAGTTATAACGAGGGAGCTATTTACTTCAAGAACAAAGAAGATGCCCAAGCCGTTATTGATAATCCGAATTTCAGAAGCATTCTTGATGCAATCTATAAGGACTAAGGCTTATGAAGGAAATGTTCTTTAAAAGTGTAAAGTTCCGTGAAGTTCAGCATTTGGCATTCTCGGATGAATATATAACTGCATACGTATCGGTGAACCATGTTCCTAAGATATACCTAAGTGTAAATACACCTCGTGATGAATATGGGTTTGTGAAAGGTAAATCAAAGCGTTACTTTAGAGTGGGGTTTGGAAAATGGCTCACCGAACGAGTGTTTGTTAAGAAATATTTTAGTGAAGAATAAATGAATATAAAAAAGTCAGATATGGGAAATAAGATTAATGTAGCGGAAATCCTAAAGGATAAGCCGCAAGGAACTAAGTTGTACGACTTATTACGCAATATAGACGTAGAGTTAGATAAAGTCAACACAACAGACGTTGGTACTTATATAGAATGTACATCAACTAATGAAGTAGGCAGTACTCTTTTGTTTGATTATTCAAAACTAGGTACAGAAAAATGCTGGCTTGCAGGCTTACGGATTCTCCTTCCTTCTAAGAATATGCGTGACTGGGGCAAGTTCGCCTGGAAGAAGGGCGATTTGCTTATCAATAGTTGTGGATTTCAGTGCATTTTCAAAGAATGGGCATCTGATGATTATACAAAGTTCAACGGATGCTATTCTAATAGCAGGGATGGTTACGAAGACGTATCAAATGCAGAAACAGCTAAGTTTGTCAAGTTAGAAAACAATATTGCCTATGGATATGTCAGAGAGATTGAAAGAAAATTAGGTGGCATACTAAACCTTGAGACTTTGGAGATTGAGAAGACTCAGCCAGAGTTCAAGGATGGGGATATAGCTTTTGCCGACTATGGTAATAGACAAGATGTATTTATAGTATCAGATAAAACTGATTTATCAGAAGGTTATAGCTCATTTATTTCTTTAGATTTAAGTAGTCTAACTTTGAGTATGGGCTATAGAACTTGTTTCTTTAAGAAAGACCTTTGTAAACTTCGCCTTGCCACTGACTCAGAGAAAAAACAGCTATTCTCAGCTCTCGAAAAGAAAGGCAAGGTTTGGGATGCTGAGAAGAAAAAGATTGTGAACTTGAAGCCAAAGGTAGAGCTGAAACCATTCGATAATGTGTTGGTTAGACATCAAAAAACTGAGGAATGGCGTGCAAATATATTTAGCCATACAGATAAGACAGATGAATATCTTGACTATGTATGTGTTAATGGTAGATGGGAGTTCTGCATCCCTTACGAAGGCAACGAATCATTGTTAGGTACAACTAAAGATGTGGAGGTAAGTTATGGACGAAGCTTTTAAGAAAGAACTTATAGAGCATTGTAAAAGGCAAATGCAACGCTTTGAGAGAATGGGAAGAACAGATTCTTTCGCATATAAAGAACATGCTGTTTTACTTAGTTTTCTTGAACGTCCATATTTACCTTTTTAATATAGTAATAGTTATGATAGACATAAAGAAAAAAATTCAAGCCGCCAGAGATTACGCAAGAAAAAGCTATCGTGTAATCAGAAAGGTTAGCAAAAACGGCTTTATGGTTCAAAGAGATAAAAATGCCGATAAGCATTTCTTGGATGGCATTGATTGGGCAGAGAAAGAGATATTCAAAGATTTGATTCATAATGCTAACGAAGTTCCTCAAATTGGCAGAGGAAGGATTCTTGCATACTCAAGAGACTGCGGTTATAGAAATCTTTACAACCTATACGATATGATGTACAAGACTGATTGCGGCACATATCAAGAAATGTGGGAATTAGAAGTTAAAGCTTATGGTTTGGATGGTTGGATATACGCAGATGAATTGTTTGACTTAATTATCAAAGGAGGTGAATGCAAATGACCGATGCAGAATTTAATAAGTTTGTGCTTATACTAGAGAATGAAGCGTTTCGGTTTGCAAGAAGTCAAAACGTATTTAAGGAACATCGAGTAGTGATAGAACAGTCTTTCAAGATAGGAGGGATGTTCATTCTTCGAGAGTTGGAAAAGTATTTTAATCAAAAGAAGTAAGCGTATGATATTATATGAGAATCAATGTTTTGAGCTTTTAAAAGCTTTGTGTTATAGTGTCCCACAGAATCCAAATGTCGGTAGGTTTGAGATTGCAAACGTGATACTTGACACATTACAAAAAATAAAAGATGCGGATTAACAGCTTTCGGGCACAAATTTAAAGATAATGACAAAGGAAGAAATATTGGAAAAGGCATCCGATTTTGAGGATGAAGATGAGTTTGTGAAGTGTAATAGATTGCCGTTCACTGAAGAATTGTGGCTTTTACATCAGCTAGTGTATATCGGCTTGTCTTGTACCTATACAGGTCGTGGTTATATAATTGAAAAACTTAAAGATTAGTAAATGGAAGCGAATGATTATTTGAAGGCTATGCAAGCTATGGACGAATTGGATAGACTTGTAACTAGTGTTTATCCGGATAAGTTCAAGTTGGTCTGCAAGAAGCATGGAATAGATGAATGCGAGGCGATGAACATGTATTCGTACTTGCAAAAGATGCATAAAGGTCAGTCTTGGTTAGTTAGATACAAGCCATTGGAATATCTAGAGCGTGTGTTAACACTAGCCAAAGAAGCTTATGCGTCTTACATGAACAACGGCTTGATTCTAAGTATGGTCAATTTTGGTGATAAGTATACAAGAATACTTGTAATATTTGAGAAAGATGGCGTAAGAAGCCAACAAGAATTTGACCTTAGAGAGCAAAGAACATATGTTGATATAGCGGACTTTATTGGAAATGGTTACTCCATCGTATCTGTTATCCGTCAGTCTGACAATGTTGATAGCGAAAAGTTTGTTGGAGAAAAGGATGAACGAAGTCATAGTATTTCTATTTACGATGGTGATGTAATGCTTTGTTACGTGAATAAACCGGAATTTTGGAGTTCCGATTGGCGTAATAGCGGACTTTATATTTGTGAGAGCGGCTCATATCATAGATTGCTATACACCCCGAATAAGGGGTACGTAAGACATGGAGAGCCTGATGTAGATGAAGACTTCACCCTTGATATTGGGGAAGAATCCTTCAGTAGTTATGTTATGACTTTAAGCCAGTCTTGGTATAAGTTGGGTAATGTTCATGCAGGTATAGGCTTTTTGAAGGAGAAAGAATAGAAGAGTTAAAGGAGAGGAATATCATTTCCCCTCCTTAGCCTTAATCTCCAGCTCGATAGGCTTGCCACAATGAGGGCAAACAAATGTTGGCTTAGATGGCTCTATTTCGTCTTTGAAGAAGTCGCCAACTTTGCACCCTAATACATCGGCAATACGCTGTAATGTCCTCATCGTAGGGTTACGGCTGAGGTTTTGGGTAAAAGTAAATCTTGTGATACCCATTTCTTTTGCTACCTGTTCAATAGTGAAGCCCTTTTCTTTGATAATTGTTTTAACGTCCATATTTCTTATATTTAATAATGTGAGATTTTATTTTGTGTGCAAAGATAATGAATATAAATGAAACTACCAAATATTTTCTTTGTTTTGTGTAGATAAGTTCTAACAATGTGAATAAAAGTAAAGAATAAAGTCTAAACAAGGTTACTAAGTTAATAATTGTTTATATTCTCACATTTTCTTTCAAAACATTTTGTATGTTAGAATATATTTTGTATCTTTGCAATGTCTTTAAGAGATAAAGGCTTTAAAGTTTAACTATTAATTGCTGCTATGCAGCCGAGTCGGCACTCGTAAAACGGTTTGAGGATATGACTACTTCAATTAAGAACAAGATGAGAAAGGTAATGCAGTTGGCACATAGAGCCTATCAGTTGAAATCAAGTTCAATGTCTTGGGTTGAGTGCTTGAAACAGGCTTGGCAGGTTGTAAAGCTTGAGTCAGCGATGAAGACCAAAGTAGTAGAGTTCTTCTTTATGAAGATGAATGGTGAGGTAAGACAAGCCTTTGGTACTCTCCTTCAGAGCCACATTGACTATACTCCAAATGGTACAGGTCATGTAGCAGCAAGAGATTGCATCCGCTATTGGGATGAAGAAAAGGGCGCATGGAGACAATTCAAGGCTTACAACTTTTTGCGAGTTGCATAAAGATATATACAGGTTCTAAGGTGTTTGGCGAGGCTTTAATAGGGGTGAGCCTTTAATCACCCCTTTAGTTTAGGACTTTTAAATTAAAATCGAATATGTTACATTCTGAGATTGTTAGTGAGTTGAAGAACATTGGTGTACAAGTAAAACCATATAATGTTCAAGATGGCTTTATGGATATGTTCGTAAATGGTGAGGTTTACGATATGTTTGTGAAGTTTGTAAAAGAGAACAACTTAGAAGTGATATATGATAACATTCATCATTGGGATATTTTCACATGGTGTGATGCTACAATTTGGTTTTAATCAGAAATAGAGTATAAGATATGGAGACAATTGCTAAGTGTTTGAAAGAAGTGTTCTATAAAGGGCATCATATTACCAAGGTGGAGGACGTATTCGGTCAGGTATTCGTTCGCATTGATAATGTAGTTGAACCAGACTATGCTAGCATAGCCGAGGCGAAACGTGTAATCAATGGTAAAGCCCCAAAGTGGTTTAATGATGGTTATATGTGGGACGAAGCCAGCAAGAAAGTTGTAAAAGACCCTAACGCTTTCCGATGGGAGGAGTAAGAAAAGATAAGATAAAGAACTTAATACAATTGGTTATGGAAAAGTTTATTGATGGCAGTTATGTATTCGAGAAGACAAATGAGTTTCCGGATGGCTATGAAATTTGGGCGATTGGTCGAAGAAATTTCGAGCACAAGGGTTACGTGCCATTGTGTGAGGTTGATGAGAACTACAACGTCAAAAGAGATACCTTGAAGGCTTTGAAAGTCAAGGATGAAGCATTTGCTTTGGCTTTACTCTATGAAGCCGTTAAACGAGGTGTAAACAAGAAGAAGTATAACAAAATGTTAAGTGCATAAGAGCATGGATGAGAATTTCTTGAATGTGCTCTATATCGAGCACACAGACAAAATAGGCGTTTTAAAGGACGATAAGATTGAAAGGGTATCTATTATCCTTGGGACGGATAAAACGCTTGTAGAACGCAAGAGAGAGGGCAAAACGTACCTTCTTGTACCATTGACAAAGAACCACACATTTGTCTGCAAGGGTAATAGCATTGATGTGGATGGTAAGCGTTTCAAGAGTAAAATCTTCTTCCGTAAGGATGGTGCTCAGTGGATTGAGGTCGATAAAGAAACGTTATCTAAGGTAGCGTAACATAACATAAGGAGGTTTAAGCTATGAAAGTATATGTAGTTATTTCTTCGTACCAACACGGATTGGGCGAAGCTGTTGAGGTTGATGCAGAAGTCTTCGATACCAGAGATAAGGCTAGAAAAGCGGTAAGACATAAAGGAATGAACACTTTGGAGAATTACAAGCGAGTTTTGAATTGCGATGATTATCTATGCAATGTCTCAGATTCTTTCTTTCATATCTCAGACAGCGCAGGTGAGACGTGGGATAATTTCGATATTGTAGAACGAGAAGTAAAGTAATATAGTTATGAAGATTAAAGAAATCAAAAACATTATAGAAGATGCGAAGGAGTGTGGTTGCCTTGCGACAATTACACTTGCAAATGGGCAGGTATCTCATGTAAACTTCAGTAAGAATATAAAGAAGTTTACAGCAACAGATGATGTTATCATAGACGAAAGAGGAAATCTTGTGATAATACTTGGCAAGGATGGAGGTAGAGATTACATTGATGGCGATTCCATCATTCGTATATTTTGTAAAGAAGGTTTGTAACAATTAATTAGATAAGAATATGGATGCAGGTCATGTGAATGTGATATTGGGCGAAGCCGAGAACAAAGGTCTTAGAGGAAATATCAACTTGATAGGTGGAGCGAAGATAAGTTTCGACTTCAATAGTGTTGGTGGTGAAACTTCTTTCAATTGCAACACAAAGAACAGAACACTTATGATAGGGAGTGGAAATACTGTAGTATTCACACGTAAATACATAGATTGTAGCTCTATCCAGTATATTGAAGTATTTGAACGTACAAAATAATTATAGGAGACAAGAATATGAATGTACTAGACTATTATGAGGTTGTCACCTCAAAGATTTTCAAGTTGGAAAGCATGAACGAGGGGCTTGTATTGATAGCACCGGAGCAAGAGGTGGATGGAGTCCGTTCCTTAATGGTGGGATTATATGTTCCTGAGCATGAACGATACAAGATATATACTTTCCGTTCATCTATGAACGAGGGCGAACTTGGCGACAAGTACAAGGCGATGGTCGGCACGATGGATGTGCTTAAACCGGATTGGGACAGAATTAGAAAGAAAAGACGGAAGAGGTTCTAACCTCTTACCGCCTTTAAGATGCATTCGTTGATGAAGTCACTTTTGTTTCCGTCTAAGGAATTGAGGATGTCAAGTGTTTCTTCTGTGGCTGAAAAGAACATACGTTTAGCGCATTTTTTCTTGCGTCCACAGCCTTCTCTTGCACCTCCCCATGACTTGGTTGTCTTTTCTTCGTTTGTGTCCATACGTTAAAAATTTGGTGGTTTGAAATAAATTTCGTACCTTTGCAACGAAATCCCAAGGTGGGAGGCGGTGGTGAGAACACCACCTCCCTGTTGGAAATCTAAGCTTTACAATTCAATTGTAAGAGCAACTTTGATTTTCCAAATCCGAACTGAAATGTAAACTCTCATACGGCTTTGGGATTTCATTTTACCTACTCTTTCAGGTTTTCGGCATCCCCTTTGTAATCTCTCTTTGATTACACTGCAAAGATACGAAAAATATTTGAAATATGCAAACTATTTCAAGATTATTTTAAGGAAACATGAAAATAAATTAGAGTTTTCTTGCATTTCTCGAAGGTTTTTATTACCTTTGCGAATGCAAACAACAAAACAATGAGCTTATGAAAGTATTATCAATTCGTCAGCCGTATGCTTGGTTAATCGCTATCGGCTGCAAGACCATTGAGAACAGAACATGGAGTAGAAAGTTCCGTGGTCGTTTCCTTATTCATGCTAGCCAAGCCAAACCCGAAAAACTTGACGGATGGCAGGAGAGCGCAATGAAGAAATATTGCCAAGAGCATGGTATTGTTATTCCGGACTTCAAAGACTTGCCAACGTCAGCCATTATCGGCAGCGTAGAGTTGGATGATATTCAATTCCATGAGGCTTATCCGGATGCGTTTGCTGAAGATTTCCAATATCATTGGTTCTTGAAGAATGCTAAATTGTTCGATGAGCCGATTAGAAACGTCAAAGGCAAGTTATTCCTCTGGGATTATGAGTATAATGAAGCCGAAATGTAAAATAACAATACTTTTGTAATAAAAATACAAGTCATTGAAAATTAGCGCAAAAGTGTTTGTTCTCCGATGGGTTAGATAAGAAGTAAATGTAAAAATAAAGAAAGCCTCAACCTCTAACGAGATTGGGGCTTTTACAGTTGTCCTAGTGTGTCTCACCATTATTATTTCGTTCAATCAAAGGCAAGATACCTTTCTCCTTTAGAAACTCATAGAGAAAGAAACGTCCTTTCTGAGTCCACTTCGTGTTGTATTTGATGGTTTGTTTTCCATCATTATGCGTAATGGTCACTGGCTCGCTATTCACATATCCCTTATCCAAATATTGGCGGTACAAGACCCATTGGTCAGAAACCTTGTGCTGGATACCATGCTCATGCAACAATTTGTTGAATGCTTGCGGACTCATTCCGTAATCCTGCGCCATTGATGTAATCACGCTTGTGCTCTTGTTCTTCATCATCACATCGAAGTAAGTAGTCTTAGGCTTCATCGTTGTAATCTGTGCGCTCAGTCCGACAATCTCCTGCGATGCCTTGGCAAGTTCCTCTTTCTGCTGTTTGTTTTCCAAGGTCAACACTTGGTTCTTCTCGAACTGGTCAGCCCAAGCTCTTGCTGCAATAGCCGGATTGGTGAAATCGGGCAATGATGGAACACTCTGCATTCTTGCTCGCTTTTCCATTTCTATGAAGTAGCGTCTAGCTTGCTTGCCTTTCTCGCATTGGGACATCATCGAAATCTCCTTTGCGGCATCAACGGATAAGGCGTACTCGGATGTTGGTCTGCCACCAAATAGGTTTTCCCCCTTTTGGGTGAAAACCTCAAAGTCTTGATTTTCAACCAAATCACAGCGTTCAATCTGCTTCTTTATCCAAGAAGAGAAATCTTTACCTATACCCAAGAACTGATGTAATCCTCTTGCATTGACAGCTTGTTTGCCATCACGTTCTTCTACCTTAATGAGTTCAAAGCCTTCGACCTTAATTTCCTCACTCTGATTTACAAATGCTCCCAGCATGGGTGCATCATTCAAATTCTTTTCTAAAAAATCTTTCATTTCTTAATTTGTTAATAATTATATTTGGCTGTGGTGGAAACGAAAAGCCCCATCCGCTAAAGTCACGAGTGCGGACAGGGCTTGTGTCATTCATCCACTATTGTAGAGCGATGGACGGAATGACAATACTCCACGCTTGGAGCAAATGAAAATATTTAATTTTAAATTTTAAAAATATAATCTATATCCTCATTAGCCGTGCTCGTGACTTCACAACCTTGTTATTTTCGGCTGCAAAGTTAATGCTATTTTCTTTAACTTGCAAACGCTTTAGTGTTTTGTTTAAAACATTAACGTTTGTTTTACTTAGGAGGACTTCTGTCCTCACCAGCACGACCAACTCTTATGGCACGTTGCTGCGCATTACTTCTTCTTTCCATTGTTCACGGAATTAATTGTTAAACTTCAAAGATAATGTGCAGTTTATGGTGTGCCTCACCTTATATATTGTTACGCTACCATTGATAGCATTTCTTTAGATTGCATCTGAATCCATTGGCAAGCATCCTTGCGGAAAAAGATGTCCGAATCGAACCGCTTGCCATCCACGATAATGTGGCTACCCTTGCACTCGAACTTGTGGGCTTGGGTCAATGGGACTAGCAGATAGACCGCCATGTCCTTTTTATCCAACACCAGTGTAAGGTCAGTACCCAATACATGTGAAATAGTGTTGTCTTCGTCGTCACACAATACACCAATCTTCTCATCGTAGCTCACGTAGAGAGCATCCATTAAATTCTTATCCATATCTCTTAAATATTTAATGTTCAAAGTCCGGTGCAGTTTAGCGTGTGCCTCACGAAATCTATTACAAGTCACACTCGTATGAGTATTGCTTTTTCAGCTTGTTCAATGCGTTCTCGGTAACGTAGTAGATGTTATCGAAATATTCGCTTTTCTTGATGCTTCGGCTTTCCTTCAGCTCTACCTTGTGATTGAATGTCACTTCGTAGCGGTTTGCGATGCTTGTAATCAAGAAATCGACCTCACGCTTATGTCTGTCCAGATCGGTCTCTTTATACTCACCACGCTTGATAAATGCGTCCTTGTTCGTCTCTTCGATGGTTGCAACCATGTTGCCTTGCATCACGATAATCTTTGCGCTCATATATAGTTTCTTTTTAAATCGTTAGAAATCTGTTATGCAACTCTCATAAGGTTTGCCTTCTTGAAGCAACGCCATTCTTCTTTCTCGGTATCGAAGTACACTTGACAAGTGTCATTCATCTTGCGACCTGCACCCTGTGTAGCTGGGATAACCTTCTCGCTCAATGTGCCGAATGCCTCACGCAAGCTGCCATCAACCTTCTGAAAGTAGAACTTCACGATGCGCTTCTTCATCTGACCCTTCAGCTTGATGTTCATCCAAGCGACCTTTAAAGCCTCGCTCATTGTGTAGCCATTCTTCTTGATGAACTGCCAAGCAAGCTTCATTACCTCACTCAATGTATTTCTTAATGTAATAGCCATAATCACTATACCGTTTTACGAGTGCCGACTCGGAGGTGCAACCTCAACTAAATTAATTATGTTATTGTGACCTTTGTTTCTTAATCACGATGCAAAGATAACGCTTTTATGTGATATAACAAAATAAAATATCACTTTTATGCGATATTTTGATGTTTCTTAACAAATAACGCTTGAAATTCATATATATTCACAATAAAACACTTTTAAATCATATTTCTGCTTATTTTCTTTGGCGTTTCAATAACTTTTTGTATCTTTGCACCAAATTAATAACACATATAAGTAATATATATATGAATATAAAGAAAACGATAAAAGATAATGGATGGACTCTAGAAACATTAAGAGCCAGAATGCAGGAGATAGAAGGGCGTGAGGTAAAGCAGTCTTCTATGTCCCGAATAGTGAATAGTGCCAACCCTACAGTTGAAACACTTCAAAGGCTTGCAGATGCTATGGGGATAAGTGTCTGTTTGTTCTTTGAAAACAATCAACAGGGTATTTCTCTTGTTTGTCCTCATTGTGGCAAACCGATAACTTTGCATATAGATAAGTAACGTGGGGTGTTCCTCACTATGTTCAATAATTTAAAAGTATGGGATTATGAAGAAAATTGCTTACGTAGCCATTATTGCAGTAATTGTTGTCCTTTGTGGTTACGCAATAAAGGTTGCCTCTGAAAGAGACAAGATGATAGCTGAAGAGTGGAAACAGCATGAAATACGAGCTATATCCAAGGATTCCTGTATGCCAAAACGTGACTTGGTTTTAAAAAAATATTTTGGCAAAAGCTATAAGGTGATTGATAGTCAGTTTTATAACAATAAGAGTTATAATGATCAGAATGGTAGCTTTAGTGATAAAGGAACTGTAGAGGGTGTTGTGGAAGGAAAAAATGGGAAATTTGCGTATGATATGAAAGTCTCAATTCCTTATAGGAATCCTAAAGATTGGAATTTGGAATCGTTGATAGTGAAAGACTTGAAATCATGTCATTATGTATATATCGTGAGAGATGGGAAGCGTGAAGACCCAAGAGAATACGAAAAAGCAAATGCTATCAGTTCTTCTAGTGAGACCGATGTGTATGTTTCGGATGAAGACCTGTATTCAATAGAGGATGCTCTTCAAAAAGAGTGGAATGTTAGCAATGCTTCAAGTTCCGTAGGTGCGGAAAGCTCCAATGTGTTCAAGGTGAAGAAAGAAAGCGTTAGTGGACGTGAGGTCACTGTTTCTTATTCTTTACGTTCAACCTATGGTGGTCAGAAGAAATTTGTTGATTTGCATGGTGTTGTCAAGAAGAATAGTGATGGCTCTTGGAGTGTTGTAAACTTAGGATATTAACAATTTAAATAAATGTGATTATGAAGAAGAAAGTGATAATTGCCATCATCGTAGCTATCGTTGTGCTAGGTGGCGGCATTGGTGGCTATGTGTATCATTCTAACCAAGTTAAGGCAGAAAAAATGGCTAATTACAAGAAGGCGTTGTCTGATTATCGCTTCAATAGCAACAGATTAATATATTCTTTGGATTTCGTAGTAACGGATTTTATAATCAATTGGAACTCGGCTATAACGAATAAAAAGGCTATGAACACAAAGAACGAAATCGTTCCTTGCTCCGATTTCGAGGATGCCGTTTCTTTTCGATATGCCTTCTATGATAAGTATGGCGCATATAAGATTTTAGATAGCGTATATGTCTCATTAGGAAAACATTTGGAAAAGATGCGTGTAAATGCTAATGAAGAACAGCAAAAAATCGTAGAAACCTGTAGTAATGAATACAGGGAGTTGAATAATGCTATTATTCTTGTGAAAAAGCCTTATGGCGCATTGGTGCAATATTCTAAACAGAAAGGAGACTTATTCTTTAAACTTTATGCTTTTGATAGCGAATTGGCTAAAGTTTCTCCATTGGAAGAAGATAAGGGCGATGAGAGAACAAAAGCAATGAATATGGAATTATACGGAACGCATTTGTTTGTTACGGCAGACTTTGACAAAGAACCGCAAAAGGCAAAAAAGCAAAGTTATACGTTTAGTAACATCACTACAAATTGGATTTATTTAAAATGATGGTTCTATTTTAATATAGCGTAATCTTTAAAATAGGTTTCTAAAAGAAAATAAAGTTTAAAAGAACAAAGAAATATACTAAATAGTTTGCGTGTTTCAGAAATTATGCTTACCTTTGCAAACGAAATCAGAAATGGTTTTGTAGCTTCCATATTGCATTCTCTACATTAGCGATATTGGTAGCTACGTTTATACATAAGGCAATAGCTTTATAAGCTAGAAGTCATTAAATGAAGTGCAGTGTACAACAGAAAAGTGGTGTGAAGTGTAGTGGAGTGCGGTGAAGTCTAGTGTAGTAGGGTAAAGTGCAGTATGGTATAGTAAAGTATAGTACAGTATGGAGAGCCATCCTTTGGGGTGGCTCTTTTTGTTAATTGTGGTTAATATAACAAAATTGTTACCATAAAATTTGGCTATATAACAAAAAAGTTATATCTTTGCAATGTCTTAAGGACAAAAGAGTTCTTGTAACAATGAAGAAAAGCGAATTGATTAAGAGACTGAGAGAAGCGGGATGCTTCCTGTCTCGACAAGGTTCGGGGCATGAAAAATGGACTAATCCTAAAACGGGAAAGTCTCAATTCGTGCCAAGACACGCTAGAGAGGTCGCCACAGGCACCGCTCATAGTATTCTAAGAGAATTGGTTGGGGAGTAATCCCCACCTTTCTCTCTTCATTGCTTAAAGGACTCTTTTTTATTGAGAAGATAAACGAATATATATATGAAGAAGATTAAAGTTATTGTAGAACAAGCCAAGGATGGGTCTTTTTGGTGTTATACCGAAGATGGCATAGGTAAGGTTGGCTTAAACTCTTGTGGAGACACTGTTGCCGCAGCGAAACAAGATTTAATGGATTGTTTGGCGTTGGCAAAAGTGGATGCAAAAGAGAATGGAGAAGTGTTTCCTGACGTTGAATTTGAATACAAGTATGACTTGCAATCTTTCTTTAATTATTTCTCTTTCCTCAATGTGTCAGAGATTGCAAAACGAGCAGGTGTCAATCCTTCATTGATGCGTCAGTATAGTAAAGGCATAAAGCAAGCTGGCGAGAAAACTTATGAACGTTTGGCGCATTGTATGAATGAAATAAAAAAAGATTTGGTAGCCGCTACCTTTTAGGCGTGTGGCTTCATTGTTGCAATAGATAAAGAACTCAGAGCCTTCTGCATGTGAATGTGGAAGGCTCTTTTTTTTGTACCCAACCTTAATCTTTGCACTTAAATTTTTTGTGAAATAGCACACGTTAATTCTTTCGCTATTCCTTTGATTATTAGCTAATTTTGCCAAGAAAAAAGTATAAGGATGGCACAGTTAGAATTCAATATCAAAGCGAATTTCGACCAAATAAGGCTAGCCAAGCAAGAACTTGAAAGATTGCGTGGTGAGTTGTTGAAAACAACAAAGGCGACAGATAAGACGGTGGTTCAAGACCTTACGGACAAATATGCAGAGCAAAAGCAAAAGGTGACAGAGCTTAGTTCCGCAATGTCTCGCTATGCTTTTGTGATGAGTGGTGATTATGCCAAGAAAATGCAGAATCTTACAAGAGAGGTTTTTTCTTTCGAGCTGCAAGCAGACTCATCTAAGCGAAAGATTGAAAGACTTTCTTCTGAGATTGCAAAGATGCAGTCTAAACTTCGTAAAGGAGGCTTAGATATTGGCACTTCAACAATCCTTAATCGTGATATAAGCGAAAATTCCAATATACTCAATGATGAGAAAAGGCGTTATGAGAATCTAACCGGATTAGGTAAGCAGGCAAGAATCGAATTGCAAAACATGCAAGCAGAGTATGTCCGCTATTCGGGTTCTTCGAGTGCAACTACTGATAACGTAAAGGTGATGACTGATGCCTTTGCCGGAATGATTGAGGAAATGAAGAAAGTTCCTACTGTCGGTGAGGGTGCAACATCTTTATTTAATCGTCTCGGTGGTGATGCAAAGCAATTAGCAATGAGCCTCGTAGGTGGCCTGGGGTTTGAACAATTGGCAGAACACATCTTTAATGTTCGTTCACAATTCCAACAGCTTGAAATTTCATTCACTACTATGCTTGGTAGTGAGCAGAGAGCAGGAGCATTGATGAACCAACTTGTTCAAACGGCTGCGAAGACTCCTTTCGACATGAGTTCGATAACAAATGGGGCAAAGCAGTTGTTGGCTTATGGTACGGCTGCAAATGAGGTTAATGACATTCTTGTTCATCTTGGAGATATTTCGGCAGGTCTGAACGTTCCGTTGAACGATTTGGTGTATTTGTATGGTACAACAATGAGCCAAGGCCGCATGTACACGATGGACTTGCGTCAGTTTATGGGCAGAGGCATCCCGATGGCTGAGGAGCTTGGTAAAATCATGGGCAAGACAACCCAAGAGGTTCAGCAAGCGGTTACAGATGGAAAGGTCGGAGCTGATTTGGTGAAGAAAGCTGTCATCAACATGACCGAAGAGGGCGGAAAGTTTGGAGGTCTGATGGAAAAGCAATCCACAACCTTGCAAGGAAAATGGTCTAACATTGGCGATAGCGTTGATCAGATGTTTAACGAACTCGGCAAGAAGTCGCAAGGAATATTTGGTACAGGTTTAGACTTGATTTCGTCTTTGGTTGACAATTGGGAGACGGTCGTTAAAGTTATTGGTTCGGCTGCGGTAGCCGTAGGCACATATAAGGCAGGTCTGATGGCGGCAGCATCCATCCAAAAAGCTCAAAACAAAGCTACACTTGATAGTATTGCAAGTAATCTTGACGAAAAGATAAAAGCGTACAAAGATGAAGCTGAATTGTATCATTCCTACACCGGAAAAGATACATCCGAATATAAGAGCCAAAGACTTTCGGATTTGAATAAGGCTGTTTCTAATACTGATATGTTGGGTACGGATAAGGCCGAGGAACTTGTGTCTCTTAAAATCAAAGAGGCTCAGACCGATGGAATCATAACCCAACAAATGGCAGAGCAATTGCAACTTAAACGTGATATGCTTGTCACTCAGCAACAATCTGCTGCTAAAGAACAGATGGAGGCTTTGGAACTTTCCAAGGGACTTGATGAGAAAATGGCTCAGTTCAAGGAAATGGAAAATGATTACCGACATCTTAACGGAAAAGATACCAAAGATTATAAGGCAAGCCGTTATAATGAGTTGGGAAATGCTTTGTCCGATACCGAAAATATCGGTGATGATGAAACGGAGAAACGCATATCTAAGCAGATAGAATTAGCGAAATCTGAGGGGTTGATTAGCGAAGAAATGGCTAAACAACTCCAGTTGAAGCGTGACCTCTTGGTTGAGCAGACAAGACTTGCGGAGAAAGAACAACTCCAATGGCAAAATGCGGTAAACGCCAAAGAAGCCGCAGAAGGAGAGTTGCGTGCAAAAAAATCGCAAGAAGCCGACATCGCTGCTGCAAATAAGGCTGCGGAACAAGCAAAGGCTGAGGCTGACCTTAAACAAAAAATAGCCAAGGCAAATGAAACCGCTTATGGTAAGGCTCTTTTGGAAACTAACGCCTTACAGAAGAAAGTAGACTTGCAGCAAGAGAGTTACGATAAAGCGATGGATGAGGCTCGTGAAAAGAGAATAGTCCTTGCTCAACTTGATGAGGAAATAAAAAAGCAGCAGCAAATCATAGAACAGAAAGAAAAGGAATTGGTCTATGATAATGGGGCGGTTGATACGACTTCATTTGGTGGCTATGCGGATTCTTTTTCGGATAACGAAAATAGTTCAATAGTTCAATACGAGGCTGAACAAGCGAAATTGGAAGAGCTGATGCAAAAGCGTCAGCAAGCGGATGAGGAATACGAAAGTTCTAACGCAAAGCGTAAGGCTATCCAACAGGAACTTCAGACTACGACTGAGAAGTTGACAGAAGCCGAAGAGAATGAAACCGAGGTCTATAAAGAGACAGGAGCAGCGGCAGATGAAATTGGAGATATTGTTCAGCAAGGAATAGATATAGAGGATGGTAAGATTAGCATTACGGAGGCGGCAACTACAGCTACACAAACCAACACTACTTCTGAAGCTAGCAATGCAACCGCAAAAGGTGCTAATGCAAATGCCACTTCTTCGGAAACTATTGCTAATACGGCAAACTCGACTTCAAAGACAGCTAATACTGCGGCTACTAATGTAAATACAACGTCCGAGAACCTGAATACAGGAGCAAAGGAACGGAATTCCCTTGTTACCTCTATATTATCTGTTGGCACAAAAGGGTTAGCATTAGCTCAAAATGTGTTAACATGGGCTACTAATGCCGTTACCGTTAGTATGAGGGAGCTATGGGCTGCAATGCTTGCAAATCCTCTAACTACCATCATTACTCTGGTAACAACCGCAATGTCCGTTTTTGCGATGTTTGGAAGCGAGGAGGAAGATGCCGCAAAGAAAACGCAAGATATGGGAAATAAGGCTGCTGAGGCTAGTAATAAGGTTCGTTCCTTGTTTGCAGTTTTGAATAATGGCAAGGCAGAAGACCATAAGGATGCAATAAATGAATTGAAGTCTGCTTATGAAGAATATGGGATAAAATTGGATGAAACTAAAATGAAGTCTCAAAGCATGAGTGAGCAAGCTGATGAGTTAAAGGCGCATGAAGAAGAACTTATCGGTATTATTGAAAAGCGTTCTCTTGAAATGGAGCGTGCAAATCAATTGCAGGAGGCTTATAATAATTATAATTCTTCAAATGATTCCTCTTTCGGTTCATTCAAAGATTCTATTGACGACAAGTTGTCTGATGTAGAAATGGGAACTATTCGAAGTCTCATAAGTCAGGATGACATAGACAAGTTAGCTGAACTGCGAAAGGAGATGAATGCTTGTGGTGGAGATTTAAAGGTGTACAACGCATTGAATGCTCAATACTCTCAATTACAAGGGGAGTTGAATGTAAAAATAGGAACTTATCTCGAAAATATGCACCATAGCCGTTCTGAGGTGGCTCAGATGATTCCTGATATAAACGACTTTACTGATGGGCTTGTTAGCAATAAAGTTGAGTTGGATGGTACTGTTGATTCTATAAATAATAGCGTCAATGCCGCAGAACGTGCGAGAAAAGCCACATCTAATTTGACTTATGCGCAAGAGGAACAAGCTTTGAAAAGTCAATATGCAAAGAAGAGCTTCAAGGATTTGAATAGTGAAATCCAAGAAACAATAAAGTTGTGCAGTAGAAAATTGCATCTTGATATTAAGGTTAACTATGATGATAGTGAGCTTCCTGCATGGATTAAGAATATGTCTCAGTCTCAGTTGAAAGCGAGTATGGCAGCGAGAAAGAACTGGCTTGACGGACACAAAAAAGGGGATGTTCTTCAAGTTGGAGGTCAATATAAGACTTACGAACAGGTCGCAAACGAATTGGCTATGATGCAAGCAAGAGGTAACAACTTCGAAAGTAAGCCGAAGAAAAGCCAAAAGGAGATAGATAAGGAGAGGAAGGCAAGAGAGAAAGCGGCTAGGGATGCTGAAAAGGCTAGGAATGATGCCGAGACAAAGGCTGGTAATAAGCGCAAGGCTGAGGAGGACTATTCCAAGTCTATTTCATCCTATTCGGAGAAAGCTATCCAAGACATGACCAAGAACCGCATCAATGCGATGAATGAGGGTTATAGCAAGGAATTGGCTCAGATAACCGAGAATGCCGACAAGGAGAGAAAGGCGGTAGAAGAAGGTATAGACAAATTGGTTGAGGCTAGGAAAAAACGTGACCAAGCTGTTTGGGTTAATTCTGGCAAGGGTCGTAAGGCTAATATGTGGAAACAGAGCAAAACCGATGAAGAGTATAAGAATGAGGTTTTGAACGAGACCATGAAGGATAGCAAGGGTAATCCGGTTAAGGTAAATGGCATGGAGATGACCATAGGCATGAACGTTGCTAATCAGATGAATGCAATTCGGGATAAGGCTGTAAAGCAGAATGAGGATGTGCTTGCTAAAGAAGCGCAAAGCATGTACGATTATCTGAAGACTTATGGTACATTCCAAGAACAGAAGTTAGCTATTGCTGCCGATTATGCTAAGAGGATTAGCGAGGTTGAAAACTCTACGGATTCGGACTCAAACAAGCAATGGAAGATAAAGTCTTTGAAAGAAGAGCAGAAGAAAGAAACGGATTCGGTTGAGACTAGTGCTATTATGCAGAAGATAGACTGGTATCAAGTCTTCGGAAATGTTGGTGGCATTATGAAAGATGCGCTTGTTCCTTTATTGGCAGATCTGGATAAGTTCGTAGGTACGGATAAGTTCCAAAATTTGGGTGCAGACCAGCAGAAGAGTATCGTTGATGCTATGCAGAATATCCGTAATTCGATTGGCAATACAAGTGATTTAGGTTGGAAAGACCTTGCAAGGGATGTTGTTGCTTATCAGGATGCTCTGAAGAATGCGAAAATTGCACAAGAGGAATACACGAAAACGGAAACTTTGCTTATACCTCGTATTAAGGTTTTGCAAGAACAGATTGAGAGTGCGAAAAAGTCGGGCAATGTTGCAGAGCAAACAAGGCTACAAGAAGAATTGAATAAAGTTCAAGGTCAGTTAGCGGAGTCCGGAAAGAAGATTGTTACGGCTAACACAAAAGTTCGTACTAGTGGTCAGAAGTTGGCTCAAACGACACAGAATGTGACACAACCGATTTCCGCTATCCATGAGTTCCTTTCTACTTCTGGACTATCCGATTTGGCATCTCTTTGGGATAGTTTTGACCAACTTAAAGGTGGAATTGACGGATTGAAAGCTTTAAAGGAGGCTAAAAATGCGGCTGACGGACTGAAGGATATGGGTAAGGAAGCCGCAGATGCAGCCGCAGCCGCTGGCAAGAAAGCTGGCGATGCGCTAAGTGAAGGATTGTCAAAAGCCGGACTTATAGGCCAAATTGTTGCTGCCATTTTGAAGATACTTGATGTTTTGAAGGATGGTATCGGAACATTGATTAGCAGCTTGATTGATACAGTTCTGAATGCGGTCAATGGTATATTGAAGAACATTCTAAGTGGTGAGTTTATCACACAGATAGGAGGGTCTTTGGTAAGCGGTATCGGTAATATTCTCAATACAATCTCGTTTGGTGGCTTCAATAGTTTGTTTGGAGTAGGTGGAAACGCAAAAGAAGTAAACCGGACTATAGACAAATTGACGGCTAGGAATGAAATCTTGACGGATGCAATAGACAGATTACGTGACTCTATAGACAAGACTAGTGGTATCAAAGCCGTAGAAGACTCAGAAAAAGCTGAAAAACTTCAAAAGGAAAAAGAGCAAAACCTAAAGGACATCATGGTGGCACAAATGGGTTATCATGGCTCTCATGGAAGTTTTAACCGTTATTTCCGAGGATTTTCGCAAGAGCAAATCAATAAGGTGTCTGAAGCGATAGGTAGACAATGGAATGGAAACCTAAGCGACATACGGTCTGCTGATGAAGCTAATGCGTTGTTGCAAAATCCTGATATTGTTAACAAGATTCAGAACACTGGTAAGGGAAATTATGGAGGAAGAGTCCTCGAAAAGTTGAAAGATTATGCGGCTGAGGCAGGAACATTAGAGGATATTGCTGATGACCTAGCAGAAAGCTTGACGCAAATATCTTTTGATAGTTTGAAGAGCGAGTTCATAGATACTTTGATGGATATGAATTCCTCTGCTCAGGACTTCTCTGATAATTTCTCCAAGATGCTTATGCAAGCCGTTCTGAAAGCTAAGGTAGATGATTTGTTGGGTAATGATATGCAAGCATTCTATGATGAGTGGACGGAGCGAGCTAAGGCAAATGGTGGCAAATTGTCTCAGACGGATATTAATGAATTGAAGGGAAGGTACGATGAAATGGTTCAAGAAGGACTGAAGATTAGAGATGAAGTAGCCGAAATAACTGGTTACAAGCAATCTTACGAGCAGTCTGCGTCTTCCGGTTCTTTTGAATCCATGAGCCAAGATACAGGAGAAGAGTTGAATGGTCGTTTTACAGCGGTGCAGATCGCCACAGAGGGAACGTATGAGGAAGCAAAGCTCATAAATACCAAGTTGGATGCTATTGCGGCTCGTGATGGTGGCGCAGAGGGTAGCTTACTAACAGCTAGCGTGAATACTATTATGGGTAATGTAGGCAATATTTGGTTAGCCGTTGATGAGGGAAGAACTATTCTTGCCCAAAGTCTGATGTACTTGCAGTCGATTGATGAGCGACAAGAGCGATGGCATAAGCCTATGTTGCAAGCATTCAATGATATACACGAATTGAAAGATAAAATGAGTAGATTGTAAACTTAATATGTGCCATGTTAAAGTAAGAGGGGAATGCGTGATGCACTCTCCTCTTTTTTTTATGGAGAAAGTTTTTGTTTTTCACAATATAGATAAGTGTTGTTAAACTGAGTGCTAATTTTTGGTAGAGTGGAATATAATAGTTATCTTTGTAGTCGATTTCAAAACTTATAAGGACATGAAGATATTAGAACCAAAATATGAAATCCTATCCCAAGGAGAGGGTATGGATGGAGTTTACAAGCAGATAGAGCTGTGTGGTCGCACATGTTATGCGTCAAGTATGAAGATAGACAAAGACAGCGCAAAGCCTTTCGTTGAGCGTATGGTAAGCAGCAATCATCTTGCCATGTGTGAGCATGGAACGATTTACCTCCATGTAGCCTATGAAGAAGGATTTTTTGTACCGGAGTCTTTATTGGTCAAGCACTATCGTGAGAACAAATATTCAAAGGTGATGCAGATTGGCAGTGACTACTATATCACAACCAACTACAGAGTGATAGTTGAAAATAACTGGTTTGAGGATTTGGACTATATTTGCGAGCCTACGGAATGGCATGAGAAGCGAATAACAGTCCGCTTTACTACTCAGATTGCGGTAAGTAGAGAGGCTAACAGACATCGTGTAGATTCCGTAGCGGAACAAAGCACTAGATATTGCAACTATAGTAAAGATAAGTTCGGAGGCGAGATTGCTATCAACAAACCAAAGTGGGTTAGCGATGATGATGCGGTTAATCCATTGTCTTTTGATGGTGGAACATTTGTTGACCTATCAAAGAACATCGGTAGTTATGAACATTGGAGTCCGGTAGAAAAATGGTGGTTTGCTAATAGAGTATGCGAAATGATGTATTTGTCTTTGGTCAAGGATGATGGTCTTAAGCCACAGGATGCGAGAACAATACTTCCTCTTGATACCAACACGGAGTTGATTCATACCGCATTTGTGAGCGATTGGAAGCATTTCTTCGAGCTGAGAAGCCTTGGTACGACCGGAAAGCCTCATCCAGATATTGAGGTCTTGGCAACACCATTGATGAATGAGTTCAAGGAACGAGGTTTGATTTAAACGTTTATGAAGAAGAAAGCCAAGCAAATAGCCAAGGTGATGAGCAATGATTCTTTGGAGGTTGTTGCTCATATGATTGCTGATGAGGCAAAAGGTGTGCGCTACGAGGTGTATGCCGATGGTTCTAGTAAGAAAGAAAAGTGTGGTTGTGGCTGGCTTGTGCTTCATAAGGGAGTTATTATCAAAAGTGGGAAATATACTTTTATCACAGCTAAAGTGAACGATTCGGTGAGAGCCGAAATAAGGGCGGTTATTCATGCATTGGGTGATTGCCCTATTTCATGTTCTGTTGATGTATATGTGGATTGCCAAGTAGCTATAGAGAGAATACAGGCATGCAAGTTAGGAGATTTGCAACCTATATATAATAAGGTAGCGAAAGACAAGACGATAAGATACCATTGGGTAAAGGCTCATAGAGGTAATATGTATAACGAAATGGTGGATTCTTTGGCTTTTTCCGCTACAGAAAGTTAATTTTGAGTCTAAGCGTATAATAAGCGTTAAAAGATAAAAGAAATACATTAAATAATTTGCACATTTCAAATATTCTTTGTATCTTTGCATTGTAATTAAGAAACAAGGTTACTAATTTTAAAAAGGTGAGACACACCTTAAAAACTGTGATTCGTTATGAATACTAGATTGAGTAAGAAAGAAACAATGGTTTATGGCAATATCGAAGTGATGGCTGATGTAATTGGGGGTAACAAGTACTTTACATTTGCTGAGTTGTATGATTTCGATTTGGATAATACCAAGGATGAGTTGAAAGAAATCTTAAACTCTTTGACAGAGAAAGGCTACTTGAAGAGTTTTCACGATTTCTACGAAACTTATCGAGTTTTAAAGTAAGAACGATAAAGGGGATATAAATCCCCTTACAATATAAATTTAGAGCGTGAGACACACGTAAAACTGTATTGAAACAATGAAAAAGGTATTCACAATTGAGAATGCATTAGCATTTTTGTTTGCTCTTGAAATAGTATCATTAATATTTTTTCTAGGATAGGGCTTATGCAGATTAAGTTTGGTAAGATAAAGTTTACTGCGGCTAAGTCCGAAAAAGGATGCCGCTTTGATGCTTGCTACAAAGGGGAGCATGTGGCTTTTGAGAGTGAAGACATGTCTTTGTATGATGATGTTTTTTCTGATAATAACAGAAGAGCAAAGGCTGCAAAGAGGGTGGTTTACGAGAACATTAAACACAAGTATTATGAGACCCATAGAGATTAGCGATTTCAACGCTGCCGATGAATTTGTAGTTGAGGCAATGATGCAAGATGGCAAATTCAAGGTTATCGGCAAGGTTATTATTGATAATAATCTTCTGAATGATGATGATTTGGAAACCATCTGGGATTATGCCAACTGGGAGACGAATGGCTATGAAAAGATGGTTGTCTCTAATGGAGTGTACAAAGGCTTGAAAGCGTTTAGTGATGGTCGAATGTTCTATGTAATTACGGATGATGAGGTCGGAGTGGTAAACGACAATATCATGGTACGTAAGCATTATGATGTCAACAATGGCTATTATATAAAGTCATCAAGGTTACACAAGGAGCAATCCAAGGATTTGTGGTGCTTTGGCAGCTGCGAGACCATAACTAACGAATATAAGTCAAACATTTTACATGAAGTACTTTGTGGCAAAGATGAACCATATAAAGCCTACCTTCCTTGAAGGCGGTGAAGTCTGGCATGATATTGATAAGTTCCCGATGCTAGACCATACTATTTTAGTTGAGTTGCAGGTAAAAGGCTCTGACGGATTGATTTACCGGACGCAAGATGTATGTGTTGAACGTGCAGATAGATTTGAGCCTACGATGTCTTTTGTCCCTAAGCGTTGGGCGTATGCAATAGATTTAGCTCAATGCAAGAAAGTGGAAGGATAAAATAAAATACAAATTAAAAATAAGCATATGGAAGAATCGAGAGGTGTTTACACATTACCAGTCTTGTATAATGAGCAAAGTGGTACAAACGAAGGTGTATGTGTAAGAAAAGAACTTGGAGTAGTTGTTGCAATCGACAATGAAGATGAGTTTAAAGGTGTTTTTTCAAAGGATGGTGAGGTTGATGTATTCAAGCAGTTACTATCACAAGAAGTGTATCGTTACTATACAGAGCACAACGCATTCCCTACTGGGCCTTTGGTTTCTTACAAGATGGATGGCGACATCATCTTTGATTACGTTGAAGTAACTATTGGAAAAATGTATGGCGGTTATGTTTATGTTGTTCATTACAACTTTGCAAGCACCGCATCATGATAAACAAGATTGATTATGACAGTAGTAAGAGATAGAATTAAAATTGCAGCTCAGATTGAAGTCTTGGAGGACATTGCTATTGACTATAGGGGAAAGACAATAGACAATATCATTCAACAGCTAGAAGCAAGGTTGAGTGCGTTGAAGTAAGTTCAAATTTTTGAAGTTGAAAGACTATGAGTGGTGGACGTTTTGATTATGCTCAGTATAGGATTGCTGACATATACACAAAGATAGAAGATTATGTTGATGGTCATCCATTGGATGAGGAAGATGAAAGATGCTTTCTCGAAGACCGATGGCTAGAGGAGGAAGAAGACAAGTATGTTAGAAAGCATCATCATACGATGCCTAACAGATATGGCTTATCTAAAGAGACTATCAAGGAATTCAAGAAGGGTATTGAGCTTCTGAAGAAGGCTCAGGTTTATGCCCAAAGAATAGACTGGCTTCTTTCCGGTGATGATGGAGAAGATAATTTCCATCTACGTTTGAAAGAGGATTTGGCAAATTTAAAAAGTAAGAAAGGATAGATTATGAGTTGGAATTATCGCTTAGATACACCTATGATGCAATTAGCTGAAGAGGTGAACAAGAAATATGATACTGATGCAGGTAAGATGCTTCTTTGCACTTATCTCTTCATGGTATCAAGTGAAGAGATCAAGGACAAACAAGCTTTCTTTGATTGGGTAGAAGAGCTGAATAAGTCCTGTAAGTGCGATGCGGTAAGGGAGTACGTGAAAATCAACGGCAAAGCCGATTGGCTGCATGGTGGATTCAGTAAGCCGATTTACCGACACTATAAGGGCAATTTCTATGAGTACCTTGGTGAGGTTACTGATAGCGAGACTTCTGAAGCTAAGGTTGCGTATCAAGCAGTGTGCGGACAGCATGAAGTTTGGGTGCGACCAAAGGAAATGTTCTTTGGTAATGTTGAGGTAGATGGTAAGCCAGTTCCTCGATTTGAGAAGGTAGATTTAAAAGACTTAGAGAAACAAGCCGAGAAGAGCAATGGACAGAGAAAAGATTAAGAGCTTGTTAGGTCAAGCAATCTTGCGAGTGAATGAAGTCGTACCGGATTTCGAAGACTTGGACAAGGTTCTTCCTTTGCTTAGACAGGCAATTGATGAATTAGATAAGTCTGATTCGGGTTCAGTTTAAAAAGGGTGGAAAATGGCAAATAAGCAGACGATAAAACCAAAGGTAGTTCCCTTTGAGATAGCCAAACTTCTGAAGGAGGTTGGTTACGATGAGAAGATAGCAGAATTTTGGGCTTATGCTAGTCCTTGGACAGCAAAGGGTGGCATTCGTAAGGGTGGAAAATATAATGAGCATTACGGCAGTTATATTGCTTACTCCAATTCCGAGTGGGAGAAATCCAATATTGAGTTTTCTGCTGCCTTAAAGTTGAATAGTAAGCATCCGGCAATATCCGCTCCAAGCTATGATATGGTGCTTGATTGGCTTTTAGAGCATTTCGGTTACTATATTTGTGTTGCAAACATTTCGAAAGATAAGTTCTGTTGGCAAACTACATCATGGTGTGTAGAGGAAGGCTTGTGTCATACGGATGGTAAGGAATATTCCAGTAGATACGATGCAATGGATGCCGCATTCAAGAGTATCTTAAAGGCTCGCATAGATAATAAAGAAAACGAGGAAATCAAAAGACTTTTGGAGGAAATACAAGATGGAAAGACTTTATGATACTTTTGTACACGCAATAATGGTGAAGTTAGAAGCTCGTTTATATGTTGAACTCGAATGTGTTTATAAGGATATAACAAACAAGATTGTTGAGAAGAAAGGTAAACTCACCAACGAAGACGTAATTGAGTTTCAGAAAAAACTACAAGAAGTGTACGACACGAATGCTGCTATTCGTGAAAAGGTTACTGGCATTAAAGATTCAAAGAAATGTATCTTAACTAAAGAAGCATGTGAAGAGTTAATAAAGCGATTTAGCGTGATTTATATAAAAGAAGATGAACAAGCAAAGAATGATAGAGTGGATAGCCACTTGTGATACTGGTATCTCTTCAATGACTATGTGGAGTGCATTGATGGGGGTAAAAAGAAAGAAAGATTTGGATATTCCTAAAGACAATAGTGACTTCCGTAGATGCTATGACATGGTAGAATACGGACACGTAACCTTGGATGAGCTACAGGTTGTAAAGAAGCAATATCCTTGGTTTGCTCCTGTTGTTGACAATTGGAAGGAATTGTCTCTTTTGTTTGAAGAAGAGTTGGACAAACGTTTGTATATACGAATCCGTCAGCTTTGCAAAGAGTCATATGCTATCCGATATGAGGTAAAGGGAGGACTTTATTATGAAAGGGGTTTTTGGTATAATGTTTAATTATTAAAAAAATAGAAAGAATGAATAAAGACAAATTAAAGGTCAGCTTTGAGATTGACCGCTACAAGGTAATTGGTATGCTTTCACGTAATTGTGAGAATGCTGAAGAGTACAACGAGATTATGGATATTCTTGAAGGAAAGAATGAGTTTGTGCGTGATGCGAATGGTAACGAGGAACTTGCAAGCCGCATTTGCAATTATGCTTTGGACTCTATCTTGGTAGAGAATCCAGATTTGGCTCTCCGTAAGCGTTTGGATAAGGAACAGAAAGGCGATGATGCTCCTGATGGAATTTCAAATGTTATCGAAATCAAAGGTGATGACGCAAAGAAACTTGTAGAAACTCTTTGTGGCATTCTCTACAAGGGTAAGTGATGTAAAATTCATCAAAAGAATATAAATAAACACTAAAACACTTGCAAGTATAAGAAAAAATGCTTATCTTTGCATCGTGTTTGAAACAGATGGCCTTCTGAGAGGTCGCTTCTACCATAAGTCAAGACTTAGGAGTTTACGGCATGGTTTCCACATTACCCAGTCCAGCTAGACTATAACAAGCAACTCTTATTAGGGTGAGAGACCCTAGTTGCTGCATTAGACAAGTGGTTAAGTCGCCAGCTTTTCACGCTGGTATTCAAAGGTTCGAATCCTTTATGCAGTACATACAAAATTGCCCTATGGTGTAATGGCAACACTACAGTTTTTGGTTCTGTCATTAGTGGTTCGAATCCGCTTGGGGCAACAAGGTGGAATTGGTATATGTTCCACAAAAGGTGCGATATTCAAGCGGTTAAAGAAGATAGACTGTAAATCTATTCCCATTGTGGGTTCGGTGAGTTCAAATCTCCCTTGCACCACGAGAACTTTTGTCATAATACGAGGAATGTAGCTCAGTAGTAGAGCACTTGGTTTGGTAACTAAGGGGGCGTTGGTGCGAATCCAATCATTCCTTTACGCTTTCGTAGCTCAGTGGCAGAGCATAGGATTTTTAATCCTAGGGTCGAAGGTTCGAATCCTTCCGTTGGCACAATGATACACAAGAAGAGAGCCGTGATGTTTGTTTTGTTGGAATCTCGGACATCTGTCAATGGGCAAACGTAGGATGCAGATGAGACGAATAAAGTTGTGAATAAGTCTATGAACTAGGGGAACAAGCGGAATGGCTCTCTATTGTGCTTCATTTGATGGTTTAACGAAAAATTGAAGAATATGAAAAGTCCGTTAAGAATGGCAGTCGCTTTAGAAAAGAACAACAAGATATATCCAAAAGATGTACGGAAGTTCTTGATGGGATTGTACGCCACGCTGCATTTGACAGATAACGCAACGGCTAAAGATATGGAAAAGCTGGTATATTATGCTTTTCGGAATGGTTACCTACTAGGTGTTAAGTCTGAAGGAGGTGATGACCAAAAAGCGTATGACAGACTACCGGATTTGGGAGTAGAAGAAGATATTGGTGATGATTTAAAAAGATAGTCGATAAAAATTGGTAATTAGTTAGTAAAGTTTTTTAGGCTTTGGTGTGTGAACATCGAAGCCTTTTTATATATAATAAGGTAAAATAAAAGCTGAAATGTTAACAAGACTCATATATCAGTTAGTAAAGGTTAAAATACGAAAGAAAAACATTAAATAACTTGCATGTTTCAAAACTTATTCGTATCTTTGCATCGTCAATCAAGATAAGTTGGTTGATTTGCCGAGTGACAAGTTTCACTCAATAAGGTGAGAGCGACACCAAGGGGTAAGACCCGAAACAACTAGCACAATTGATTATGTCTAAGCAGACTGGTTTTTCATTCGCAAGTTCAAAGAAGTCATTAATCGAGACTATTGACGAAATCAAGAAGTCAAAGATGCCTCGCAACGAAAAGATTGTTGCATTGAAGGCTTGCGGTCTTCGTGAGAAAGAAATCTCCGATATGTTGAAGGTTTGTGTGCCAAGCGGTTCAACTTCAACGAGATTCGTTTATACATTCGGTGTTGAGATAGAATGTGTTCATGCCGAGCGCAATGCCTTGATAGAGGCAGGTCGTCAGAATGGTGTTGATATTCATTCTGAGGGCTATAACCACACCGACAACAAGAGTTATTTCAAGATTGTTAGTGATTCTTCAGTTGGTGGTGATATAGACCCTAACGAGGTTGTAAGTCCGGTATTGAATGGCAATACAAATGGTATGGCAACCTTAAAGAAGGCTATCAAGTCTTTGGATGCCGTAGGTGCAAGAGTAAATTCTACTTGTGGTCTTCACGTTCATATTGGTGCAGCAAAGTTGACAGGTGAGCAGTATGTTAACGTCTTCAAGAATTATCAGAAACTTGAAAGATTGATTGATAGTTTTATGGCTCCTTCACGAAGAGGTAATTGCCGTTGGGCAGCCAGCTTGCTTGACAAAGATTTCTCTAATTGCCGTGGCAATTACGATATTAGACGTACTGTATTTCATGGAGACAGATATTACAAGGTCAATGCAGAGAGTTTTGCACGTCACAAGACTATCGAATTTCGTCAGCATCAAGGTTCAACCAATTACAAAAAGATTGAAATGTGGGTTAAGTTCTGCGCAAAACTTGTCGGTTGGTCTCGCAATAATGTCTTTGCTAGTGAGGTTATGAATATCGAAGATATACCTTTCTTGAATAAAGAAGAGAAGGCTTTCTTCCAGAGTCGTAAGGATGCATTTGCAACCAATAACGATTAATTAATGTAGTCCTAGGGTAAAAGCCCTAGGACACAAAGAAATCAAAGTATTATTAAGAAAAAGAAAGGGTAAAGATATGTGTGTTATTATTGTATGTCCGAAAGGTGTTGCTTTGCCATCCGTAGATGAGCTAAAGGCTGCGTATATGAGAAATCCAGATGGTTGCGGTTTTGTGAGCGAGTCTGACCATTACAAGAGTTTGCATTTCTCTACATTTATCCGTAGATTGATGAAGCGAGATATAAATGAGAATGTAATCATACATTTCAGATTTGCTACACATGGTTCTGTCTGTGTCAAGAATTGCCATCCATTCTACAAGGCAGGTTATTGGTTCGCACATAATGGAGTGCTCCCGATTTGCTCCGAGCATGATAAAACAGATAGTCAAATTTGCTTTGAACGTTTCATTTATCCTACTATCAAGAAATATGGTTGGGGTTCTGATGAACATATGAAAGAAATGAACAAATGGACAGCTCATGGTTCTAAGTTTGCAATGTTGCATAATGGTGAGATTGTGAAGTCCGGTAAATTCATAGAGCGTGATGGACGGTTCTATTCTAATTTGAATCATTTGGGTTATATGAGAAATGTAATAAACTTTTAGAAGATTAATGTTTAGGTTCTTTTTATTCGACAAGCGTCAGATGTCCGTGAGGATATTTGGCGTTTTTTTTTGTTATATAAGGAGTTCTATTTTGCGTAGCTATTAATTATTCGTTTATGTGATGAAATAGCCTTAAATCGCTTAGAAATGCCGTTATTACTCACTTTTGCTTAAAAGTGAGATACTTGCAAATGGTTTAGTGCATTTATTATTCTTTTCGTATTATCTTTGCACTAGTTTTAACAAATATATCGAAAGAATGAAAGATAAAATTTTCCAGTTACTAAAACAAGAGTATAAGTCTCTTGGGTTAGGTGATGAAGTTCTTCAGGCACATGCCGAAATGCTTGATAAGATGGGGCTTGTTACTGATGACAACATCGAGACAGTGGTTGCTAGTCAAAAGAGTTTTTTGGAGTCCTTGCAAAAGGACAATGACCGCAGAGTTACCGATGCCAAGAAAAAGTTCGAGGAGGCACAGAAGGCTAAAGAAGATGCTGAACGCAAGGCTGCTGAAGAAGAAGCTAAGAAGAAAGCTGACGAAGAAGCCAAGAAAGCCGCTGAAGAAGCCGAAAAGAAACGCTTGGAGGAATTGGCAAAGAAAAACGAAATGCCGGATTATCTCAAAAAATACTTTGAAGAGCAAGCAGCAGAGAAGAAAGCTTCAGATGAAGCAAGAACCAAGGAACGTGAAGAGTTCAAGAAACTCGTTGAGACCTTGACTCAGAAGAACACAGACCAAGCCAAGACTTACAACGAACAGATGGAGGCGCAAAGCAAGACCATTAAGGAATTGCAAGAAACTATCCAAAAGCAAGCTGAGGAGGCTAAGGCTAAGGAAGAGGCTGCTGCGAAGGCAAAGGCAAAGGCAGACCACGATGCGAAGATTTTATCAAAGGCTAAGGAGTTGGGCATTCCCGAAAGTCGTATCAACGAGGGTTTCACCTTGAGCGATGATGCTACAGATGAAGCTATCGAAACATACCTCTCCAAGGTAGCGAACAACTACAAGGCGTTGCAACAACCACAATTCGGGGGCAGCTATCGTGCTAGCGAGGGCGAGCCAACAAAGGAGGACGTTGACAATGTAGCCGCATCATTAGTTCAGTCACTTTAAAAATTGAAAAACATGAATCAGGAATTGAAGACTACAAAAAAGCAAATTGTCTTTGGTGAGGATTCCGTCATTATCCAGAAATGGGAAGGCGACATCAAGGGCGGTCGTGCTTTGGATTGGACAGGCGTAAAAGATGAAGTTCTTTACGCAGGTCGTGTTATCGTGACAGATGGTAAGGGAACTTACAAGCCATTGCCTATTGAAACAGACAATTATAAGGCTTTGGGTACTGCCAGTGACCCATTGGAGCATTACAAGTATGCGGGTGTTCTCTATCGTTCCATTCTGAACGGTGAGCCAGCGGCAATTATGACTGCTGGACAAGTTAACAAGGTAGCAGCTAAGGCTGCAAATGGTGCAGACTATCCGGATGCGTTCCTTACAGCTATGCCAAAGATTGCTTTGGTTAGCGATGAGGATGCAAACAAGTTCGATGAGTCTGATGCAACCATGGACAAAGACTAAAAGAAGGAGGATAACAGATGGAAAAATCACTTTATTTTCAGTTGGTCAATAAATACTTCCCACAACTTGTTGCAAGTGTAGTAGAGAAGTTGAACGGCAAGAATCAGACTGCATTGACCTATATGTACCGAGACCACTTGACTAACACATATAGTCAGGACGGACGCTGGGCATCAATTACTGCGGAATACACACGAGTTGCTGCTGATGTTGTATCAATGGATGCGGAACTTCCATTGAAGAGCCGTGACAAGGTTTCAACCGCTGAGGGTCAAATCCCAAAGGTTGGTATGAAGCTTTACATGTCAGAGAAGCAGCTTAAGGATTTGGATAACATGATTGCGCAACGTTTGCCTCAGCCACAGATTTTGCGTAACTTGTTTGCAGACCTTCCTCGTTGTATTCAGGCGGTTTACGAGCGTATTGAAGATATGTTCCTCAGTGAGCTGTCAACAGGTGTAGCTTTGGCAACTCGTTCCGGTGGTACTGGTGTCCGAGTTGATGTAGGTTTTGCCGAGAAGAATAAGTTTGGTCACGGTGCTAAGGCTTGGGACGCAGAGGATGCAACTCCTCTTGATGACATCCAATTGGTTTACGACAAGGCGATGGAAGACCAAAATACCATCACTACTTGTTATCTTGATGATTACACAATTAAGTTGCTTGGCAAGAACAAGCAGGTTCGTGCTCAGTTTGCCTTCAATCAAGGCATTGCACTTAGTGGGGATAACAGCAACATTCCTATTTTGAGCTTTGAGCAGATTGCGTCTATCTTTAGAAATAAGTGGCAGACCAACTTGGTACGTGTAGCCCGTACAATCAAGACCGAGATTAACGGCAAGAAGGGAACACACAACCCTTGGGCTAAGGGTCACATGACCTTTACATGCTATGATAACCTTGGTGATTTGTTCTGGACTAACGTAGCCGAAGCTACAAGACCAGTTGCAGGTGTTACTTATCAGTCAGCCGATGAGTATATCTTGGCTAGCCGTTATTCTACTAACGACCCACTCCGTGAGTTCACTAGCTCACAAGCAATGGTTGTTCCTATCTTGAATAACGTTGATGCCATCTACTCTTTGGACTCAACACAAGCGGTAGGTTAGGCTTATGAGAGGTGAGGTAATTAGTCCGTTCCGTGATAAGTTCCATTTTAACACCATCTATGAAGTTGGTGCAATCTTGGACTTTGACGAAGAACGCATGAACTCCCTTATCGAACGTAAGCTTTGCAAGATGTTGGAGGTGCAGGATGATAACCATTCTGCACCTCTAAAAGACGATAAGGAAATTAAAGATACTCCTAAGAAGGAAGTCTTGAATGATGGAAAAGAAAATCCTATAAAGGAAGAAGAAAAGAAGTCAGAAGAGACACCTAAGAAGGAAGTCTTGAAGGAGAAAAAGGAGAGCAAGCCTAAAAAGGAGAAAACCTCAAAAAAGGATGCTGCCGAGTCAACCGAAGAGAATTCCCAAAAGGAGAATGTAGAAGAAGAACTTGACGAAAAGACTAAGAGCGAGCAGGAGGCTGCAAAGAAAATCGCTGAGGCTATGAGTCAGGCTCAGAAATAAGGATGTCACATGAAGATAAGAGAATACATTTCACAGAAGTTGCGTGCTTGGAACATTACCGATGCCCAATTGGAAGATATATCGTCAGGTATAGACCTTGACGAAGAATATACGTCTGATAATTCGCAGGTTGTAGGCAAGGCGATGATTTCCGTAATCGAGGAACTGATGCTTGCTCCATATATGAGCAATGTGAACGAAAATGGATTCTCTGTCTCTTGGGACTACTCTAAGATAGGACAATACTATATGTGGCTTTGCCGAAAATATGGTGTTGCTCCGGATAATGAAGTGGTGGCAGCTTTAGGGCTTTCCACTATCACGGATAAGTCTGATATTTGGTAAATGTCTAGGTTATGTTATATTCCCCTCATATATTAAAGAAGAAGTTCGTGAATAAGGTTGTCAACAAGTACAACGAGGTCATTAGCTCTTCTGAGGAATGGAAAGAAATGGGGCGTTGTCGGTGCGATGACAACTCTACCGAGCATTTCACTACCGAGAATGGTAGCATATATACACCGAAATATCATATTGTTTGTGACAAGTGCCAGATTTCCGAAGGTGATGAAGTCCAGGTCTATTTCGATGATGGAAGCTACCGAGGAGGTGGAAAGGTCTATAATGCCCCTAAGTGCAATTATCTTGGTTATATGAGTATCTATGTCTGATGTTATAAAGGATGAGATAGACGCTTTCTTTGCACAGGGAGAAAGGGAAGTAGATGAATTTCTTGATAGGTTAGGTAAAACTGCTGTTGAGCTTGATAAGGCTAACGGAAACTACCGAAACCGCACAGGTAATCTCAGAAGGTCTAACTATAGTAATGTACATGACCACACCTTGACCCTTGGCAACAAAGCGGAATATGCGTCTGATGTTTCCTCTAGGGGATATGATGTTATAGATTCGGGTATTCAGTATATCAAGAAAGAAATCGAGGATATGCGATGATAACAGAAATAGATGCTGGTCATGTAATCTATGATGACTTGGAACTTATGGGATTGGAACGAAGACTGAAAGGACATCTGACAAAGGGTGGACTTGAGGGGGAAAGACCTTTGGTCGGTGAGAAGATTCCTGATGAAGGCATGATAGTAATCATTCCTAAGCGCATGAGTGCAGACAAGACATATTTCAACGATTGTACTATAGAGGTAAACATATTGCTCAAAGATATAGAGGGCGAGGCTAATCCTCAATTGAACGAGCTTTTAAAGAAGGCTATTCAAACCCTGTCCGACAATGAGGTCGGAAAAGCTGAGGATGTATGGTATCGTTATTCTATCCGCTCCCACGGCATAGAGCAAGAGAGTAGGTTGAGTTGCCATTACGCAAACATTACTATTGATTTTGAAACATTAAACGTAAGATAAGATGAAACCATTTATTGGAATCAAGAGAATTTGGTATGGTGCTCCTCTTACCGAGGCAAATACACCTGCTAAGTTGGCTACATGGTTGAAAACCGCTACAGAGGTTAAGAACAGCCATGAGGGAACATGGGGATATTCTCAGGATGACCCTAGTATTACCGAGTACAAGAACGAGCTGAACGGACAGGTTTACTATCGTGACAAGACCGATGAGGGTGCTAAGACAATTACATTCTCTATTGGTGTCTTTTCATGGAAGAATAAGGTAGACTTGCAGGGTGGTAAGATGTATAAGGCAACTGGAGAAGAGACTACAACGGAGGCAGATGCAGTAGGTTGGTCTTCTAGCCAAGATTTGGCTAATATCAACAAGTGTATCGTTGCTCAGACCAAGACAGGGAACTACATCGTTTTCTCAAATGCGGCTATCGTTGCCAAGGGTGACCAGCAGGATAAGAATATCACTTTGGGTATTTCTGCCGTTGCTATGGAAAGCGAGATCGATGGTGTGGCTGGCGAGTACCAATGGGAAGGCTCTGCGGTTGTAGAACAAGAATAAGACATAGGCAACAAATGATAGAGGGGGATGGTGTTAATGCCGTTCCCCTTTTTTAATATTCAGAACCATGAGTAAGGCAAGTAAATTAATTACGGATGCAATTCTTGGAGAGGACACCGTAACGATAATCGTGAATGGAAGGGCTTATTACGTTTCACCACCTACAATTATAAAATTGGTCAAGGCGGCTAAATACCTTGATAGTTTCGAAGAGGGCAAGACCTTAGCGGAAGTCTTATGCATGCTTAAGAATTTGGATGATGCTTGCAAGGCGTTGTCCGTATTCATACAAGGCGATGAATCCATTAGTGATGAATTATCTAAAGGAACGCTTGAAGAGGTTGTCAATGGCTTACAAACGGCTTATTCCTTAATCTCTATAAAGGATTTTCAGACGCTATCAATTTTGGCGAAGAGTGCGGCAAGGATGATAGCAAAACCACGACCATAGGTAACGATACACTCTTAGGACAGATTGCATCTTTTATGGATAGTCTGCATTTATCTTACCAAGAAGTCGTGAAAGAGATACCTTATAGAAACTTATTGCTGATGGCAAAAGACAAGCAAAGAGTAGCATGTGGTGATGTAATGTATGAGGTAACGGAAGAAGAGTTTGGAATGAACTTCAAAAAAGGATAAGTTTAAAATAATGCAAATAAAGTATTAAAAGCACTAAAACGCTTGCAAGTTAGCGAAATATTATTTATCTTTGCAAGCGCAGAACAAAAAAGGATAAAATGGCGATTTAAGAAATTGATAAGATATTAGAGACACGAAACCCGATGGACTATACCGAAAGGCAGTCCGAGTCACTATTCCTTTGACTTTGCAATCGGTAGTTTCGTGTTTTTTGTTTAAAATAAGATGCAAGATGTAAGGTTGATATTCGAGATACTGGTTTCCATGTTGCTTTGCGTTTGTCTCATATTGCTTGCTGTAAGTAGATATAGGCAAAAGAAAAAGCGTGAAGAACCGGAGCGAAAGGAAATGGACTTGATAGACTTCTTTTCTTTGGGAGGAGTTGCCTATTATTGGAACAAAGGTGGTAAGCAGCAGAAATGCTACACATACGAAGAATTTCTGAAAATCAAGGCTGACTACGTGGAGCTTTGGTTGAATCAGAATAGATATATTTTTAACTCTCAATTAGATTGCGATGATATATAAAGTATTTGTTTTGTTTCCGACAATAGTAGTATCAGATGGTATTGTTGGTATAGCTTGGCTAGGAAAGGTCTTTGGCTGGCGATATGGAAAGAACAAGAAAAAGAGCAAGAATGTGTCCTTAATGATAGGATATAACACAGGAATGTCTCTTAAGTCGAAAATAGACGATAACGCAGCGGATGATTATTTAAGACGCATTGCCGAAGAAAATAGAATCTAAATTCAAGGGTTAGAGTCCCTTTTTTACAACCATATTACTTGTGGTTATTTTTATACATCGGTTTTTATTAACGATTGTTTTTTATGGTAGATAAATGTATAAAAACGAGCACAAGTTCCCTTATAGATGGACTAAAAAAGATGCTAATTTCACAAAAGACAAAGGTAAGGTGATGTCTTGCTTTTGTTGTGGAGGTGGAAGTTCCTTTGGCTACAAACTAGCTGGCTACGATGTTGTAGCCTGTAATGAGATAGACCCAAAGGTTATGAAGATGTACTTGAAAAATCACGATGTCAAGTACGCTTTCAATTGTGATATTCGTGAGTTGATTACCAATATCAATATGGGGGGGCATATTATGAAAGAAGAGCTTCATAATTTGGATATATTGGATGCTAGTTTCCCTTGTTCGGTATTCAGTATTGCAGGTGACCGCCAAAAGGCTTGGGGAAAGGAAAAAGTATTCCGAGAAGGTCAGAAGGCGCAAAGGCTTGACGATTTGGCTTTCTACTCAATCGACCTCGCTAAAGAACTAAAGCCAAAGGTAGTAGTTTTTGAGAATGTTCAAGGTTTATTACAAGGTGAAGCCATCGAGTACGTAAAGGAGATTTATAGACAGATGAATGATGCCGGATATATCTTGCAGCATTGGCTTCTCAATGCACGTAACATGGGTGTTCCTCAAAACAGACCTAGGGTATTCTTTATTGGGTTACGTAAAGACCTTTGCGAGCCGTTTATGGTTCAAAAGGATTTGTTCGAGCGAGTGCCTAAGATAGATATGGACTTCAACGAGAAAGAAATTGTCTTGGATGAGTTCTCTGACTATTGTGGAAGGCAAATTCCTAAAGGAATGATGAAGTATTGGGAGCATAGAAATGAGAAAGATAATTCTATCGGTGATATTGTCAAGCGGATGGATAATCGTCTTTCTATGTTCAATAATATGTTTCTTAAAAAGAATAAGGTATGCAATACCATATCAGCAATGGAGGATAGACTTGTGTATTATGATAATCCAAGTTATCTTTCAGCACATGATACGATTTTAGCATCAACATTTCCGATGGATTATGACTTTAATGGCATGAAACCTTGGTTTGCTTGCGGAATGTGTGTTCCTCCTGTTATGATGGCTAATGTAGCTACAAGAATCTGGGATTGTTGGTTGTCAAAGATTAAAAAGGAGGAATGCGCATGATAACAGCAAGTATGACTTCGGGTGAGATGCGTAGAGTACGAAACTTAGATGAAACAAGAATCTATGAGTTTCAGATGCGAAAAGCTAATGAGCTTAAACGTGAAATGAGAAAGCAGAACGTACGACAAATAACAAAGACCTTTGAGCTTGCTACACCGAATGCCGATTATCTCATCGTTGTAGGTGTAAAACATGGCGATGTATTTGCTTCCGGTTTGTTCATTTATCTGAAGGAAACCAACGAGTATATTCCTATGAGTAGAAACGAGGGGTATAGCGAAGATTGTTTTGCTATGAGCGTTCATTTTCTGAAGAGATTTGCAGAAAGGTTTTTGAAAAAAGACTTACCGATTGCCAAGATATTGCAAAAGATATATACATCGTTTACAGGTGCAGTTCAGCTCTATAGTGATGACAAGACAAGAAGAGTGGTATTTGCTATTCCGGAAGGGCTTATACTCACAGAATACGAGCAAGAAAAGCATATCATCCACTACAAAACCTTTGTAAGCATGGATATGCTAAAGAAGACACAGAAGCGAAGTTACGAGAAGATAAGTGCATTTCTCATGGAATCTTGTCAGCAAATAGCTAAAGCAAGAGACACCGGAAATGACGAAAGGCTGTGCGTTGTGTACAGAAGGTTTTACAATGATACTGATTTGCTAGATACAAAGGAGGCGCAAGCCATATATTCAAGTTTCTTTGAAAAAGGAGGTAACAATGAAAGATAAAAGTATAACAAGGTTTCTTGGTGATATAAAGCCTATAAAGAATTACGAAAGGTATTATGTTAGCAAGCTGGGACATGTTTTTACTATTGGGAGAACGTCTCAATTAAAGGAAATCGCACCTTGCAAGACACCAAAAGGTTATCTGAAGGTATGGCTTTACAAGAACGGAAAGCGCAAGATGTTTTATATACATCGTTTGGTAGCTCAGGCTTTCTTGGAAAATCCAGAAGCGTTTCCAATGGTGAATCATAAGGATTTCGATAAGACGAATAACGATGTAGACAACTTGGAGTATTGCACCGCAAGATACAATGTGATTTATTCTGCTATAGCAAAGAAAACCTCTTCCGAATACTTGGGTGTGACTTGGAATAAGAGTGTAAGAAAATGGCAAGCGCAGTATCAGATAGGTAAAAAGAAAATATATATAGGTTGCTTTGATACGCAAGAAGAGGCTCATGAAGCTTATGTTAACGCTATAAAAGAGATTTGATATGCTTGAATTTGATAGAATATACAATTCCGACTGCATAGAAGGAATGAAACAAATAGAGAGCGGGAAAGTAGATTTAATTGTTACTGACCCACCATATTGTATCTCCTATAAGACCGGATGGAGAGCAGACGACCATCGTTTTTCGAAGGAAATACTCAATGACGATAATGAGCAATTGATTATTGATTATATGAGCGAATGCTACCGGATTTTGAAGGATGATAGTGCTGCTTATATCTTCTGTAGTGCCAAGACCTTGGACTTTTTTATGCAACAAGCGAGGAACGCAGGGTTTACCATTAAGAATGTGCTCATTTGGCGAAAGAACAACCATACGGCTGGAGATTTAGATGCGCAATATGGTCAATGTTACGAGCCAATCCTGTACTTGAATAAAGGCAGACGAATCATAAACGGCAAACGTTTGGAGGACGTGTGGGACTTTGATAGAGTTCCATCAGATAAGTTGGTACATCAGAACGAGAAACCAATCCCCTTGCTTATGCAATGCATCTTGAAATCATCGGACGAAGGAGATTTGGTATTTGATGGTTTTATGGGTTCAGCAAGTACTGCTCTGGCTTGTATGCGAACAAACAGGAATTTCCTTGGCTTTGAGTTAGACGGGGAATATTTCAAGGTAGCACAAAAAAGAATCAAAGAAGAAATGTTTAATCAAAAAGATATGTTTGGATATGCTGGAGATAGATAAGATTTATCAAGTTGATTGTCTGGATGGTATGAGCAAGATTGATGACAAGTCCGTCTCGCTTATACTCACAGACCCTCCATATGAAATTTCAAGGGATTCCAATTATGCAAAGTCCGCTCCTATTGGTAAAGATACCGATAGATTTCGCATATCTATCGACTTTGGAGACTGGGATAAACAGGAAGCATTTGATATAGGCTCTATGATAAAAGAATCCTACAGGTGCTTGAAAGATGGTGGATATATAGTTTGTTTCTATGATTTGTGGAAGATTGGGGTCGTAAAGGATGCGATGATTAAAGTCGGATTTAAACAAATTAGATTTATAGAATGGATAAAAACAAATCCTGTTCCAATAAATAGTAAGACAAACTATCTCACAAACGCAAGAGAGGTCGCTGTGTGTGGGGTGAAAGGTAAAAATCCTATCTTTAATAGTGAATATGACAATGGAGTATATAGCTTTCCAATCTGTTGTGATAAGGGGAGATTTCATCCTACCCAGAAGCCTGTTAGTCTTTTCAGAAGCATTATAAACAAGCATTCCTGCAAAGGAGATATTGTACTAGACTGCTGTATAGGTAGTGGAACTACGGCTATTGCGTGTATTCAAGAAAATCGTAATTTTATAGGTTTTGAAACTAATAGAGAGTTTTACGATAAAGCAAACAAGAGAATAGAAAATGAATTAATGATAAAGCAAGACAGTTTATTTTGAAATGAAAGTTAGTGGGTGATATGATGGAGCTAAATAGAATTTATCAAGGTGATTGCCGAAAGCTTCTAAAGCAGCTAGACGATGAATGTATAGACCTAGTATGCTCTGATGTTGCTTATCCGGTACAAGCTAGAGGTGGGCGCAGTAGCATGAGTGGATATTGGACGGATTCTCAAACTAGAAAAGGTAAGATATTCAAGAGTAATGACATAGATATTTCGGAGTATATCAACGAACTATATCGAGTACTAAAGGATAAGACTCATTGCTATCTTATGTGTAACGACTATAATCTGATGCACTTTCTAGATGAGATAGGACGGAGTGAGTTTCACTTCACAAAGTGTTTAATATGGGATAAATGCACTAAGGTGTGTGGAACGTATTATATGAATCAAAAGGAGTATATCATTATGCTTCGTAAGGGAGGTGGAAAGCCAATTAATGAGTTTGGCACATCTGACATTCTGAGTGTTCCTATTCCAACCAACAAACGCAGGGATAAAGAAGGATTGATCAATCAGACCGAAAAACCAGTTAAGTTGATGGAGATTCTAATCAGAAACTCAACAAATGTAGGTGATGTTATTCTTGACCCATTTATGGGGAGTGGCACAACAGCAAGAGCTTGCGTAAACCTTGAAAGAAAGTATATAGGCTTTGAAATAGACCAGCGTCAAGTAGATTTTGCCAATAACGAATTAAAGAATATGAGTAGGCAGTTAAGTCTGTTTTGAAACTATGGATATGTGCAAGGTGTTTTGTTGCAATCCTGTTGTAAGAAATGGGAATAAAGAAACAACGGATGCTCTTATAAGAGCTATGAGAGACGAAGCCTTAAAACGAGGGTTGGTACGTGATGAATTGATAGATTTTTGCAACCAATTCATAAGAGAGGGCGAAATCAAAGCTTGTATAGAGCATTTGCTAGATAATTTCAAACGTTATTTTTGGAGGTATCATTGATATGAGAAGAAGAAAGTTGAACAAGTCTCCAGTGCTAGGCTTCTGCGGATTTGTTATCGGTTACGAGTGCAAGGAAAAGGGAATAAAGCTGATGGAGTGCGATAAGGCGCAAGCAGATGCAATCATAGTTCCTCATCACTTTTCACACAAGGTAACGAAGAATAGTTGCTTGAATCTTTTGGTATTGTATAAGGATAAGATAAGGGGCGCAATGCAAATAGGGTATGGAATCCGACCGCACATCAAGACTGAAAAGGGCGAAGTGTTGGATTACCATCAAGTGAGGGAATTTGACAGAATGTGGTTGTCTGATGATATGCCAAAGTTTAGCGAGACGATTTGCCTATCTCTCTTGCATAAGTATATTAGGGCAACACATAAGGAAATCAAGTACCTTATATCTTATGCCGATACGTCCATAGGTAACAAGGGAACTATATATAAAGCTGCAAACTATGAGCATATTGATACCATTAAGGCAGATTTCTATGTGTTACCAAGTGGTGAGCGTGTGCATCCGGTTACGATGTGGCATCGGCACAAGACAAGAGCATGGGAGGTTCTAACGAAGCTATACCCAGGAATAAAAAAGGCAGAAGGGTTTCAACTTAAATTTCTGAAGAAGTTATGAAGAAAAGAAATAAATGTATTCCTCGTCATTTGCATCCAGATCCTGAGCATTGGGTTAGAAAGGGTCAATCTTGGAAGGCGAAGGTAGCTTATGAAAGCGAGGATGATGCTTGGGAGTTTCTAAATCAGAATTCGAAGTTGAAGGCTTCCAGCTGGCATCCTTACTTATGCAAGGTTTGCTCAAAGTGGCATATTGGTAGGTTACATAATTAACGATTATGAAAAAAGAAGATAGACTTAAAATATATCGCAAATACGATGGGCATTGTGCTTATTGCGGCAAGAGTATAGAGTATAAGGATATGCAGGTTGACCATCTTGTTCCGAAAAATCGAGGTTGTTACTCTCGGTGGAGCGACAAGGAGGGAAAATTTGTCGTATTCCATGGCGATGATTCCATGGAGAACTATATGCCATCTTGCAGGTCTTGTAATCTTCGTAAGCGTGATATGAGTTTGGAACAATTTCGTTCAGAGATTACTAGACAGGCTAAAGGATTGCTTAATGGTAAGGCTTCTTTCCAAGTAAAGATGTCGCTTGCTTATGGTTTAATCGAAGAGCACTTTGATAGACAAATTGTGTTCTACTTTGAGAAATTTAAATAGTTGAGAATATGAAGAAGTTTAAGAAGTCGATAGAGATTAGCACTAAGAATATTTCAGACGTTCTTCAAGTGCCAATTGTTACAAGTTTATACAAGACTAAGAATTTTAAAAACCCTTGTCTTGAAGGTCGTAGCGTTCCTTATGATACTATAGCACTGATGTATGTTCATATCGAAGGCTTTGATAGCGATTTTTGTATTAACCAAGGCAACATGCTCGCTCTTGACATTTGTGATACTTGGTATGCCTTTTCAAAAGCAGGGTGGGAGAAACATAAAAACGATGAGGTATGAAGAAGAAAGGATATTACGAATACGACCAGCCCATTTACCCACACTTATTGTGTGTTGGGGTTGGGTTGCAGTTTGAGGATGCAAAGAAAGCATTCTTGAATAATGATGGTACGGATATTGAAAAGTACGATTTTTTAAATGGTGATGGATTTACTTATTACGGACTTCACATAAGAGAAACAAGAAGAAAGTGCGTTCTTGTTTTATTCAGTAGCAGTAAGGCTATGCGTATGAATGTAATTTGTCATGAGGCTAGTCACGCTTGTGATGCTATCGAGGGTAATATTGAAATGAAACATGGTGGAGAACCATCTGCCTATCTGATAGGTTGGATAGCATCATGTATCAATAAGGCTCGTTTGGGAATTGGAGATTTCGTTGAAATCGTAGATAAGGAAGAAAAATAGCCCAAAGGCAAAATACCATTTGGTGTTTACCCCATCACTATATATAATAATGTAGTGGTGGGGATTTCTTTGTTAACGTCAGCAAATTATTTGTTTGTATCATTATAGAGTGTTAAAAGCTATAGGAAATACATTAAATAATTTGCATATTTCGAATATTCTTTGTATCTTTGCATCGTAATTAAGAAATAAAGGTTACTAATTAAAAATGGTGAGACACACCACAAAAACTGTAATAAGAAAATGAAAAAGTTTTTTGAAAACTTATCTGAAAAGTTTAATGATGCGGCTTTTGAGGCGCAGCTTGATGATTTTACTTGCGAGTTTGATGCTATTAACAAACCTGCTGAAATCGTGGTGTCCGTTAAGAGTAGAAAGGTTATCCATTCATATGGAAATATTTCTTCTTATCCATATTACAATGTAGATAAGATTAATATCTATAATGAAGACGGAGAAGACGTGTCTTCAAAATATCCTTTGTTCTGCCAAAGAGTTAAGGATTGCGTGCCTTCTTATAAAGATGTAGAGAATGACTTGATGGAGGCAAATATGAGCGATACCGAGCTTTATTTCGGCTCAGAGGATAATTATTTGCATTACAAGTACGGTAACTAAATGGTTTGGATATGGAGTACGAAAATAAGTTTGTAGGTCTTTCATCTGTAATGAGTCACGACCTTGAAATATTAAGGTATGAACTAGAGTATGGATGGAAATTGGCTCTTATACCAAATGATGTGTGGTACAACTAATTACTTTTAAAATTTCAAATTATGGCAGAATATAAAGTTGAAGTAGATTTGTCGGACTTGTTCGATGATATGACCATCAACGAACAGAAGAACTTTTTAGTAGAAAAGTTCAGTTCCTTACCTATAAACAAGATGGTTGAAGTAGCTGGAGAAATACTGGATAACCTTAATGGCGACCAAGTAGCTAAAGTTATAGAAGACGCTTTCGATAACTTGCATGAGCAAGGTCAAGAGCAAGTAATCAACTATGTGAACGAATAAGGCTATGATGTCCGATAAACAATATAGAGTTGCTCGCAAGGGTGTTGTCGAGCAACTTAAATTAGCTCAGAGACTTCATTGCAAGCACATGGAGCAGAAGTATAAAGTGGCTTTGGAGAAGTTAGAGAAACGCTTCTTAAAGCCGGATGCAGTGGGATGCTTCGATTTGGGCGCAAGGGTATCAAATAGTTATTATCATCTTTAAATGGTTAAGGTTATGGAAAAGAAAGAATATTCTGTTGTCGAATTTATTCAATATCTCAAAGATAAGCCATATATTGAGCTTTATAAAGCTGCTCGTTTAGCTGAGATTTATATGAGAAGAGAAATGAGAGTATTGCGATATTCCCCGTTTTATTTAGATAGAGAATAAATGTATAAAGTATAAAATAAAGGTTATGGCTACAGCAAATTTTGAAATTGGAAATAAAGAGTTTGAGGTACGTTTCATACGAGAATCAGGTTATCCTCCAACAAAGAATGAACGTGGTTCTTCATTGGTTGAGTATGATGTAACTACATACAAAGATAATCAGCCAATGATAAAGAAGTTCAATCAAAAGAGGCGTGTTTATTTTGACCTTGAAGGTAATGTTTATAAGGATAAGCAGAGCAACAAGGTATGGTTCAATCTATATAAAGCAAGCTAATGGTTATGGGAACAAAAGTAGAAGTAAGAACTATTCCTTTGCATGGATTGTTCATCCATCGCAAGCAGGTTTGGCGTTCACTCGGTAAGCTGAGAGCAGAAAGCCATTCTACGACAGCGCAAAAGGTGTTTATGAATGAGCATAATACCGAGGTATCAACTGAGAATGCTGATTTCATTGATGGCTTGAAAGTCACTCTTTATGATGGGGAGTTGCCAAAAATATCAAAAAACGTTGGTAGTATGAGTTACTACCAGTATTGTTTAACGCAAAAATTGGTTTAGTTATGGAAACTGAGATTAATATAGTGGAAATCCTAAAGGATAAGCCAGCAAATACGAAGCTATATTCTCCTTTGTTTAGTGAAGTATTTTTTTCGCATGTAAGTGGCGGTTATATAGCTGTGGAACATCATGGAGGAACATCACTATTCTTAAGTAGTGGCAGATTCTATGATTACGATGGATCAGAGCCGTTATTATTCCCTTCAAAGGAAATGCGTGATTGGTCTAAGTTCGCATGGAAGAAAGGCGATGTCTTGGTTAATAAAGATGGGGATGTACATATTATATTTGAAAGATTTGTCGATGGTACATATTGCTCTTTCGTAGGGAAATATTATCTTTGGAAAGAGAATAATGATACAGAACAGTTCTATGAAAAAGAACGATTACTAACTTCTGATTTCAACAAAGCAAACAAAGAAGAAGCTCAGACCTACATCAACACCATCGAAGAAAAATTGGGTAGTAAACTCAATCGTGAAACCTTGGAGATTGAGAAAACCCAGCCAGAGTTTAAGGATGGGGACATTGTTTGTATCTCGGGTATGGGGTATCTTACTTATGGTATAGTCAAAAGTATAGACTATTTATCTAAGAAGCTGGAATATTATGTATTAAATGATATGAGCACCTTGAATTTTGATGATTGGTTATCATTTGAAGACAAGCATATACAGCCTATCACAGAGACTCAACAAATAATTCTCTTTGACGCTCTCGAAAAGGAAGGCAAGGCTTGGGATGCTGAGAAGAAACAGATTGTGGATTTGAAGCCAAAGGTTGAACTGAAACCATTTGATAAGGTGTTAATTAGAGATATTAATGCAGAGAGGTGGAAAGCAAGTTTCTTTAGTTATAAAGAAGAAAGCCACTACGTATCCATAGAAGGTCGTTGTTGGAGGCAATGTATTCCTTACGAAGGCAATGAGCATTTATTAGGTACAACTGAAGATGTGGAGGGCTAGATATGGATATAGGGAAATTAATAGGAGGAAAGACATCTGTCCCATCTATAGATTTCAATCAAGTAGTTAAGAGTGATAACCTCCGATACTGGAGAATTAGCAATGCTACTTGGGAGAAAGATAAAGTAGAACTTCATATTACCTTTGAAAAAGATGGTATACAAAGTTCCTTAGATAAAAAGTTTGATACAATAATGGAAGCTGTTGAATATTTCTACAACTTTCTTAAAACAATTTGATTATGATAGACGATAAGAAAATAGAAGCTGCAAAGGAAGAAATCTACGAGGATAGATTCTTGCTTAATGGTGAAGAGATAGTCTTCAACAATGATGAAAAGGAAGAAATGTTCTACAAAGAGGACATCAAAGAAGCCATTGGACTAGGTGCTAAGTGGGGTATCAATGAGCTATTGAAGGACATGTTTCACCCTGCTAGCGAAGTTCCACGTAACGACAACGGAAAGGTTCTTGCGTTCTCAAAAGAATTCGGTAATAGAAAGCTCTACGACATGAACGATGAGCTTGATAAAACCACTTGCAATACATATCAAGAAATGTGGGAAGAGCAAGTCAATATATTCCATTTGTCTGATTGGATATTTATAGATGAGTTGTTTGACTTGATTACGAAAGGAGGTGAGTAATGAAAGAGCTTAAAGATTTGGTTGTTGGTGATGATGTACTAGTTACAGGTATGTATTACAGACGTATCGCCAAGGTTGATAAAGTGACAAAGACTCAAATTGTTGTTGATAACGCTAGATATAGAAGAAATTCGGGCTGGCAATGTGGTGACGATATATGGGTTGTCACAAGAGGAGACGGAACACAGCGTATAGAAGTTCTGTACGAGTGCTACGATAAGATTGAGTGGCTTGACTTTGATGAACTAAAATAGCGATAACGTATGACAAACGAGGAATTTTGTAAGGCTCATATAGGTGAGCGAGTTCTTTTTAAAGGCAAGGATATTGGCGCATATGTGGCAGGGTATCTTGATAAGAAATATATCATCTTAGGATTTGATAACTTTGATGGTTGTATTTCTACCTTTACTCCAAGAGTATGTACGTATGTAAAAATATACAATTCATACCGATTCGCAAAGTTGAAGTATTTGGAAGTTGTAACTCATTAGCAATATGGAAAAATATAAATATACAAATAAAGAGGAAAGACCCATTCCAAAATATAAGGATGGTGATATTGCTTGGTATATTGATGAATGGTTTGAATCCCCACAACGCTGTATAGTAAAGGGATGCTGCAACGTATCTTGGTTCGAGGGGAATGAATTTAATTCTTCGGGTTGGTGGATAGATTATAGATACAAGCCCGACTATTGTGAACGAACTAAACAGCATAAAATTAGAGAGGAATCACTTTTTGATACCGAGCAAGAGGCTCTAATTGCATTGTTCGAGGAATTTAAAGATAAAGTAAAACGTAAATTAGAGTTTTTTAATAAAGAGTCAAAAAAGCTTGGTATTAAACAAGAGTTGCGATTGCTTTTATAAAGGGTAGGGGAATCTATTCTTCCCCTATCTCTTTTAAACCCAAATCTATTAATAACTTATCCAATATCTCATTCACGTCATTACGGAAACTTCGGTAAGTAACATAATAGAAACTGATGTTTTTGTAATCATGGCTTACATTAGAACATGTACACCCCAAAACCTTAGCAATTTTTTCTCTTAACCCTCTTCTCATCTTAGAACCGCCAAGGGCACTAGGAGAATAAAGATAAAGAATAACAAAGATAAATTGCTTGCGTACCATTGTGGAATTTCGTCCGGCATGATAGCTCATAAACTTATCGTAAATATTGCCTACTTGCGATAAGTCTTGCATCAATGGAATGGAAAGACTTATTTCTTCCTTGGATAAGATGGCCTTAGTTTCTCTAATCCATTTTATGCGTTCCATGATTTTCTTTAGATTCATTTCAATGTCTGGTTCTTTCATTCTTTTCTATTTTTAATCCAACATTTCATAGACGAAGTTAACCTCGTCTGCATCTATTTGTTTCCTAAACTTTTCTATGTTAGAAACTATCAACGAGCAGTGCTCAAATGAACTCTGCCCATTGATAACTTTTTCTATTCTTGTTATTCGGTATCTCATTTTATTTCGATAAGCGTTAAAATACAATACCCCAATAAATCTTTATAGCTGTCTAGGACAGGCTCTTCTTTAGCATCCTCGTTCAAAGTCAGCAAAGAGCAAATACGATTAATCTTCTCTTGCAAATGACCGAAGGCATACGGATAACCATCTTTAGCAAAACATTCCGAAAATGCGTTTCCATACCGCTTATTTTTGGTTTTGAACAATTCGATTTGCGATTCGATGATGTCGTTATAATCTGAAACAATATACCAAGAGAGCGTAAGCAAGGCTTCCATCGCCATTACGCTGATATGGCTTCGTAAGGTTTCTTTGTCTTTAGAAGATGCTCGTATCTCATACATAAGACGAAGGAAATTGGCTGCGCTTGAAAATAATCCGAGCTTTCCGAAGTCCTCCCTTAGAGATGATACGAAAGCGGCATTATCCTTGCATTCAATCATGTCTGCCAAACGTCTTATCACAAAGATATACTTGTTAGCATATTCGCAACACCCATTGTTATTTTGTTCCACCATGTCCGTATCCTCCTCCACGATTATTTTCCATATTCAACTCTCCAAGTATGCAATCTGGATTTTCTACCTTGCGGAATGCGCCCTGGCAAACACGAGTGCCTTTCTTGACTACGAAAACATAATATTCGTAATCTGAATCTAGTTTGAATTTGCTATCCTTTGTCGGCATATAACGGTCGGAATTAACTCTATAAAGCGCACCAATATCGTTTCTATAGTCTTCATCGACCAAACCTAGACAAATATCAATGTCCGCTCTAACATTAGTCATGTAACCAACTTGTGTTTCGTTCTTGCCAATAAAGGCCACATCAACTTCCATACCTTTGTCAGTAAAGCCGGAACGTGAACGAATATCCAAACCAACATCTTTAGGAAGTTCAATTCCTAAATGTAGGTTGATGTGACCTCTACCCATTTTCACCCAAGGCATATTCAACACAACATCTTGTGGGCAGTAAAAATCAACTGCCGCTGCATTACCTTCCTTATAAGGAACACTACCACCTCGCAAGTCAAGTACATAAGCCTTGCCTTGTGCAACTAACTTTTTTATTAACTCCTTATCCATTGTATATAAAGCCTAAATCATTTAAAGTTCTACAATTCTTAACCAGTCCTTTTGCCCATAAATTACGCAACTCAGGTAACGGGTCTTTTCCGTACCTATTCTTTATGGTTGCTAAGGTCAAGATTTCCGGTTTAATATGTTTATCTCTTTTCTGCTGTCTTAGCTCCTTCAGAATATTCTCCAAGTTCTCCATTGACGAAATCCTCCATTGTTATATTGTCAACCCCAAATTTATCAGCCAGATCATCGTTCCCAATAATCAGCCAATTAGATTTGTCTTTGAGAAACTCTATACTCTCTGTGCTTTTTGCAGCATCAACAAAAGTATCATCAATATTATCAGTAGAGCAATATGGAACTACCGCATTAACTGTATACATAGCAATTTCGTATGAAATAACCGATACCATTTTCTTGAATGTTATATCGCTTGAATACATTACTTGGTTCTTGTCATATCCTAAGATGTTGACACGGACTATATTATTATCAGCTTGCAACGCTCTAAAGAAATCGTGCTTTAGCTGAAAATCCGTAATATCTACAGGATGCTCGTTACCCGATGGAATACTTATAATATCCAACAGGCTTACAAAAATAACTTTTTTATTCATTGTCTTCATCTGTTAATAATTTATCTATTGTTTTTTCTAATTCGTCTAATCTTAGTGTATAATCCTCTTCGTAAACGCATGTCAATGTAGAAATAAAGAACTTATCATTATCTGTTCTCAATTCAATCTCCATGTATTCCTCGTAATAGCTATCATATTTAATTGCTATCGAAAAGGAGTTCATGTAAGCTGGATTAAACCTCCTCTGCAAAGCTTGTGCTCTCGTAAACGCATCATTGAATTCGTTTGTCATGGTTCAATCTTTTGTGTAAGCATTTCTCTGTTCTTTGCCATTGCATCATGGAAGCCTAAATCGTATCTGTCGGTCTGCTCCAGCTCATAGTTCCGCTTTATAAGTTCACTTGTCTGATACGAACTCTTTGCAAGTTGAATCTTAAAATAGACAAACTCAACAAACATAGCCATAAAGCAAAGAACAAAACCGATAATTACCGCTGCCTTTGTGTACTCCTTGCAGAACCTTACAATACACTTAGCAACCCAGCATGTTGTACTAACTATGCCTACAAGTACAAGGTAAGGAATTCGTAAAAGAACCTTGCATAACATACTCATAGTACTCTTCGTATAAGATGCGAAATCCGTACTCGTAAAAACTAACTTTAACTTCTTCATATTTTAGCCTATTTAATGTTTATCAAAAGTCTTTTGTTAACGAACCACAACAAATCAATACCATTCATCATGCAATATCCGCAAAGCATGCCAATCAAGATTATTATCTTCTTGAACACTCGGTAATGTGTCATTTCAATCTTCAGCATAGACATCATCAAGTCTTCAAAGGAACGGTCTCTCATTGAATCTGGGTCTAGCCTCAACGATTTGACATTCATCTTGTACTTATTGGCCATTGAGAATAATATAATAGCAAACTCTGCTAATTTGTCCTCTAGAGTTCCGGCAACGAGTTTAGAATATATTTCTATCGTACCACGTCCATTAACATTTTCATATTCCCAACGTTTGGCGTTGAAACGACCTTCGTATTTGCGCATTTCTACAATAGCGTCAATTACGTTGAATGTTTCTGCTCTTTGGGTCTGGCTAGCAACATCAAAGTTGCAAGCCTCTATAATCTGTTCTATTTCTGCTATCTCCATTTTATACTATTGAATCTAAGTCAAAATCATTAGAAGGAATGAAAGCCACATGGTCTTTCTCCCTTGTCATCGTTTTCTCTCCTGTTCGCACGCAATTAATTTGCTTGGGATTTTTATGTCGTACCACAAATGTTCCAAAGCTGCGTATCATAACACGGTCTCTGTTGCGCAACGATTGCTTTGTGAGGTCTATGAAATAATTCACAATGGCTTGAACATCATCCTTGCGGAACTTTTTGCCATTTACATCTCTAAGGTTCTTAATGATTGCCTTGACAATTTCTTCTTTCTTCATATTCTCTAAGTTTTTTATTCCCTAAACTTCTAATCAAGTCGTATGGGTCTATACCATATTTCTTAACGAAACATTCTCTTAGCTTGCATATAGCCTTAAAATCTGCATTTGTTGTATTCTTGACTATCATATAAGCTGAGTCTAATCTAACATCAGCTTTAGGAGCTTTTACCCGAAAAATCTTGTTGCCTTTCTCGTCTTCGATAAGTTCTATATTAACTTCCTCGCCCTTAGCTTTTTTTCTTGCCGCCCATTCTTCATAAGTGATGGCATTTTGCTTGATAGCCTCATCTTCTTTAGCCTCTTTCTCTTTCTGTATATTTGCCTCTACTGCTTTTATGGCATCTATACGATGGGAACAGAAAGTATTCAAGCTCTTTGTTATAACTTGCGGATTTGGCTTCTTGTAGAATTTCTCAAACTTTCCGGCAATAAACATCTTGAAGAAAGTAATCAGCTCGTTCAGATTAAGGAAATAATACTCATCCTTTATAGCATTTGCAGTCATTATCTTGATATTGTCAGTAGCCTCATTATTTACAAAGCCACAAATACCATAGACATCAGAAACCCATGCTACAAGCCATGTTATTGCACTTCCTTCTCCATAACACAAGTCAAGATAGGTAAGTGTTGGTGCGTTGCTTTTAAAAGCTTTCCCGATTGGCATCTTACTACCTACTTGGCTTGATGGAGAGAAAGACATTAGAACGTTATCGAATGTTCCGTACTCATTGAATATTCGTTGCTTTTCTCTGTTGATTGAGGCGCTGCACGAGGTCGGCTGATTCTTGGTAATAGCCTTGCTCTGCGTCTTTATTAGTCCCTTGCTTTCTATCATCATAATTTCCTTCCAATACTTTAACAAAATTATTTGGTCTCATAATCCAATCAAAACTCGCCATCCATCCATTACTACCATTAAGGAATGAAGATGCTGCCGCCTTGTCAATCATCAACTTCATCTGCTCACTCCCATATTCTTTAAGCCGTGAATTAATCATTGACTTTCTCTTCGAAGTCAGGGCATGAACAAGAGGCATTCCTCTTCCAACGATAACCTTATTGAAATATTCGCAAACCTTCTTTGCTTTATCATCCACTTGTTGTACACTAGGGACGTTGTTCAATGCTATTCGTTCAGGTTCGTTCTTGTGTGGTTTAGATTCTTCACCTTCAGCAAATTCTATGTTGTCTTCATGCTTCCAAATAAAGACTTTTCCGCTACCGATAGATAACATTTGTTTCTCAAATAGTCCATCAATAGCTTTTTTTGTCTTTGCCACCGACATACCTGTCTTTTCCGATAATTCTTTGTTGCTCCCATACACATATCCGTCTTTGTCAGCATTAAATGAAAGACGTACGAAAGCGACTAATTCATCAGCATCCAAGCTACACGCTTTTTCGTCTAATTTTACTATCATATCTTAAAAAAATGCATTTGTTAATTGTTTATTTCCACTCATTATTACCCACTTCCCTCTGCCGTTTTGGTCTAGCAATTTCAAGTCTTCAACTTTTCCGAATCTATCATAAGTACCGCAAAGGTCAACAAACCAAGGTTGTTTTCCTTTCGATAGCCTAAGAAGTCTTCCTACAACTTGATAGTATTGCGCTAAAGAGCGTGTTGGCTTTGCATACACTACAGTATCTAACTCCGGATAGTCAAAGCCTACGACCAAGATTTGGCTATTTACCAGTACCTTAGTCTGCCCATTGCGGAAACGCTCGATGATAGCCTCACGTTCTTTAGGAGGTGTCTCTCCGCAGACCATTTCGCAGTTAGGTATGGAATAGGTCAGCATCTGAACTTCTTTAACGAACTTGGTAAAAACCAAGATGCCTTTACGTTGTCCACCTCGTTTCGGATTAAGTAATCTATTGACAACACTAACTAGCCATCCGTACAAATCCACACGTTCATATTCTTGTTTTACACTTTGGTCTGTATAATCACGGCAAGTTGAATTTAGCTGCAAATTACCTTCATTCCATTGTGGCGGTGGACAAGAGTAATAGTTTGGCAGACAGATATATCCGTTCTTTGCCATATCCTCAACTTGAACATAGTAAATAAGCTCCTTGAAAATCTTGTCTCTACTTCTTGTCAGAAACTTCAGTATGCTACCATAGTTCTGATAGGAATACAGACGGAATGGTGTTGCGGTTAGACCTATGACCTTGCTCTTTAATTTATCAAGAAACTCCTTATACATGCCGGATTCAGGTTTCACTAAATGAACCTCATCAATCAATATGTATTTGAAGTCAGTAAACAATTCGGGATGTCCTTTCACGCTACCAATTGTAGCAAAAGTAACATCGCTGATTTCTTTTGATTTAAAGCTAGCGGAATAGATGCTGGCATTATCAAATCCATAAGAACAATACTTCTTGTAGTTTTGTTCCAAAATTTCCTTAGTAGGAGAAAACACAAGCACTTTATCTTTGAGCCTAGCAGCTATATCTGCCAAAATCAATGATTTGCCCGATGCAGTAGGGAGCACTTCCAGAGCGTTCCAGTTTTTCTTCTTATCCAAGAAAAACTCAACCGCCTTCTTGCTTGCCTCTTCTTGATATGGTCTTAATTTAAACTTCATTTCACAAATAATATGAAATCACTTTTGTTACTATATAGGAATGCACAAGTCTTATGCATAACAAAAGCCAATAGAAAAATGACCTTACAGTTTTTATGGTGTGTCTCACCAAGACGATTGCAAAGGTACGAAGAATAATTTAATAATGCAAACAAATTAGTGTCTATTATTACGGCTATAACATTATTTAAACCTTATTGATTATCTTTTTCTTCATTCATTTTCAGAATTAGAGCCGCATAGTATTTATAGAGTTCCTGTAATTCAAACACCGACCAATTCTTTGCTTGATGCTTCATTACTTCCAGTAAATCGACTTGTTGTTCTCCGAGCCGCTTTACTTCTTCCATATCTAAAGGAACGTGAGGATGCTTTTGCAAATAAGCCAATCTTCCAAGCTTCATTACTAAATTCTTTCTATAACCGATAAGATGGTCAGAAGAGAATCTGTTGCATCGTTTGCATTCCGCATTCTGATTACGTGTATCAAAGCGCAAACTCATATGAGTTCGTCCGCAATAATGCCCATTGTCGGCTTGGTCGATTGGCAATATTCGTCCACAACTGATACATCTGAAGTACTTATAGTGAAACTCTCTAGAGTCTCTCATGCGGATATAAACCGACATAAGCCTATCTAGTTTGTCAACCCACTTTTGCTTCTCGCTCCTTTGGTGTTTAGGCTTCTTTCCTCCTTTGTTAAATCTATCATAATATCCCATAATCTTTATCCTTTATCAAACCAAAAGTCATAGTTGCTGCTGTGGGGGTCGAACCCACAACCTTTTTCCGATTTTGGCGGACGTTCTACCATTGAACTAAGCAGCACCACCCCATAGGGGGATTTCAAACTAATTAAATAATAAAAGCCTTACTCCTTTGGTTTACCCATATGCAAGAAAACATCCATGATTGATGTTTCCTTAAGGCTTGTAATATTGTAATCAATCATAGTCTTACCCATAATCTCATCTACATTCTTACGAGCCTTCTCAATGGTATCACCCTGCACAAGATAACGAACCTTGGTCTTCCTCTCCTTGCCAGATTTTTCGTCAATAGTAATCATGTTAATACTGCAATCGTAGTATTTATCCTCACTATCTACCTCTGAAAGGAACAACTCAGAGAAACCTGCTTTCTTCATAGTGACAATCTCCATATCACCATTTGTGTATACCGCCATTTCTTCTGTAGTCTTAGCCTCGCATTCTGACCATGACAAGGCATCTACAACATATTGCTCTGTAGTTTTAGCGTTCGTTCCGTCTTCTAGAGTTTTCTCATAACGAACACCTACGATAAAATACTTTCCTGTTAATGATTTCATATTCTTTCTTTTTATGTTAGAGAATGTGGTATCGGTGAGGCTTGAACTCACGGCCTAATGTTTAGGAAACATTTGCTCTATCCAACTGAGCTACGACACCAAGCATCCTATAAAAACTCTTTATTTAATTCTGCTTGCCTCTCCACTTGTGTCTGCCATACCATATAAGCATGGTCTTGTGGAGTAGGTATGTATAATCCTCTTTCCATAGAGCAATGATGAAGCCATCGGTCTATACATAAAGACATTTCTTCTTTGTCAAGGTCTGGTATGTGCCTCCAATATTGGAAGGCCTTACCTTGTTTATTCTCACGCTCCCTAAGAAAAACATCCTTATTTACACGTTTGAACTCTTGTTCGATATAGTCCTTAGTATATCCTTCTTCGATAGCTACGTAAGTGATTGTTACCCACAGATAAGCATTCTGTTGGATTGTCCTAGATTGTTGCCTCTCTTTAAGGTCAACAACAAAGAACTTCTCATTATAATAATCACCTTGTAGTTTCTTGGCTTTGGTTATCATAGCCCTGGTTCGTTCCTCGAACTTTTCAAGCTCGACCGGATTCAACATATTATATACCATCTTTCTTTAATGAAAGGTGGAGAAAATTAATTCTCCACCATAATAAGTTTAAAATGGCGCATCAGATGTGTTAGTGCCACTCGGCTGTGCTGGTGGAATTGGTGCTGAACCTGCGGCTGGAGCTTGTGGTGGAAAAGGATTATTAGCAGCAGCTTGCATGCCACCTTGTGGCGCATTGTTCTGTGCTTCAATCTTTTGCATCTTGTAGCCACGAACAGATGTAAACCAGTCTGTTGTGCCATCCTTCTTTGTTCCTTGATATGATTCAACGTCAAAGAATACTTCAGCAATATCCCCGACATTAAAACCATCCGGTACATGTACATTCTTACCACTGAATTCAAAGATGATGCGCTTTTCGTAGCCACGTTCACCTGTCAAACCATCGAAACGTGTTGCATCAAGCATCAAACGTCTCTTTTCAAATGGTTCTTTACCTTGTCTCTGAATAGACTGAATGCCTTCGATAGCAACAATCTTACCTTTATAACTATTAGCCATAACTTAAAATATTTAATAAAACAATAATTTATCCAACTCTGTTCAAGGTCAAACTAGGCTTTACCTTAGTTACCTTTTTATACTTTTTCAATAGATGGTTGTAAGCTTCTTCGTCATCCGCATCAAAAGCCTTCGTGTCTAACGTAACCCTCTCAGAAGCAGACTTCAAGGAATAAGTGTAAATTGAAGTTTTATAAGATGTGAGGTTGTCATTTGACATACCATCAAAGATAGCTGCCTTCAACTCCTTTTCCTGTTCTTGCAATTTAGCAATGCGCTCTTGAACGTCAATGAGTGCGATTTCGTTATCTATAATGTAATAAGGTGTTTTTGTATCATCATTATACAAACGACCTTCTTTCTCGCATCGGAACAATTCTTTAACATCACTCGCAGGTCTTGGCTTGCCTAATGGGATGAGTTTACAGATTGTTCCACGCTTCTCGTCATCACGCAACCACATACAACATATACGTGTAACCTTCAGATGAGGATTCAATGTTTCGAAACCGAACTTATACATCGAGTTCTGCCAACGCACATACTCCTTATTAACGGAATAAGTACCCTTAATATCCCAAATCTCAACCTCATCGTCCGGTGCATCATCCTTGTGCATCACCAAGTCGATTGCACTTGCATGGTCTTCTCCGATTCGAAGGACATATTCGCTACCTATAATCTCATATCCATTCTTCTTGATATAAGCGACAAAATCCTTGACACTCTCTGAGGCTGGCTCAATACCCAATGAAGCAAACAACTCTACCTGCTCATGGATAATAGTGCCTTTTTCGGCAGCTTTCTTCAATACCTCTTCGCTTACGTTAGAGTACATATTGGGAAATACATACTGATGAAGCATACCTGTAATGCCACTTAATTCACGACCATCATAAAAGTATTGATGTGTGGAGTCCTCATAAAGAACTCCACTGTTATTCAATTGTATCATACTAATCTTGATTTAAATTGTGTCAACTTAGCTAAGAACTCTGCATTCTTTTGATATTCGGGATAAGCATCATAAACTGCTTTTAAATCCTTCTTGCTCTGTGCGAGTTCCATCTTTCGTAATGCACATTTGCGTTTAAACTCTTCGGACTTCTGAAGGTCTGGGAATCCGTTCCAAACTCTATCTACGTCCTCCCAAATTTGAGCTTGTTGCAATTGTGGATAAGCATATTGTTTTTGCTCATTAAGATTTTCGTCTTTTTCTTCCTCGCTCTTTGGGGCTGGTTCAGAGTAACCATATACTTCTTTCTGCTCATTCATCCATTCAAGAACTTCTTGTTCTGTCATGCCGCAATACCAACGCACAATGTTATTCTCATCTTGAATAATAAGTTTGGCAATACATCTGTTTGTATAACCTACATATCCAACATGGAAAATTGTCTTCAACTTTCCGCTTTGAGAATATTCGGTGTTTCGGTTGAGGTTGATGAATATCTTCTTGGGAGCAGTATACAATTCTCGACCGATACCTAAACAAGAGCATGCACGCTTGAAAGAGTCGCTAGCTTGGCCTTTAACGGCTTCGGTGTTACTTGGCGTACCAACATCTTGCTTATCTATCCAACCGATACCTTCTTTATAAACGGAAACCGTACAAAAGAGGTTCTGACCAATAAGCTCATGCTTACGTTTCCAACCATAGATGCCGAACTTCTCATCTAATCGTCTCATATCACATCTTGCGTCCTTGTAAAGCAACAAGGAACACCAGTCCGGTGACTTCTGATTACCACCTTGACCGACACGGACTTCTATCTCATCCGCATCAAGGAGGCGAAACTCATAATCCTTAATTTCTTCGCTCTGCCCTTCTACAGGCTTCGCTGCCTTATTCTCTGCCATAGTCGTATATTTTAAATAATCATTTTCTTTATCTGACAAGAAACAACAAGTTCATTGATTTCTTTGAGAGAATAATATCTAGGTGAGTTCTTACTATCACCTACATATTCTTTCATTAACCTATTCTTGACCCATTTGTCAATCATCTGCTTTTCGAATCCTTTTGATGCGAGATAGCATTCGGCATCCTTTCTGCGTATCCTGTCGGAACGCAACCCCATTTCAAATTGGGCATCCATCCGTCCCGCTTGAAATGCGACTGATACTAATTGCTTAATCTCGCTTAATGACATATTCTTTCTACAGTTTTTATGGTGTGTCTCACCTTTTTATGTAATATTACAAAAAATATATTAAATTTCTTGCAAGTTACGATATATTTATGTATATTTGCAACATATTTAATGTTTTCGAGTGCAAAGATAAGAAAAGTATTGCAAACATGCAAATAAAATAGTGCTTAAATATACTATATTAACCTTTATTATCTTTAAGCTCTAAATATTTACATAAATTAAGTTACACATGCGCTTACTGCGTATTAAATTTTAGGTTATGAATAGTGCATACGAAAGACTGAAGGCTGTAATCATTGCTTTGGGTTACACTTCAAATGAAAAATTCGAGGATACCGTTGGCTTAGGACATGGCTTCGTCAGCCGTATAACTAATCGTGTATCTTCCAAAAGCTTGCAAGCTATAACGAGAAAATTTCCGCAGGTAAATCCAAGTTATATTAGGACGGGAATGGGGGAAATGTTCATCTCTTCACCTATAAAGGTAAGCGAAAACGAAAACGCAAAGACTAGACTGCGTGAGTATCTTAAATATAAAGGAATTACCAAACGAGAATTTTGTGACAAAGCTGACGTGGCCTCTAACTTTCCTATCATAGGGAAGAATGGTGTATTCACGGCAAGAGTATCTTATAGAGTGAATTCTAAATTCCCAGATCTTAATATGGATTGGCTAGCTAATGGAGCTGGCGAAATGTTGCAGCCGGAGGCTAATATTGAGAAATTCAACAACTACAAAAGCAGAATAGCGCCATTCTGTACAGAGATGGGAATTAGTACTACATTCTTCTTGCGGAAATGTAAGAGCTATACCAGTGCAATTAGCAGATTGCCGGATATGCCTAGCGAGACTTTCTTGAAGAATATCTCTTTGGCTTACCCTCAGCTAAATCTGAATTGGCTTAAGACCGGAGAAGGAAAGATGTTTAACGATGACATCAAATCGAATATCAATTCAAGCGTCAGCTTTGTTCCTCTTGTTCCACAGATGGCTTATGCTGGTTATCTCAGCGGATATGCAGATGATGTATATATATCATCGCTCCCAACAATCCCTATTGTAAAGGAAGATAAAGAAAAGTACGTAGCATTCGAGGTAAGCGGTGATTCTATGGATGATGGCTCGTCTAGAGCTTATCAGAATGGAGACATCGTTATATGTAAAGTCTGCCCTGACTACATGGTAAAGAGCAATGGACTTCATATAGACGGAAAGGAATATATCATAGTTCATAAAGAAGGTATTCTGTTGAAGCGTATCATTGACTTGGATATGAATAATGGAAAGCTTATATTGCGTTCCTTTAATCCTACTTATCGTGATTTAGAGTTGGATTTAGCAGATGTGAAGCAGCTCTTAGTTGTGGAATATCAGCAGAAAAGGAAATGATAATGTAAAGTATATTTGTATGTTCTGTGGAGTAGGCTTGCATAAAATGTCGCAAAATTGCCGCAAAATGATTATTCGCCTATAGCGTAAGTTGCTATTGTTTAGTCATTTTATTGGTGTTCCGTATAACAGCCTTCTAAGCTGTGGGTCTTGGGTTCGAACCCCAACGGAATCACTATAAATATAAACAAGAAATGGTGAAATAATCGTATAGGTTGTTTCACCATTTTTCTTTATAAATGGCTATAAAATAGGCGTTTATGGACGTATAATGAACTTTTGCTTATGAAACAGAAACGATTTATTAGAAGATTTTAATATTCCACAAGTAGGCTCTGAGTACTACAAGTAAAGTGTAAAATTGCCGCAAAATTGCCGCAAAATTGCCGCATTTTCCGCAAAATTGCCGCAAAATATTGTAAATTTAAAGGAAAAATATTATGGCTACAATAACATACGAGCTTGGAAAACCAAAGCAAGACAAAACAAGAAAGGTGTCTATTGTTCTTTCTCATAAGGGACAGAGAAAAAGATTTCCTACCAATATAGTTGTTTCCGACTCAGACTTGTCTAGAGCCGGAAAGATTTCTTCACGTAAGATATTGAAGACGATAGAAGATAAAATGAATGTTATGAAGGATGCACTCTATGACTTAGAGGTAGACTTGCTAGGTAAAGATGTGGATATTGATTGGATATGTGAGCATTTGATTGATATAGGCAACAAGACAGAGGATTTAGACTTCTTTTCCTTTACCGAAGAGTGGGTTGAGAAATCCGACAATAAGGGAAAGAAGAATTATCTGATTATGCTCAATTCCCTTGCACGCTATAATGGTTGCCGTAAGCTGCCGTTTTCTCTCATAGACTACAGATTCCTAAACGGATATAAGAAATTCCTAGATGGTCATCCTAGGGCGCAATCCTTATACTTGGGCAATATGCGGCATATCTTCAATGAAGCTATCAAAGAATATAATACGAATGGAAATGATATTATCAGAAGTAATCCTTTTGATAAATTCTCCGTTCCGAGGGATATTCCGCAGACAAAAGATAGGATAATCAGTGAAGAGAACCTTGTAAGAGTATTTAATTTCAAGGGGACTAGACGTGTAGGTATGGCAAGGGATTGTTATGTACTCTCGTTCTTTCTGATGGGAATGAATTCTGTTGATATATATGAATGTGTCAGCTATAATAAGGGTGTACTCGCCTACGATAGAGCTAAAACTAGAGATAGGAGAAACGATAATGCCCACATAGAAATTGTCGTACCTGACATCATCAAACCTTTGTTCCGAAAATATAAGGGAACAACAAGGGTCTTTGATTTCTATCAGAAATATAGCAATGCAGCCAATTTCAATAAGCATATAAATAAGGGATTGCATTTCATAGCTGACGAACTGGGCATTCCTCGTTTCGATTTCTACTCAGCCCGTCATACTTGGGCATCTATAGCAAGAAATAAACTAGGTATTGATAAGTATACCATTCACGAAGCACTCAATCACGTTTCGCAGTTAGATGTTACTGATATTTACATTCAAAAGGACTTTACGAATATAAACAAGGCAAATGAAAAGGTAGTGGAATATGTTATGAAAATGATAGGAGAGGCAAAGAACGATGTTTGAATTTTGAAGAAAGGGGAAGGTCTATTCTTCCCCCTCTTTCTTATCCTTATCCTTTTTGTCCATTTTTGCACCTGTAGCTTTCATAATAGCCTTCAGAGCATCTTCGAAGTTCAAGGAGTCCTTACCGCCATTAGGGTGTTTTTCCCACCAGTCAGGGTCAACCCAACGCATAGCCTTGTCATACCAAGTTTGGTCGACGGATGTTTTCTTGCCATCTTGACTGATTAACAGATACCCACCTTGCCCATCGCTAGCAATTCGCTGAACTTGTTCAAGGTTGACCCACGTCTTTTGTTTTTCGCTATATACCCACATAATTATATGATTTAAATTATTTTTATTCCTATTGTGCAAAAGTACAGCGAAGTCTTAAAAATACCAAATAAAACCTATTTGTATGTTTCAAGTTTGACCAAATGTGAGTTATTTTGTGTACCTTTGCAGAAAATTCTTAAAATATGATACAAAGATTTACGGAAATGTACTACGATGATGCGGTGCGCTTCGCTCAGTACATACAAGCTACTGAAGGTGGCGAAATAGAACTTGTAAAAGAAGATGCCGATGGTTTTCCTCTTCCCCCTAAGCATAAGATATTTGGTAACATGGTTAATTGTCTGAAGGTAAGGAACTTTGAAATTGCTTATTTAGAGCAAAGAAGAAACCCCGATGATGACAAGAAACATCGTAATCGAAATCTCTATCGCTATATAATGGGGCAGAAGATTAAAGAGGTTAGAGAACTTAGTGGTATAACATTGGAGGAGCTGGCAGAAAAGTCCGGTTATAAGCCTAACAACATTCGTAATATTGAGATGGGGCGTTTTAATGCCGATATTGATACGTTATGTAATATTGTTGAGGCTATGGATGCTCATTTTGAGGTGATGAAGGATTAAAAGTTCTTTCGATATATGAAATATATTTAAATACAGAAACAAAAGCATTAAAAAACTTGCAAAATTAAGGTGTTATTCTTATCTTTGCATCGTAATATAAAAAGGTGAGACACACCGAAACAACTGTATCGGATTATGAATAAAGCATATTTGATTTTCAGCAAGAACACAAGCATTCAAGAATGTTGTACTTGGTTTCGTTATCGTGACGAAGCTTTGAGATACAATAAAGAACATTTTGAGAACGTGTTTATGGTACTGCCACATGAGTTTGATTCTTTGAAAGATGTTGACCCTTGCGAGCCGACAGAGTTCACGAAGTATTCAAGATGCGAGCATTGCTGGAGAAAGATTAAGAATGATTATCTAAAACATATAGGAGATATGAATATGAAGAAAGAAGAAAAGTTTGTCATTGATGATTCTCAGAATTACAATGATATGTTTAGCAAAAAGGAACGGATGCAAATTAATAAGGCAACCAAACCTTTAGAGAACAAGTAATTTTCACCATTTATTAAAAGTGAGTTTAATAACCCGAACGCATTTGCTTGGATGGAAGAATTATGCTATCTTTGCATTGCGTTCCTTGAAATAATTAATTATGAGTAATAACAAAGAAGATTTTGATGCGCAGGTAAGTGCATTTAAAGAGAAGTATCCCGATTTCAAGCCAGCCAAACCTATTGAGGTTCTTAACTTGATTATGACAAGAAAGAATGCCAAGGAGATTCTTGAAGGCAAGAAGAAGGTTGAGTACAGAGCCTATACAGACCATTATATTGGTCGTTTGTTTGACAAGGATGTTTTGGAGTTCCTTAAAAAGCATGGTAAAGAAGAGGATGTAATTAAAGCGCAAGAGGAGGGTATTGTTGACCCATTGCGAGTAGTAAAGACAATCCACTTCCATGATTATAACAACTCGTGGTATCTTGATTGTGATGTTTTGGTAAATGATACTTGTATCGTTATGAAAGAAGATATTGATTTTCTTCACGAAGAGTATGATAGTCATGACCTGGATGAAATGTATGAGGCATTGGAGCTTAAAAAAGAGAAAGAGCGTCCTTTGTTTTTCTTCTTTGTTGTTGACAAGGTAACTAAAACGACTCTAAAGTAGGTGGGCGTAAGTCCACTGACCCTAGATAATTCCTCAAGGGGAGTAGTTTATGATTCGTGGACTTAAAACGTTACAACTATGTCAGAGGCATCAAGAGGTTATCGTTACACCCAATGGAGAGCGGTAACAAATCGTACAACAGGTCTTCGTGCAGGTGAGAGACGACAGCGTGGTAGAAATATCGAATATCGTAACACTGGCGCACAAGGAACTACTTACGGTGGCGCAATGCGTACATTGGCAGCTCGTACAGCAGCTAATAACGTCACAGAGCGTGTAAACCGCAGACTTAGAAGAGGTTAAAAGTCTTAGAGGGGTTGAATGGATTAAGTTTCATTCACCCCTTGTTTTTAAGGAGAATAATGTATGCAAGAACTAAAAAGAGCAAGAGAAATCATTGACGATGTTTCCAAGGAGACAGACAGTATATTGCTTTTCCATTCATTGAGTGGAAAGGATTCTATCGTCTTGCTTGACTTATGTTACAAGAAGTTCAAGCGAGTTATTGTAGTATTCATGTATCTTGTGAAAGACTTGGAACATATCATGCGTTACTACAATTACGCTAAAGCCAAATACCCGAACATAGAATTTGTTCAAGTTCCCCATTATGCTTTGTTCAATTATATTAAGACAGGGTATATGGGAATAAAGCAGAACACAAAACAAAGGCAATGGACTCTAGCTGACATTACCGAAAAACTTAGGGAGAAGCTAGGAGTTGAGTGGGCTTGTTATGGATTCAAACAATCGGATTCTTTGAACAGGCGACTTATGCTAAGAAGTTATACGGATGGGAAGGAAGCTATTAATTGGAAGACGAAGAAGTTTTATCCATTATCTACATATAAGAATAAGGAGATTCTGGATTTTATTCTTGACCATCGCCTGAAGAACCCAGAGGTGTGCGGAACGAATAAGCAAAGTTCGGGAGTTGATATTGAAGATATAGAATACCAAAAGTATCTCAAAGAGTTATATCCGGCAGATTTGGAGAAGATATACAAGGTATTCCCTATGGCAAGGATAGTCATGTTAAAAGCTAATAATAAGGAGGAACTGAAATGAAAAAAGGAAGTGAAACAAAGATAATAAAGAGGTCTCAGATAAATCTGAACCCTTGTAATCCGAAGGTGCATACCGATGCAGACATCAAGCAGCAGAAAGCCAACATAAAGAAAGTTGGTCTAATTGGTGGTATTCAATGGAATGAAACAACAGGCAATCTTATAGATGGGCATAAGCGAGTGATGAGTGTTGACCTTATCCAAGGTTATGATGGAACTCCCGAAACGGATTATGACATCAAGGTAGAAGCCGTTGATTTTGATGAGAAGACCGAAAAGGAGCAGTTGTTGTTTATGGCGAAGTCGCAAGACCCGATAGATTACAATTTGGTTGCTAAGAATTTCAGTATAGACGAAATAGATTTCAAGGCTGCTGGCTTCACGGAACAGGATACAGAACAAATCAAGATGTTGCAAGATGATTTGGAAGCATCTTTAAAAGAGTCGGGTATGGAAGACTTCAGTGAGGATTTTCTGAATGAGCCGATGGCTTCTGTAGCTGAGCCAGTACCAATGACGGAATTACCAAACATAGAAAAAACATCTGAAGAGATTGTAGCCGAGCATGCTGCCAAGCCTAAGATGACAAAGGAAGAGGTTAAAGAGCAGAAGCAACATTGTACTGATGTTGGCATGAAAAGGCAGGAAGATATTGATAACTTCATATTTATCGACTTTGAAAGCTTGGAACAGAAGCAGCTGTTTTGTGATATGCTGCATATGGTAGCCACTAGCTCTATGCGTGTTTCCGGAAGTCAGGTCTTAGGTTTATTGTAATATGGGACGTAAGCGAGTAAAGCCTCTTGTAGTGAGGAAGAATCCCATAGAAGTTGCCAATATGGTAATTGATATGGTTAGGGAACAGAGTCCAGATTGCATTGTTATGATGTCTCTTGGCAAGGATTCCATTGTTACATTGGACTTATTGTATGATAAGTTTGAACGGATAGTGTGTGTATTTATGTATCTCGTAAAAGACTTGGAACATATACAGCGATGGATAAACTGGCTGAGGGCAAGATACCCGAAGATAGAGTTCGAGCAAATTCCGCATTGGAATACTACATACAATCTTCATTATGGGGTGTATTGTGTACCGAACCCAAAGGTAAAGGTACTTAATCTTTCTATGGTCGTAAAAGCCTTAAAGATACGTTTCGGAATAGAATACGTGTTCTTTGGTATGAAAAAAGCAGACTCGATGAACCGTAGCCTTATGTTGAAGTCTTATGAGGATGAAAATTACATTCATGGTGGAAATTGTTATCCTCTTGCTGATTTTACTCAAAAACAAATCCTGCAATATATGAAGCATCGCCATCTACCTAAGCCGATAATGTACTCCAGAGCATTGCGCTCAGAGAACGCTGAGGTGGGGAATGCATCAGGAGGTTTGTCTTTGGACTTGGATTGTTTTGTATGGCTAAGGGATAATGCACCTGAAGACTTAGAGCGTATATATAAGGTGTTTCCGCAAAGTAGGGTGATTCTTTATAGGTATGACAACAAGTAATACTCTTTTTAATTTATATATATAATAATGTATTATTTTCTTTTTGGTATAGGCGGGCTTGTGAAAGTCTGCCTATATTGTTAAAATCATAAAATTACCAATATTTAAAGTAAATATAAGTTAAATATATAAAGAAAAACCATAATATATTTGCAAGTTAAAAAATAAAATCGTATCTTTGCAATGTCTTTAAGAGATACTTGAAGATTTGCCGCAAGACAAGTTTCTTGCAATTTAGTGCAGGGCGAGCACGTTAAAAACTAGCACAGGCGTTATGAAGATGATTACCGACAAGCAGAAGAAGTTCATCAATGATATTAAAGGTGTTATCACAGAAAATGGCATAAATGCTATTGATGCATTGGACTTGAATAAGTTTACTTGCTATGATGCATCTAAGCTTATTGGTGGTTTGCTTGGTCTTAGAGATTGTTACAAGGCGATTTCTAGAGGCGCATGTGTAACTAGTACGGCATATTGCGATGAGGCTTTAGATAATGTCTTTAATACAATTGAAAAGTATAAATAATAAAAAAGGTGAGACACACCGCAAAAACTGTCTAAGATAATGAATATCAAAGAATTAGTAAGAAATATGATAGCTTTCTTAAATGAGCGTCACGATATGGATTGTGCTACGTTACGTCAGCGTTTTGCAGTATGCTATGATATGAGTGAAGACGAGGCAAAGAAAGTTATTTTGGAGCTGACAATGCTTCAGATATTTGCAGAGAATTTTGGTGTTGAAATTTAAAACTTTAAGATTATGGATAAGAAGACTGCATATAAAGTTATAAGCCAATTTAGGGCAAATAATTGTAAGAGTGGAGCTTTGGCTATTGCTTTGGATGAAGCATTAAAAGCATTAAAACCGATTGCAGTAAATCAAGTTTTTTGCATTAAGCTGGAGATATTAGATAGTGGAAACTATTATCATTCGAAAGCTGCGCAATCTACCTTATGGTTAGAAGCTTCTAACAATAAGAAAAAGATGCAAGCACATATTGCAGAATGGAGAAGTAAGGTCGTAGAGCGATGCAAGGATAACAACAGCTCTTTTGAGTTTGACTTTCATCATGGGAGTCCTTATAATTTCACGGCAAACAAGTCGAATTGTAATGAGTTACCTTTTTACTTTAAAGGTAAACACTACTGCTTTACAATATTAGAGGTTTCTAAGAGTATTAAAAGCATGTATGATGACCGTATCGAAAAAGATATGGATGCCGTTCAAGATATGATGTCTTATTTAAATTTATAGAGCATGAAGTTATACGAGGTAGGCTGCATCGTCAAAGAGGTGCAGCCAAAGAATGGAGTAAAGATTACTCTAGAGGAGGCTCAGGCTTTAGTTGGTGGTTATGTCGAGTTGGTTCATCTTGATGATAATAACATATTATTGTGCGATGAAGATGGACTTCTCAAACATAAACCTATAAATACTTTGGCTACAATACAAGCGAAGAGGCTTGACTGGAAAGGTATTTGTTGTTTGGTTGGAAGCGTTTTATTTTTAAAGGACAAGGAGTTTTAGTTATGAGTAAGGCAAGAAAGAATGATGTGAATAAGGATATACCCGAAGAGCGAATAACTCTTAGGGTATTGAAGAATTATTCAAAAATGCAAGAAGAATTATGTCATCTTCGTAAGAAAACACGTGAACAAGGCTACAGACTTAATGAACTCAACAATCAGCTACAGAGGCTTCACTCGAAAGAAGTTAGATATGAGTTAGAGAAGTACAGAAAGTTACTCTTAGAGCGTGATGAGTTGCGTGAGAAGAATAAGGCTTTGGAACAGGTGGTAAAGCAATACGATGGATTAAAAAGTTCTTTTACTAGCGAATTGAACGAAAAAGAGGAGGGTAGAGAATGATTATAGGTTCAATGACAGGGCGTGAACTCTTTGATATATTCAAGAAGGATAAGCCTATGCTAGAAAAGTTTGCTATCGAAAAAGCAAAGAAACTCATCCGTGAGCTTCGTAAGGGAATGGGACGATACACAACTCAGTGTTATGATTTCAAGACGAAAGACGCTACCGAGTACAAAGTATGCGTGTTTGTAGATAGAGGGAACATAAGACAATTCTATTTTGACATGTTTATCTATTGCAAGGAAACGAACGATTACGTATGTGCTACTTCCTTGTTGGACGAAGAGAATAGTGCAGAGCAGTTCAGTTATACGCCTCATTTCTTGCGGAGATATGCCGAGCGAGCATTGGGAATAGAGAACATGCCAATTAATAGGGTGCTTGCTCACATCGAAAGAGAAGTAGGCTATACGGTACTTATTTATAAGAATGATACAAGTAAGGTTATTGCTACAAGTATGGGGCTTTATCTGCAAAAGATTGACAAAAGGCGAGGTATCAATATATGCAAGACTTTTGTTAGTGTTGACATGCTTAAAACCTCCCAAATTAAAGCGTATATGGTTGTTGCGGACTTAATTGAAGAGTATTCAGAACGATACAATAAAGTTCAAAGGAATGATAATGTACGAGTAGATTTCGCTAATGATTGTTTGAGAAGAGGTATTACTGAAAAAGATTTGGTTAATGCCTATGGTGAATATTTTAAGAACAAAAAATAAAAGAAAGGGCTTCGTATGGAGAGAATGACAAGAAATGATGCCGCTGCTTATTTAGGTGTAGACCCTCAGACGATTACGAACTGGGTAAACAAGGGCTTGCTTGGAGGCTACAATGATAAAAGCAGTAAACGCTTTTGGGTGAATGCCGATGATGTTAAGAAGTATTCCGAGAAATACAAGATGTTATCTGTCTCAGAGGATTTACTTGATAGAGAGCAGAAAGAGTTGTTGGCAAGTGAGCGCAAGGTAAATACTAAGATACAAATGTTAATGCATGATGCGTTGAACGTTTCTTCTTTCAGCTATGACAAAATAGGTAGTTCACTTTGTATGTTATTGGAGTTAACGGCACAATACGGATTACGAGAGAAAAAGATTATGCAAGCATTTTTCAATGGAGACCGAATTAGTGATATAGCCGACAATTTTGAACTTTCAAGAGAAAGGGTGCGCCAGATTGTTATTAAGGCTATCCGGAAGTTCAACTATGCGATTGAAGAACTTGTAGACTTGAAGCTGGAGAACAATTCATTGAAAGAGGAAATTAAGAATGTAAAAATGCAGTTTATTATGCAAGAGGGTGAAAAAGAAGAAGAACAACCTGAAGATGTTCCCACTTCATTGTTCTCCATCAGATTAGTTAATTGTAATTTACCAGTTCGTGTCCTTAATGTGACAAAGGCAGCCGATATAGATACTATTGGAGACTTGGTACAATATTCCAAGCTCGATATGATAAAATTCCGAAACTTCGGAAAGAAAAGCTTTATGCAATTGGATGACTTTATTCACGAAATGGGATTGGAATGGGGCATGGATAAGGCTAAGATATATGCAAGGGGTATTCAGCGGATGAAAGATGACTCTTATATTGAAGAGTTGTTTGGAAAGCATCTTGCGGATATAACAAGCGATATTGAGAAAAAGTATAATCTTTCTCCGGCTGAGGCTATGAAGAGAGCTTATGGTGAAATGAAGAGATATGTAGGATTTAAAGAGAAGAGTAATGAATGAAGTATATAATGATGTTTTAGGTAAGGCGTTAAGCATTAAATCAACTAATAATATTGTCGTAAAAGTAGAGCAAGGAGCATTAGAAGTTAATCTGAAACAATGTAGTGTAAAGCGAATTATGTGGTTCTCTGTCTTCTTGATTGATGGATTTACTATGCGTCCATGCAGTTATACTTTCTATTCCTCTATGAGTGACGATGAATTGGATGACACATTTACACAAGTAGAAGGCAGATTGAACTTTCTGAAAAACTTAAATTCTAAATAACATGACGGAACAGGAAAGAAGAGTTGTAAACCATGCAATGAAGATACTAGAGCAGAGCCAAGATGATGAGGCTAGGGCTTTGGCTGTCAAGTTGTTGGAACAAGGTACAAAAGTTCCTCTTCAGAAAGTGCAGTTTTATGCCGCATATTGCAATGGCTTGCGTGATGGGTATTCAAGAATATTCGACCTAATACAAGGTGGTGGGTGGCTTGCGAAAGTGAGCAAGAAGGAAATGCCATATTTCGAAGCAGAGAAGGAGCTTGTAGAGAGCTGTATTGATGCTTGCTACGATTATCATATGGGCAAGTATGATATTAGGTACAAGAATAAAGAATTATCCAAAAGTGGTAAGCTATTGGCTTGCAAGGCTGTTTTTGTGAAACAAACGATGATTGGTTTTGAGGTTAAATACAACAAAGATAAAGAATGATTGCACAATATAGATAAGTGAAGTTGTAAACCTTTGATATGTAGGTACTCCCTTGCAAATTTTGTATCTTTGCAAATAAAAAAGGAGATTTATATATGGCAGATAGAGGATATAGAGGCAGACCTCAACGAGGCGAAAGAGCGGATAGGCAAATCAATGCCGGACATAGCCGTGGGTTGGATGCGGCTTTGTCTGACACTGAAGCTAAGATTAGAAAGCTAAAGACGGAACGTATTTATGCCTTTAATAAGGACGGAAAAGAAATAGCGCATTCCCAAACAGGAAAGGCACATAGTACGCAATTACCTTTTGGCTATAACTACAAAGATGCCATCATTACTCACAACCATCCTAATAGAGGTATTGGAGATACTATAGCTGGAAGAGTTGGCACAATTTTGTCTGGAGCTGACATTTTTACAACTATAGCACATAACGCTTCCGAGATTCGAGCAGTTACAAAGAATTATACGTATTCTTTGAAGAGACCAAGTAAAGGGTGGGGACTTTCAGAATCGGATGCATGGGATGTTTTTGGTAAGAAAAATTCGCAATGGAGACGAACCCTTCAGCAAAAACAGACAGAGTATCTTTCAAAGAGCGGAATACGAAATCGAATAAACGAGAAAGTGCTAGCTTTAAACAGAAAGCGTTCTAGTTTTACGAAAGGAGGAAAAGTCCCTAGTGCAAGTGATGTGTCTAGTTATAATCGTGAAGCAAACGAAATACAGAAACGTGTCACGGAAGCTAATGATAGAGGTAATGTTGGTGCGCAATATCAAGTTATGAAAGAATACGCAAAGAAATACGGATGGAATTTAACACGTAAGCGTACATCTTAAGGAATATATTCGAACGATGGGTAGTATTGTCCCTCTTCATGTGGGAAGAACCTTCCCATCATTGACAATGCCGTAGTACATTTTTCATATTGCTTTTGAAATCCGTACTTTTTAGCTCTCGATAGGTTGTGATCCAGGTCGTTGATTTTGACTTGTATTGCAACCATATCTTTTGAATCAATGATTGATTGTATGTAGTCAAAATACGGAACACCTTTCTTGTGGGTTAGGACACATACACTATCGGCAATGTCTTTTCTAACACCTAGTGATAACAGCTTGTCGTAGGTCATATCCGTATCTTCAATCGTATCATGGAGAAATCCGACACAAATCTCTTCGGTACTATTACCCATTTCTCCTACATGGATAGGGTGCAATATAACAGGCAATCCAACCTTATCAATCTGTCCTTTGTGCGCCTTGCAAGCGATACCAAGGCACAATTCTATCATTTCAGAATCTTTCATATTCTTCTTTCGTTATTAGCTCACCTAACTCAAGAGCATCTTGTGCATAGGTGTTTTCATTAAACTTAAACTCCTTTGGCTTACGTCCTTTACCTTTAGGGTAACACATAAGTTCTTTATTTACATATTGATAACGGACAACGATGTCATCCTCCCAATAGTAAACATAAACCGACTCTCCGTTTTTAAGGAGGTGGCTGATTTTGTTCTTATCTTTATTGTTCATAGTCTTTATCTCCTTATTACAATGCAAAGATATAAAAAATATATTAAACTTGCAAACAAATTAATGTTTATTACTTGAAATTTAAATATATTAATTATTGAAATGTTGCATAGTAAGCTTGTTGCATAGATACTGACCTTTGCTTCTTACCTCCGTTACTCTTGGCGGTTCTACTTTGCTCATATAATGCATGTCCCCAACCGGATGGTTTCTTGGTCTCTTTATAGATTTCTCGCATGGTCTTCCCACCCAACAGCTTGTAGGCTATCGAGTAATTCTCTTTGGCGTAAATCATCTTGGCGGTGTTAACTTGTATTTCACCAATAAGTCCGGTTTTCTTGTTCCGGATATTGATGATGTTTCCTGAATAGCCAGTATCCAGTTTCTGTTCCTTGAGTCTAACGAACTCAAAGCCCTTGTATTTGCCTTTAAGGTCTTTTATTATTTTCGGTATTGACCCTTTATCTGCGATGATGGTTGTTCTGTACGAGTCCTTAATGTCTTTGATACCATTAGCTTCGCCCTTAGCCTTGCGTACAATGGAGTCAACACTCTTGTAATTGATAGGAGTGACCCTTGCTCCATACTTCTTAGCTATACCTTCAGCTATAGCTTGTAGCTTGTTACCAACCGACTCGGCTTTTCTCCGCATAGAGGTAGCTTGTGCTCTCAGCCTAGCATATGCCCCATTATTACCAACGTCTCCCATATCTTTTTTAGTGCAAAATTAACCAAAATGCAAGCCAATTAATATATTGCGGCGATATGTTATTTCACTTAAAAGACAAAGTGAAAAGACACGCAAGTAAACATTTCTCTTAAACAATTATTATTCATACCTTTGCAAGAAACAATGAGTTGATAAGATGACGAAACCAAGAGATTATTTCACAGGCAAGCAAGAAGAGTTCAAACGCTCCGAAGTGCAAATAGCACCATATAATCCAAGGAAGATTTCACCGCAGCAGAAAGCTACATTGAAACGTTCCATAAGAAAATATGGCGTTGTTGGTGGTATAACCGTCAATAAGCAAACAATGACCATCGTAGGCGGCAACCAAAAAGTAACCATCGTGGATGAGATTATGGGCTATCCCGAAAAGGATTATACTCTTTTGGCTGAGGCTGTAAATATGGATTACAAGACCGAAGTTGAACTGAATTTCATGCTTAATTCCGAGAATGCTCATGGAGAATGGGATGACATGAAAGTCCGTGAGTTAATTCCGGACATAAACTATATGGATGCCGGATTAACGGAAGAAGACTTATCCCTGTTCGGCTATGATGCAATGGTAAAGACTGAAGGCGAAGATGAGTTAGGTAAAGAACTTAATTCCTTACTAGACCCATTTGCCCAAGAAAGCGAAAACAGAAAAGTACAAGCACCAAAGGAAGTGCAAGAAGAGCAGAGACGACAGATAGAACAAAATCAAATTATAGCCAATCAGCAGCAAGAGGCTCAATACCAAGCGAATAAGGAACGTATGCAGCAGGTGAAGAAAGAAGTAAACACCAAGGCAGCGGAAAAGGCATTAGAAGCCGAGTCTTACGTCATGCTATCCTTTGATAACATCGAGAACAAGGAACGCTTTATGAGCACCTTTGGCTTTATCGAAACCGATAAGGTAATAAAGGGAGAAATGCTTATGAAAGTAGCAAAACGAATATAAACGAATAAGCAATGAAAAAGATTATAAGAATATTACTAGGGTACATAATAGCGGCAATAACAATGCTTATGATTATTCCCTTTATGTTTGTTTCTCTGTTTCTTGGAAAAAGGAGAAAGAAAGCGTTTGGTATATGGGTGTCGTGTCTTTTTATCCCTTTGATAAACAAGGTAGGGCAATTGGTTAACTCATAAATATCGAAAGACTATGAAGGCAAACGGAAAAAGATTAATGAAGATTGCGAACTTGGCTATAACTATGGTATTGGCAATACCGATGTTCTTACTAGCCGTTCCTTTCTATATGTATAACAAAATTAGAGGCAAGGTATAAATCCCATCTGCCCAATATATAGCGAAACAATAATAAATACAAGAAAATGGCAAAACCGAAATTTGATTACAATGGCGATGCTTTCTACGATGAGATAGAACAGCTTGCAAAGCAAGGTCAGAAGGATTCTGAAATTGCCTACGCCCTTGGTTTGAAGTTTGGGGTTGACCTAAATCCACAGGTCTTCAACCGAATGAAAAACGGAAAATACGAGAATTGGAATGAAGACGAAAATGCGGAAAGAGGCGAAAGGATAACTCAATCCCTCGTGCGTGGCAGAGAGTTTATTAATGCAATCGTGCGTGGTAGATTCCTTAAATGCGCCCTTGGAGGTGTCAAGGTAAAGGGCAAGACAACCACCAAGAGACATATGGTTGTAGATGGAGTTATGACAGATGATATAGTAGTGGAAACTAGAGAAACCGAGCAGGAGACCCCACCTAACGTACAAGCTCTTTCAACTTGGCTATTCCATTACGATATGACTTGGAGAGAGATACAGAGAGGTAAGAAGGATGAAGAGGAAAAGGGCATTCCTTTTGACCCTAAGAAAGGTATATCCGTCAATAAGTGGATAGAAAGAGAGATTGAGCAAGAAGCAGAAGAACAAGAGGAGGGTGAATAATGGCAAAAACACATTCCGTTTATTATCCGTTGTATAACGACAAGACGCATTTCATTTACCTTATAACAGGAAGCCGTGCGTCAGGAAAAAGTTTCTCTGCTTCTCAGTTTATCGAAAGACTTACTTTTGAATACAATGCAGAAAGAAAGATAGCACATAAGATTCTTTATACACGTTATACAATGGTGAGTGCCGCTATTTCCGTAATTCCAGAGGTTAAAGAGAAAATAGAGATAGATGGCACACAGGATTATTTCAAGAACACGAAGACGGATATAGTCAACAAAATGACGGGAGCTGAAATCATGTTCCGTGGTATTCATACGGCTAGCGGTAATCAGACTGCGAAGTTAAAGTCTATTCATGGTGTGACTACGTTTGTCGTTGATGAGGCTGAGGAATGGACGAGTGAGGAGGATTTTGAGCGTATCATGCTTTCAATCCGTCAGAAAGGCTTGCACAACCGAGTAATAATCATTATGAACCCTTGTGATTCAAATCATTGGGTATATAAGCGTTTCATCGAAAAGACTCATAAAGAGGTGTATTTTGATGGCGTTCCCGTTCAGATCAGTACAGACCCTAGAGTACTTCATATACATACGACCTATCTTGATAATATAAAGCATCTTTCACCGGAGTTCCTTAACGAGGTGTTAGAGATGAAGGAGAATGAGCCGGAGAAATATGCGCATATAATGATTGGTAGATGGTCGGATGTATCAGAGGGCGCAATATTCAAGCATGTAGGCATCGTTGATAAGTTCCCTAGCAATGCAAGGAAAGTAGCCATCGGTGTAGACTGGGGATATTCAAAAGATTATACGGCAATTGTAAAGTGCGGTATCGTAGACAATCGCCTATACATAGAGGAACTTTGCTATAGAACGGAAATGTTATCTAGCGACATCATAAGATTCTTGCGCCCTTATGCGGACGAAGGCTTGTTTGTGTATGCGGATAGTGCTGACCCTAGACTTATAGATGAGGTAGCTCTTGGTGGAATAGTTATATATGGAGCACAAAAGGGTGCTGGTTCTATATTGGCTGGTATTGACAAGATGCAGACATTCGAAATCTTTGCGACTAGGCAATCAGTCCATTTGCAGAGCGAGTTCCGCAAATATGTGTGGGCAAAGGACAAGGATGGCAATTATATCAATGTTCCCGAAGACCATGATAACCATTTGATAGATGCTGCTAGGTATTATATTCTTGCCGTATTGCTCGGTAAAGTGATGAAGCCAAGAAAAGCTTCTAAATCAGACTTAGGAGTGTACTAAATGACAAATATAATTACTTTTGTAATAAAAATACAAGTGTTTAATTATTAGATTGTTAGTGTAAGTATTCTATAAGAGTAGATAAAAGTTAAGTGTAAATAAAAAAGATTGTTTACTAAATAAAGATAAATTCTTTAGTAAATAGTCTTTTTTATTCACTTAAAAACTAAGTGAAAGGCATACGTAAATTAAAGTATGTAGAAACCATGTTTATTATTACCTTTGCTTCAAAAAGTTATAAGGATGTTTGTAGATTCAATTATTCAGATAAAGACATATTTTCGAAACCTCACGCTCAACGCATTGGGTGTGGAGAGAAGCATCTTCGAACGTTTGGACGATAACGATGTTGATTCTGTCGTAAACATGATGGAACAACATGATTTCGATGTGGATAATGCCATTTCGGAATATAATCCACAAACCCATAAGGTGATGAGCCGTGAAGATAAATGGGTAAAGGGAGAAAAGCCATACAGGACGGAGAAGTTGGCAAGAACAAGACAAAGATACATCAATGAGGTAGAATTGTTCTTCTTGTTAGGCAATCCGGTTATGTGGAAGAAGACTGAAGGTGACGATGAAGCCTTTGAACTATATAAAAAATACTTGAAGGATATATACTTCAATACCAAGCTACGTCAATGTAAACGACTTGCCGGAGCAGAAACCGAAAGCGGTTTTGTTTTTAATTTCTCGCAAAAAAACGGAAAAATGCATGTTGATGTGTATGTTGCAGCTCGCTCAAAGGGACATAAGATGAGAGAGTTGTTTGACCAGTACGGAAACATGCTTGCTTTTGCTGTAGGCTATTCCTTAAAGCGAGAATCAAAGACTATCGAATGTTGGGATATATTGACATCCGTTTTTAACTATCATTGTGAACGTGGTGGCTTTGGGTGGAAAGTGTATAAGTATCCTAATCCGACAGGAAAAATTAATGGCATTTATTTTCGTCAGCCAAAGGCATGGGAAGGAGCAGAACCGAGAATGGAACGTGAAGAAATGCTTGATTCCAAGATTGGAGATGCTAACAACTACTTTGCTGACCCTAATGCCGCTGCTACTGCTGACGTGATACAATCAATCCCTAAGCGGAACAAGCCAGGTAAACTCATACAACTTACAGGCAAGAACTCTAGGTTTGAATATATCAACCCGCCTCAAAATTCCGAAATCCGCAAGGCAGAGAAAGAAGACTTGGCTCAGTCTATCTTGTTTGATACGTTTACACCGGATATGTCACCGGAACTGATGAAAGCTATGAGCACGCTTACTAGTGTCGGCATAAAACGAGCGTTGGTATTGGGCTACATCAAGCGAGCGAACCGAATGGAAATCTATGAAGAACTTGTCGGTAGATTATCGCATGTGATTATAGCCGTAATGAAGGAACTATATCCTGAGATGAGAAGCAAGTTGGATAAGTTGGAGGTCGAATTCGATTTTGCCGAACCTTTCGAGGATGACAAAAAGGATAAGTGGAAAGTAATAGCGGAACTATATAATCAAGGCGTACTTTCTTTAGAGACTGCTGTACAAATGCTGGCTTTAACTGACGCTCCTGCTGAAGAAATTGAAAAGATACGCAAGGATGCAGAAGATAAAGTAGCGTTAGCTGCAAAGGTAAAGGGAAACGAAAACACAACTTCATAATTTTAAATGCTTATTGTTTTTGGGCGCATTTCCTTTTAGGATTTGCGCCCTTTTTGCACTTAAATTTTAAGTGAAAGCATTGTGATAATAATATAATATTATTCCTCATTTTGTTTTTAACTTTGTTGGCATGAACACGAATGAACTTATCATAAACGGAAAAGATGCTTGGAATACCTATCGGGTCAAGATGGGGTATGGCTTTTTGGATGCGTTGGAAGCTGACGCAGACAATAAAAGTTATATAACCAATGAAGTAAGGACTGAGCACGGAACTAGGGTTGTTCCTATCCGTCCCAAAAAGGCAGAAAGAAGCATTACCTTGGAGTTCGTTATAGTCGGTAAAGACCATAACGATTACAATAATAGGGTAAAAGCCTTTGATGCACTTATGGATAATGGTTTTGTTACGATACAAGTTCCTCGATCAAAGGATGATGTCTATCGTTTGTTTTGTGCGAGGAAGTCTCCTACCTATTCAAGAGGAAAAGGAGGGGTTATAGGCAAGAAGAGTTTGAAGTTCATAGAATATAATCCAACGAACAGGGGAGCCTTGACTGATGCGGATATTGATATGTTCACGTTGAAAGAATTTGAAGATATAGAACAGTTATGAAAACTTACAAGAATATTGATATAAAGTATTACGATAATGACGGAAACATACATGTAAGATGTTCTGTTCCCGTAACACAGGATGCATTGGTTCACTATGAATTAATGCAGTCTCACTATTGTAAGCTTTCCTTTAAGCTTTATAAGCCTACATATTTCTTGCTTGGTGATTTTATAGATACACCATATGGACGATTTGAGCTAATAGATTTAACTAAGGCCAAAGATAATGATACTATTGGATATTCCTATGAAATCCAATTTGATGCATATTATCGTAAGTTCAAGAACAAAATATTGAAGTATCGCCCGAATACAGGTTCACAAGAAGCGACTTTCTCTCTTACTTCAAAAATAAGTACCCATGTAGAGGTGATTATGAAAAGTCTAGCTTATTATGCGAAGTTAGACAAGTCTTATCTTTACGACCCTAAATTTGAAGGCGAAGGAACGGACTATACTTATGTTATTGATGCGAGCGTAGATGCAAATGCTGCAAAGCTTATAACCTACTCAAACACAAGTGTGTTGGATGCTATTGCAAATATTGCTCAGACGTTTGAATGTGAATGGTGGTTTGAAGGCAATATTCTACATTTTGGTACTTGCGAGAATACAAATGCGATTGTTGATTTCAGACTAAACGACAACATCGTTTCTATGTCAAGTTCACAAAGCCAGTCCACTTATGCAAACAGGGTATATGCTTTTGGAGCTGCAAGGAACTTGCCTAGTGGATATAAGAATGATGCCGATGCGGACATAACAAAAGATGGTGTCGTAGAAAAACGTCTTATGCTTCCTACTTCAGCAGAATGCTCTGACAAAAACAAGCAATTGTTAGCAGAGAATGGCTTTGAGCTGAAAAACGGATATATACAAGTCGGTGGACTCCATGAAGACCAGTACGTAGAGGGAGTAACAACAAATGATGATATTTATCCAAGAAATCTTATCAAAACGTCTAATGTGACATCATACGAAAAAGATGTAGAGGATGAAAGTACACCCGAAGAGGGTGATTACATCAAACGGACTTTCTATCGTGTAAATTCGCTTACTATTGTCAATGATGATGGCGAAAAAACAGGTGATATGGCTTTCCGAAAGGCGTATATTCTTAGTGGCAAGAACTTACATATAGTATTCCAAAGCGGTTCTCTTAATGGTATGGACTTCGAATGTGAGTTTAATCCAGATGGAGTTTCTGAAATACTTAAGGACGATGATGGTAATCCGATATTGAAAGATGGAAAAGAACAGATAAATCCTAAGTCGCAGGTATTTGAGATTGTTGCTAATGAGGATTATGGTCGTTTTTTGCCGGACACAACTTTGCATCCAAAGGACGGAGATACTTTTGTTCTCTATAATTGGGATTCTACCAAATTGGGCGATGCTTTGGTATCTGCTGCTTCCAATGAGTTGCTGACGGATTCTATTAAGAATTTGAAGAAGTCAATAATAGACCCTACGACATATACATGTACCGCTGAGGCTAATTATTCATTCAATCAAGGTCGTGGCAACTTGCATGGGGTAGGAGACAGGGTTAACCTTTACAATAAAGGTTATGATGACAGTTATAGGTCTTCAAGAGTTATTGGATATGAATTCAGCCTTGATATTCCTTTTGATGGTGCGAAGTATTATGTTGGAGAAAAGCCTTCGTATTCCCGCCTCAATGCAATGGAGTCAAAGATAGAGGAACTTGTCTATAATGGACAGAGTTATCTTAATGGTAATGGCGGAAGCGGAAGGTCGATTTACATCATTAAGAGTTATGATAGCATAACTCCTACGGATTATAATGTATTTTCAGCAAAAGCTGTTGATGAACAAAGATTAAACAAGACAAAGGACGACACCGTAAAGGGCACAATCACTTGGGAAAAGGTGCAGAAGTTCTTTAGTGGGTTGCATGTCGGTAACTCCAACAATGAGAACGGAGGCTCGTGGACTCCCGATGCAGAAGGTCGTTCGCACCTCATCACAGATTACTTGGAGGTAAGAATGAAGGCTATCTTCGAGGAGCTGGTCATCAATAAAACATCCACCATTGGCGGTAAGGAGATAATCTCTCCTGCTGGTGGCGTGGTGGCTCATAAGGTAGAAGAGGTTACTGTGACATATAATAATGTGTCACAGAAGGCTTATCGTTGCTATTTCTTAGCAGAGCAGGAAGGCGATGCCGTGGATAATGATTTCGCTATTGGCGACCAAGTGCGCTCGGAATCATTCAACGTCCGAAAGGGCACTTATCACAAGGATGGCAATCACTTCTATTGGCGATTGGTAATCGGTCGTGATGAAGACCCTGTAGAGCTGGAAGGAAAGAAATATCATTATATCGACCTCTCTGATACCGATTGCGCTACGGCAAGCGATGTTCCTGCTAAAGGTGATGTGCTCAATCAGTGCGGTAATAGAACCGATGTAGAACGCCAGAACTGTCTTATCTTCTCGGCGGTAGATACCTATTCGCCATCCATTAGCCTCTATCACGGCATCAACAGCTATTCCTTTGCAAACAAGGAGTATGTGGAATATGGCGTGAATAAGCAGACCAACAAGGCTTTCTTTAACGTTTATGGTGATATGTATGTAGGCGACCGACCTACTAAGGAGAATGGCTATGAGGGTAGCAGCTACATCAAGTATGACAGCGCAGCCAAGCAGGTATCTATTAAGGGTAAGCTCTCGGCGAAATCAACCGTAGATGGCAAGGAACTGTCTCAGTACATCAAGGAGAACTCAGCAAAGGGCTTGACAGAGGAGCAGGTAAACAATCTCATCAAGAACTCGCAGGTGATAGCTGATTTGCAGAATCAGGTTGATGGAGCTATCGAGACGTGGTTCTATGAGGGTGTGCCTACTTTGAATAATGCTCCAGCCAGCAGTTGGACGACAGACAAGGAAAAAGATACCCATTTGGGCGACCTTTATTACGACAACAAGACGGGCAAGGCATATCGCTTTGCCAAGGATGGCAACACCTATAAGTGGACTATCATTACAGATACCGACATCGCTAAAGCCCTTTCAGATGCAAGCAAGGCACAGGAAACGGCAGATGGCAAAATGAAGGTATTTAGCACTCAGCCGAACACACCATACCAAGTTGGTGACATTTGGGTTAATGCGACTTATCCAGCAGATGGCAGCATCTACAAGAATGAAGTATTGCGCTGTCAGACCAACAAAGCGGCTGGTTCTCTGTTCGCCATTGCCGACTGGATTAAGGCTTCTAAATATACCGATGATACCGTTGCCAACGCAGCCAAGGCAGCGGCGGAGAAAGCGCAGAAGGCGGCAGAAAAGGCGCAGGGTGACATCAGCAAATTAGGAACTACCGTCACCACCAACAAGAAGGCTTTCGACAGCTACGTTACAGATGGCTATCTAGAGCCTTCTGAGATTGCGGCTATGGCGCAGGATTCCAAGCGAATTGAAGATGATTTCGCAGCTGCCGAGAAGTCGTACAATGAAGTGAAGGGAGCAGAGGTGTTAAAGAGTACAAAAGAACTCACCGACCTTAATACTGCTTTCACTACCCTCTCTACTGCCAAGACGGAACTCATCAAGTATCTCTCAGATATTTCTAAGAGATACAATGCGTCTGATACTAACGGCAAGGCTACTATCGTCTCTGCCGTGGGAACGAAGTTCACCAACTTTCAGTCCGCATACAGCGCATTCTATGACAAACTTGGTTTGGCTAATGCCTATATCACTAGCAAGATATATGGTGACTTGAAGCAGAATATCACAGACCTCGCAGGTTACAAGTATCTCAAGGATGCGCTCGGTCAGACTACATATGTTGACGGTGGTCTTGTAATGACAACGCTCCTTGCGCTGAGAGACGGAGACGGAAACGTTCAGAGCGGTATCAACGGAGCAATAGACCCGAATAGAGGAAAGAAGAGTATCGCAACATGGTGGGGCGGTCAGATGGTGGATAAGGACTATAATAGCGGAAATCTTACCCCTGCAACCTCCCTCATCCGCTTCGATGGCTCGGGTTATCTTGCCAATGGTGCTATCTGGTGGGATGTGAGCGGAAAGGTTCACGCAGACCCTACATCGTTTATCATCAGCGAAAAGAATCTTGGCGCATACCTCACCTTCTTCGAGCCGACTTGGAAGGAAGGAAGTGCAGGAACGAGCGTTGCTGACCTTGTGTCTTTGAAGCCAAACGCTCCATTTTCCAAACTTGGTGTATCGGGCGATGCTACATTCGAGGGCGCAATCTCCTTCCATGGCATTAAGCTCACGTATGATTCCACAAACAAGGCTATCAAAATTGATGGCAATCTCTATACCACAGGTGGTATCACGGCATACGGAGCAGGAGCATCTACCACGGGTGGTGGCGGCTTGATTGCAAGCGTAATCAGCTATGCGAGAATCTTAGAAGGAAGCTATACGGATGCAGACTTGACTAGTATTCCGAATGCCTATGCTATCAAGGCTCTCAGCAGCCGAATTGACAACATAGCCACAGAACTTGGCGGTCTTAATCTCTCTTGGAATAACATCACGGGTAAGCCATCAACATTCACACCTAGTGCGCATACCCATAAGTGGACAGAAATCACTGACCGCATCACGAAGGTAAGCCAGCTTACCAATGATAAAGGGTATCTGACTGCTCATCAGTCTCTCGCAAGCTATTATACCAAAGCGGAGATTGATGCAAAGGGCTATACTACCAATAAGGGTACTGTTACATCTGTAGCTCTTACCCTTCCTACTGGTTTGACGTGCGAAACTAAGACTATCACAACAAGCGGTACGTTTGCTATTAGTCTTGCTTCTGGTTACTCCATCCCAACAACAACAAAGCAGACGGCTTGGGATGGTGCGGTATCAGCAAAGCATACTCATAGCAATAAGTCTGTATTGGACGGCATTTCATCCACTAAGGTAAGTCATTGGAATAGTGCCTATGACTGGTACGTCCTTATGACTACTGACGAGGAGACTGCGGACGGAATTATCAATAAGTGGAACGAGGTGGTGAGCTTCCTCGCCAATATTGCGCAGACAGACACTTTAAGTGGTATCGTTGATGGTATCAATAAGTCTATATCTGACGAGGTAACAAGAGCGAAAAAGGCAGAAGGGGTGAACGCTTCGGGCATATCCACCAACAAGACGAGTATCACCACCTTGCAGGGCTACTTTACAAGCGGTTCAGCGAAAAAGGCTCTCCAGCTCACGAATACTCACAAGCTTTGGGGTAACTCGTTTAACGGTACTGCCGATATTAACGGAAGTATCATCGTGCCTGACGGAAAGTACATCTCCATCGGCAACATAAAGATGGAGTATGATGCAACCAATAAGGCGTTGAAGATTACGAACACTACGACTAACGAGGTGGCAAACCTCTATACTAGTGGTGGTGTTTCTGCCTATGGTGTTGGGACATCATCATCCAGTGGTGGCGGCTTGAACGGCAGTGTGAAGAGTTATTCAAATGCCTTGAAGCTTACATCAGAATCGCTGTCTGAGATAGCTTCTGCCTACTCTATTAAGGCTCTTGATTCTCGTATCTCCAGCTTGGAAGGTGGTAGTGCTACTGCTATTTCTGTCAGCGGTAGCGGTAATGCGGTTACGTCTGTCACCAAGGATGGTACTACTATCAGCGTAGTTAAAGGTAGTACGTTCTTAACTAGTCATCAGTCACTTGATGGTTACGTTAATGCAATATCTGTAAGTGGAAGTGGGAATGCTATCACGTCTGTATCTAAAAGCGGAAAGGGTATTACATTTACTAAAGGTGCTACATTTTTAACTTCTCACCAAAGTCTTGCTAACTATTATACCAAAAGTAGTGTAGATTCACTTCTTAGTGGTAAGTCGGCAACTAGTCATACACATAGTGTTAAGATTAACGGTGTTACTAAAACTATTGCAGCTACTGGTGGAACTGCTGTAGATTTAGGAACTTATCTTACTAGTCATCAATCTCTTAATGGGTATGCTACGCAATCTTGGGTTAAAAGTCAAGGTTATCTTACTAGTCATCAAGATGTTAGTATTCTTAACATGGCTAATAATAGATTATATACTAATAATGCTTATGGTATAAATATGCGAAATTCTGATATTATTGGAGTTAATAGCGTTTATACTCAAGATTTATCTGATGACCCTACAGAAGCTATTCTTTTTTTTAGAAGTAATGGCAACTATGATGGTATTCGTGCAGCAAATGGAGTATTATATTTTAGCAATAATGTAGTTAGAACTACTAGTAAATATGATGCTGAATATGAAGTTTATCATAAAGGTAATCTTACGAAACTTAGTCAACTTACTAATGACAAAAACTATGTTACTGGTTCTGTAAGCGGTCAAACTATTACTATCAATGGTGTTTCTACTACTTGGCAAAATACTTGGAGAGGAATTACTGATAGTTATAGTGGAACTTCTACTGGTACTAGTCTTAGTCAAAAAGGTGCAAATAGTTTATATAATGCTTTGCATAATGGATATGCTAGCAGTGCAGGTAATTCTGACACTGTAGACGGTTACCATGCTAACGGTCTTCTTACTGCTCTATCTAATTCTGATAAGGGAATTAGTATAACAGTTGGCGGAACAACAAAAAGTGTTAGTAATATTAGTGTTAATTATGCTAGTAGTGCAGGAAATGCAGATACTGTAGATGGTTATCATGAAAGTTCATTTCTTAGATATAGAGGTGAGTATGGAGATGCATCTGTAACTAAGGATGGAGTTGGAGTTTATGGTTGGGCTCATACTAATGAGGGACATAATAATTTTCATGAAAGCTATGGTGATATAATTAATATACAAGGCTATTCTTCTTGGAGAACTAGATTTGATATAGGAACTAGTGGAAGAATTAGAATAATGCATGGTATAAATACTACTACTGCAACTCAGGTTGGTTATCTTGCTTATTTACATGACAATGTGGCTTCTGCTACTAAACTCAAAACTCCTAGAACTATTTGGGGTCAAAGTTTTGATGGAACTGGTAATGTTAACGGAACTATATACATAAACAATAGTGATTCTGAAAACGGAGCTATAATATTAAATAATAATGTAAATGCTAATGCTCGTATATCAGCTATAAAAGACCAAGTAGTATTTAATACTAGTGCTGCTATTCGTTTTGGAGCAACCAACTGGGAGTATAGTGATTGGGCTGGTCTTAAATATGATACTGTTGCTAATGCTATATATTTAGGTATAGCCGATGGAACTGTATTTAATTATTATTCTAATAAAAGAAGTAATGGTACACTTAAATTTCCAGGTATTACAACTATAACTCCTGATAGTGGAGCTAGAATTGGAGGTAGTGGTGGTGATTTATATTTAGGTAATGGTAATAATACTAATTGGGTGAAAGTTCAAGACATGTGTAGTCAAGTAAGTAGTAGTTATTGGAGCATAAACCAAACTGGTAGTGCTACGTTTAAAAGTCTTACTGTTAATGATGTTATTAGTTGTGATAGTATTAGTGTTAGTAAAAATGCTGTTATTGCTGGTAATTTATCAGTTGCCGGATTAATAAATAATAAAGGTATATTACCTACAAATTATGAAGTTAATAATAAAGGAGCGGGTTGTTATGTTTCAGCTGATGCTTTATGCTCTGGAATTACTGCTATTACTGATAGTATACCAGTTGATAATCTTTCTATAGTTTATAGTAATGATAATGGTACTAATTGGACTAATTATAATATATCAAATGATACTAAATTTAAGGCGTATGCGAATGTTGCAGGTGTTAATGGTTTAGCCTTAGGTGGCAATGTTATCACTGGTAATACTGATGCTGAAAAGTTAGCTCAAATAAAAAAGAACGAATTAATGTTTTCGTTTGAAATTCCTAATTCTTGTTATTCTCAAGTATATTTTGCTTGTGTTGATATGGGACAAGGTGTTGGTGTTACTTGTACTGTAGAATATTTAAATAGTAAAGGTGTTATAGTCAATACTTATATTAAATATATGACCGGATGGAACCAATTTAATTATATAAATTTATCTAATGGTAATACGGCTGTTGGTGTAGGAAATGATGATAGAAGATATATTCGTTTTAGATTTAAACATGACCAAAATACTACTGCATTACGAAATGCTTCAATAAATAAAATACGAATATTTGCTTTTACTAAGTTTTCATTTCCTACTGATAGATTTATGGGGCATACAGGTCATATATATAACTTTGATTATAATTTGAATACTTACTTCCCTAATAGCATTCTTGCTAAAGGTGGAGTTACAGCTTATCAATCTTCAGACATACGCCTGAAGCAGGATTTGCGGAAGCTGGACTACTTGGGTATCATCAAGGCAATGGGTGGCACTTATGGCTTTGCCTGGAAGAAGGACAACACAAGGTCTATCGGTTGGATTGCCCAACACGTCTTGTGCAACCCTCACTTAAAGGACATCGTGGAGACGGACGAGAAGGGCTACTACAAGATTAACTACTGGTCTCCGAAGCTGATTGCAACGGCATTCGGTGCTATCGAGCAGGTGGGCGATGAGGTCAGCAGGTTGAAGGCTCGGGTGGTCTTCCTTGAATCAGAGGTTCAGCGATTGAGTGGAGATAAGGAAGACTGCAACAAGAAGAGATTAGATAACAAGAATATTAATTTATTAAATTAGTTAAGAAAATGGAGAATTTAAAGATTAACAAGAAGAGTGAACAGACAACCGCCACTTATACCAAGGGTGGCTATCGAGTAGAAATCACCTACAATGTTGACAAGACGGGTGGCAACATCGAGAGCATCAATATGAGTATCTATGGTGACGCAAATGGTAATTATCTCGGCAATGCGAACGCAAGCTCCAACGGCAGCGAACTGACCTACAACATCAGCGGTGTTCCGCAGAGCAAGCTCAGTGAGGTATCTGCATTGATTAAGGAGGTTAATTCCGCTATCGCTGCTAATATGGCAAGCGAAGCAGCAGAGTAAGTATCGTGAGTATTAACGCAGGGTGGCTCTTATAGAGCTGCCTTGCCTAGTGTTTTAAGTTCTAAAGATTAAGCGTATGAAACGATTTATATTATGGCTTGCGAAAGTGTTCAATGTAACAGTAGAGCGAGTTGTTACTAAAGAAGTTGTAACAGAATAAGGAACTGAAGTTGAATATTAAAAAAATAAAGATTATGTCTTACAATAGTGAAACCGGAATTATTAGTGCTCCTGTTAGCATTGATGATGTTAAACAAGCTCTTGGAGAGAGTAGCAATGACCTTGCTACTCTTTGTAAGAGTGTGAATTTAAATCCATATTCTAAATATAAACCTGTCAATCTTTATAATAAACCTTTTGTTACAGATACTTTAAATTCAGATAAACAAAGTTGGAGTTCTTCAAGTAGAGGTTGGTGGTTAGGTAATAATAGTTTAAGTGACCAAGTATACACTATTAATACAGTAAGTTCATTTGAAGAATTAAGTATTAAAGGTGCATGGAATTATAATATGCCTTTTGGAACTAGTCAATCTCCCTATAGACTTAGTGATTTTATTGGTTATAATACCGAAGATTATAGTTATCAAGACCCTATACGTTTTTCTACTGGTATACGAGATACTATATATTTAGACCAAACTTATTATTTAAGATTTTATTTTGGATATGAACCTATAAATTCAAAGAATACTATATCTTTTGAAGATATACTAGCTTTATTATCTGCTTTTAATAAAGAATGGTATCCTGCTGTATGTATATATAATAAAACCAAAAAACGTATGAAATATCTTTCAGGTACTGTTCCTATAAATAATGCTTCTGTTAGTTATAATGATGAAATACCTGATAGTGAGTTTATTGTTAATTTTAAAAATCAATCCATTAATAGTAACAATGGTAGTAATAGTTTAGGTTTTAAAAGTGAAGTTAATGATGAAATTTATATAGCAGGACTATTATGTCCTGTTGGTGGAGTTGATGATAATTATTTTTATACATCTGTAACACCTTGTCCTATAAATAATGATGTTACTGGACAAACTATAGATATTTCTGGCTATCTATTTAATAAAGTTACTATAAGTACTAAAGGAAAACCTACATATTATACTACAGTAGAAGTAAAAGTTACTAATTTTACTGTTAATACGTATTATGGAGGACATTATTATATAGATGGTAATAATGGATATATTGTATCAGCAGATAAATATATAGAATTTAGTTTTACGTTAGATTTTGGTACTACTTCGTTAGTAAATTTACGAGCTAATATAAGTTCATTTGGTCAAACTGAATTAGATAATCTGTCAATACCTGTAGCAACTGATATAAATGTTTATGCTCCAAAACGTTATTTAAAAGTAAGTACAGAAAATGTAATATTAACTGCTTATGCTACAAAAGAAGATGCAGAAAATGAATATGGTGGTTTTACTACAACACAGATACCTATTGTAAATAAGATAGAAGACTATCCTCAATATAAAATTAATAATTGGAATATAGCTTTAACTTTAGGTTCTGATAGAAGAGACCATGATACTTATTATGAAGCATTTGATTTTAAATTTGTTGGAGAAGTTAGTGGAATGCATACTTTACCAATATATAAATCATAATATTAATATTATAATTAAAATTTAAACACAATGGAAATTAAAGTAACTAAAATTGTAAGTATGACTTCTAATGTAGAAGCTACTGTAAATGAACTTAGTATCAATGCTAATGTTCGAGTTCGTAACAATGACACTATCGAAGGTGTAGATAGTGGTAGTGTAAATAATAGTACTGGTAATCAACTAGCTAGCTTTAGTTATTACGGAAGTAATAATCTTAATGTTAATTATAACAACATTGAGAATGGTAATGTTGCTGCTGTTAGTACTGCTATTAATGATTTCATTAAAGAACTAGAGAAAAATCCTGCTCTTGTAAGTATTGCAAATACTAATGAAATCTAAGTGATTATCCAACATGGGGAAGTTAATTTTAAATTCGTGAATTTTGCTCCTCCTGCATTGCTATTCGGAATTATTTTCTTAACTTTGCACTGTTAATAGGAAAGGTATTCTGCTATGGCAATCTGGAGAAGAATATTGTATAACATATAAATAAAGAAACAATTATGAAAAAGATTAAGACATTCGAGGCTGTTGCAGCCTACAAGACATTGAAGGCATTGAAGACATCATCAATGAGCGATGATGCCGCTATGCGAGTTTGGAAGAATATGAAGGCACTGCGCCAAGTAGCCGATACCTACGACAAGGATGTGGAGGAAGCGCAGCAGAGCTTGAAGGACGATAAGTTCGAGGAGATGCAGTGCAAGCTTCAGGAGTGCCAGCAGCTAGAGCAGAAGCACGCCAATGAGGGCTACGAATACACCAAGGACGATTCAGCCAAGTTCGCTGAGGTCAATGAGTACTTCTTCAATCAGAAGCAGAAGACAGAGAAGTATTTCAAGGAACTTGCCGACAAGGAGGTAGAGGTAGCCATCGAGGAAGTTGAAGAGAAAGAGATTTTCAAGGCTGCTAAGGATTGCGGCTTGAAGTTCGCTGATATGGAGAGCCTTGAGGTTGTGATAGGATAAACACTGATAGCGTTAGAATTTGGTAAGGAAACCGTTCTAACGCTATTTTTGCAGCCGTCTACTTTCAGATTGTTACTTTAGCAAAGTTTAACTTTAAATTTTTGCTCAAAATAAATATTTTTGTGCAGTATTGTTTATTTTTGCAGCACTTTCCTTATTATTAAGAATGAGGAACTAAGAATAAATAATAAACAAAAAAAACAAAAGGAGAAGAATTTATGACTAAAGAGGAAGAAGATGATGTCCATCGGTTAGTCCAATCAGTCTGTGTTGGACAGTTGTCAAGTGTAAT